ATGAGAATGTACGAATACAACGAAAGCACTCAGACACTTAACACAGAGTGCGGATTATTCCATATAGGTGACACAGTACAACTTACAGAGATCGACTCTCAGACGCCTATAAAAACAACTCTATATGGGGCTAGAATTGATTCTACAGAATACGTCCTTTCATTCTTCAATGAGAAATGTGGAATGCCTTTATACTTGTCTGAGCATGAAATAGATGATATGTGTAGAGTAGAAAAATCGTAAAAAATAGGGTACACCAGAAATTGATCTGATGTACCCTTAATTTTTTATTCTTATTGTAATAAATTCCCTTGCAACAAATGATGAACACATTCTGGAATCTCTTTGTTTTCATTCTTTACCAGAAGAGTTGTATACTTTCCAAGGCTTGCGTCTTTTTGAAAAATGAAGTCAACTTCTCCATAATCATCACCATTTTTCGTTGAATTTCTTCCTGCTCGTAACGACATTGGCAAGAAGTATTCATTAATTTTTTCTCCATTAGAATCTCTGTTCTCTGTTAAGCACAAAGTAAACTCTAAGTTCGATATGCCAACTTTATAAACAACACTGGCTGTTTCCATATTCCTAAGAATACGAACCTTCGTGTTTGTTAATTCATATAATCTTTTGAGACATGATAGTTTCTTTTTAGAGACTTCAAAAGGATGTCTTGGAGAGAAATAAAACTGTTGTGTAGTTAATGTTTTTTCTCTGGCATTTTTATAAAATTTTTTTGCAAACAATCTAGTTTCTACGCCAGCAAGATGCAAAAATCTATTGACTGGGAACATCACTTCAAAATATTCATTTCCATATACATATAAAAATGCTTGGCCAGCTAGGTATTGTTCATACATGGACGCTGCCTCTATAATATCTTGTCGTATTTTATTTTTCTTTTGTGTTTTTGATGCCATATTTACCTCATACGTAAAAAAGAGTGGGACAGAAGCCACACTCTTCGATAATTCTTTATTAGAGTTTTCTGCTGGTTGTCAGCCGTGATATCCAGTTAAAATATCTTTTCGTTGCAGAAATCCTTAAGTCCCCTGCATGGACTACGACTTTACTCCTAGTCGCAAGACGTGATATCCAGTTAAAATATCTTTTCGTTGTGGAAAATTACCCTGCTCCACTTGCAGCACAACTTTTAACGATGCTCTTTCATCGAGAATATTACTATTCCTACTTTCATTATACACAAATTCAAAACAAATACAACACTTTTTGATAAAAAAATAGAGGCAGAGCCTAGTTTATTCTGCTCATATTTACCCTCTCCGCAGCAGAGAGTAACAATTCTTTATCGCTGACAAAGAAAACTAATAAAGAAAATACCGACTAATTGCCAAATTAATCATAACTGTTTCTTGTGTCTTTTCATATCCCTTAGCATTTCTTTGTATAAGACAGTTTAATCCAACCATCTTTAGTTTTACCACAACCATTCTTAACAGCTTTGATTGTAACTGTTGTGCCTTTCTTATAAGCGTCTCTGACAATAGCAGCCGTTGTAGATGGAGACTTACGTACATTAAGAGCAGAAGCAGTTACTTTTACTTTGTATGATTTAAACTTAGAAGATGCTTTTGGTTTTACTACTGTAGAACCAGAAATGTCTGCTTTGAATTTAGCAAACCCTTTGCTATTTGGAGAAGCCCAAGGTTCAGGACAAATTTTTCCGCAAGTCCGAAAATGCGTGGTAATATGAGAAACAGGGACTCCATATTTCTTCATATAATATTTTGTCAATTCAACAGTTTGCTTATACACACCATTAGGCACTTTACCAACAGAATTACACATCTCGATATTCAAACTGTTTGCATTTGTGCATTTGCCCCAATCAACAGCATATTTTCTTTCATATAATTTACCAACGCTCCATGCCACATTAGATAATGGAACAGATTTATATACATATTTACCGCCATCAACAAATACATGTGCGCTTGCATTTCTATTTGGAGACTGGAAGTATTTACAATTTGCCTCACTAGTATCTCCTTTGTTTCCTGTGTAATGAATTACAATCCATTTAATATTTTTTAAGCTTCTCTTGGCACCATAGTTGTCAGAGTTGCATTTTAAAGTTTTAAATTTTAATGCCATAATATCAGGCTCCTTTCTTTTTCTTTTCTATATAACAATTATTAGGTTCATAATTTTTATCCATATCTTTACGACATATTCTGTCGCCATCCTCAAATCCATTGTCTAATGCCCATTTCTGAAAAGCTCCAAAATCATGTAGCCATTCCTCACAAATAGAGATTCCTTTACCACCATATACGTGATACCGAGGTCTATTTGGATTTGTACAATTTGACTTCATAGTTCCCCACTTAGAATAAAGTTTGTTACCAGAATGAGATTGTCCATGCTGAATGGGTTTACAACTTTCACATTCCCCACATGTATGTCTTGAATTTTTCTGTAAAGTTACTCTTAAGCGTGATACGATATTTCCACAATCGCATTTGCATATCCATCGTGTCCCTTGCTCGCTACATGCAGAAGACTCGTCATATTTCAGCACTGTTAATTTTCCAAAACGTTGACCTGTTAAATCAATAAATGTAGGACTTGTAAACCCAGATAATCCTAAGCTCCCTTCTCCGCCAGCAGACAAATTATATCCAAAGTGGTAATCATTGCTTTTCAACTCTTTGATAAGTGTCTTTTCCATTTCACAAGCTTCATCCTTGGTAAGATTCTCTGCTATCACTTCATGATCAAAATTGTCCCATCCGTACTTTTGAATAGCTCTATAGAAATGATCGTTCTTAATATATCCACGTCCGTTTCGCCATCTTTGTCTTACATCCCTACTTGTTATCCCAACATACATCTTTCCACTAGGACTGGTATGTACATAAACTTTCCACTTAGCTTCATTACGGAAATCAACATTTGTATCCCAAAAATTACCCTCGATAATATTTCCTCCAATCTAAAAAGAGCAGTCACCATAACAGCAACTGCTCAATAACTAATTATTCAATTACTAATTACTCACTTAGCAAATTATCCAACAATGTCGTCAGACTCTTTACCTTCAGTAGCATCATCTAATTCTTTTTCAAATAAATCCTTATCAACTTTTACGATCACGTCTTTTTGACCAATCTTATTCTTGATTTCCTCAGCCTCTTCAAGAGTTAATCTACCGTCTCTCAGAGCATAAGCAATTTCATCTGCAAACTGAGCTGTCCATGTAAAACTATGATTTTTCCAATCTCCATACAGAGATGTTCCAACTACAAAAGCAATACCAACTACTTGGTTAATTACATCTTCATGTACGTCAATCACTGGTTTGCCTGCCGCAGTTAATCCCATATTGATCCACGCCAACACCTGTAAAATCAGACTTACAACAGTATGTGGTTTAACTTCACTCCAATTAATACTTGCCAAAAATTCTTTAAATTTGTTCATAATGCAATCCTCCTTTGCAATAAAAAAGACCTACAAGAATGACTCTTCATCCTTAATAGGCAATGCTTTAATTTCGTTATACATTTTTTCTCCAACGCCATTTTGATGTAATTGGTCATGGTATACCTTATAAATAGCATTGATGTTTTCAAGCCCCGTAGGGGAAATACAACCTTTTTGCTTGTAATATCTGTGGGCTTGTTTGATTCTATCTCTTAGCATTGCAGCAACACCTTCAGATAAAGCAACGTCCATTGCGCACGCATCATCTAATTTTTTAGCCAGTTCAGCTGTATGTGCAAATAGTCGTTCCATGCCTACCTTTTGGTCTGTTAATAATGCGGCTTGCTCTCTCATCATGTCTTTGATAACTTGAATATCTTTATTCTGATTGCTCAAAATCTGTGTTAGTTTATCCAAAGTTTCTGTATGCTTATCGATCATTAAGCGTTGTTGTTCAATCACTTCTTTTTGATGTTTCTTTTCTAACGAAGCACGTGTCTCAAAACCAAACTTTTCGTTTAATTTGGAAGTGACATCAAAAATTTTATCTGCAAACAAAAGAACCGCAAAGACAAACACTGTCAATGCAGCCCCATGTTGAGATAAAAAATTAATTATAATATTCCAATTTTCTATCATGTAATTACCTCGATTATTTTATAAAAATCACTCCTTTAAGTCTTTACCAAACATATTCTGGTTTTTCTTCTCCAAATAATAAATATCTAAGCCAATCATCCACGACAATGCATACTGCACTCAGTAAAATCCATAAAATTGTATAAGGTAAGCAAATCTGCCCACACAGATTAAAAGGCATCTGAGAGTAATCCCAAATGCCTAAACCTAACCATAAATTTAAAATACAACCTGCTATGAATTCCATTACAGTAACAATCAATCCTCCGAGAACCATCTGCTCACGAAAGGGCATAAGATGGTAGAAGAAGCGACTGTTATTTATCAGCCCAATAAGAATGAAGCAAGTACCGCCTAACATTCCCATTGTCCAATGTGTGTATCCTCGCCAGATGATTTCAATTCCACAATAAGCAAATGCTCCAATAAGGAATAAGATAAGATATTTACATGATTTCTTTACATGTAGCATTTTATTTATTCACCTTCTTTTTGATCTTCGTTCTCACTTTCATCTTTACAAATAAGCTGTAAAATCATGATGTCTCCCTCAAGAATTCCTTGACAATTCTCAATAACATCACAAACTTCGCTAAAAGTCATTCTCATCTTATGGAACTCAACCCCTGAGTTTTCCATGCTTAAAGGATTAAACTCTGCTAAGAATTTCTGCCCGTTCTCTGTACCATTGATCTGGGCATCAGTAGTGATATCATATTTCTGTAAGAGTTTGTGTTTTTCTTCAAAATATTCCTTCAGCTCTCCTTGAATCTTTCTAATATTCTTGGCAAGCCCAGCACTTAAAGTACATGGTACTAATTCACTGTTTTTCATAAGGAATGCATAAATTGTATTTAACTGTCCTAAGATCATAGCTGCCTGCATATTTGTCATTTCCATATTAATTTTCTCCTTTTCTCTGTTAAATTAATTATTCTTCAGTCGTAACTGAATCTTTTCCTGTCTCATCCATCTTGCCTTCTCCATCTGAAGGAATAGTAGGTTCTGTTGACTGCACAGGAATTACTTCATATTTAATTTCGATTTTGTCCAATTCTTCTCTGCTAGTAGAACTGAAAATCTGTTGTTTGATAACATTCATCTGCTGAAAGTAAGGATAGACAAATGCCTTGATCATTGCTGTTAACTGCACAAATTCCTCAGCAGTGAATGTTTCGCACGCACTCTTTTTGCTATGCCACTCAAGAGTTACTTGCTGACCAGCAGTAGTAAGAGCTTGATACTGCATAAAGTTCAGAGCCATTTCATTCTGATCTTCTTCAGATACTCCATAAAGCTTACCATTGAATTCCACACTCTGACTTGCTAAGAACTCAGCGAGAGCAGTTTTGTTTTTCTCCTGTAAATAGTTCTTGTACTCATCAATAGTTAATGCATTAATATCTACGATTTGATTAACTTTTTCATCAAGTCGTTGCACTTGTTCTACAATATTCGCTCTTGTAAGAGATACAATCAGTGCATCTTCCCATTCTCCATTTGTGTTGTTATATAATCCCTGTTGTAAAGAGATTTCTTTATAATTGTTAAAGCATGTATAAGTTGCAATCTGTACATCATCTCTGTAGATGTCTAATGTTTTAAAGTTTGTAAATGCTGATTTAACCGTTTTTAGATCATCTGTGCAAACGACAAGTTTACATTCCATGTCAAAAGTCATGCTATTAAACTGCATAAGATTAAATACTTTGTCGTCAGAGCTATCTAATTTAACTGTGTATACCATATGTATTTCACCTTTCTTTCTGTTTTTTGGCATACAAAAAGAGCAGTCCGAAAACTGCTCTATGTATGACCAAATTTATGTTTTATTTAGTTGTTTTTATCCGTTCTTAAAGTCCAAGCTTTGCTTCGATTGCTTGTAATCGAACTTCTAGGTCGGCTTTTTCTTGTTTGACTTTGGTAAGTTCTCTTCGTGTCTTTTGAATCATATGGGTATTTAATGCAATAAATTCTGTATAAGAAACACCATATTCCGTTTCAATATCGACCTCAACATCTTTGCCAAAACGCTTTTCAATATCTTCCTGTACAAGAGGTCTATGTGTTACTACAGCAAATTTATCAGCATCATAACCCTCGGATTCTAAGACGTCTTCTGTTTTATGAGCACCAAATCCAAAATGAGTTTTCTTACCATCATAATCTCCAATATAATTGAACCCTATAGGATTTAGATTCATATAGAAATTTTCATATTGATCAAGAGTAGTAAAGTTTTCTTTAAGATTTTCGTCTGAAGTAGAAATGCTGTGTGATGCCCAGATAGACGAACCATAAAGTCGCAATTGTTGACTATCATCACCGACACATACACCTCCCCACGATGTTCCACGTGCAATTTGGTACCCATGCGCCCAATAAAAAGATTCGCTATCAGCACCAATGACAACTGCACCAGAACTATGCACTTCTGAGCAATAAAGCCAACCGTCCGCTACAAAATCTGTTGCATACAAATTTCGATAGCATTTGACTCCTTCTGAAACTGACATTAAATAATAGTCCCCATCAATACCAAATTTAAATCCAGTTGAATAAATTTCAACATTATTTGACGTACCTTGTATTCCTATATGTCCGTTTATTATAGAGACAGTATCTCCTTCATCTCCTAAATTTCCAGTTTCGATACTTCCTCTTATGGCGGCATTTTCTGCCCACAAAACTCCATCATACCCAACTCTAAAAGGAGCAGAATTGCTATCTTCAGCACCAGCCCAGAAAGCCTGATTTCCACCAATACCAGATGCATTACTTCCGCTGTTTGTCATCAGATATGTTGACGTAATATCATAGCGACCAATCTTACCATTCGTAGCAGTAATTGTTCCCGTAATATCTGCATCTGTGGCAGTTAATTTACCAGTGTGACCAACCTTAAATACGGCACTATTTCCGTTATCATTGCTTGTTGCACCCGCCCAGAAAGCATAAGCACTTCCGTACTTACCAATACCTGTATATTTACCAGATCCTGTCGTATACATCTTATTGCTAATTATAGTCCATCCCGCAATACTACCATTCGTAGCTGTAATCTCACCACTCAGGTTCGCATTCTTGGCAATCAAATTACCATTTGAATCCCAACTCAAATTAGGACTCTGAAAACTACCATCGCTCAGATTCAAAAATGATCCCTGCGTACCACCAGAAGAGATGTAGTTGCGAGATTTAATGGCATCTGTTGCGATTTTGTCTGCTGTGATAGAACCGTCTACGATAAGAGTTCCGCCATACATTCTACGAACAGATAAATTTCTAATCTTTGTTGTGCCTTCAAAGTAATATCCGTTTGATTGTAAAAATACTCGGAATTGTTTTGTAGCTGTAGAAGTAGTAATTGTAGTTTTTACATGTATTGATGGAGCGGTTTCAGATCCAGTAATTCTATCTGCATACCAAATATTTGTTGCTTTGTTTGGAAGCCCATTAGAACCAACAGTTCCTGTATATCCATAAACACCAATAGCTACACCAATATAATTTTTAGTGTCAGTTGAATTATTTGCTCCCTTGGCATTGGTGGAAATATCATATTCGATAAGATAACTTTCACCACCATTGCAAGGGAATATTTCAGAAATAAACTGATCTCGCTTAATATTTTTCGTACTAAACCATGTACCATCTGTATCGTCAGTCACTGTGAATCCGTATGCATCTGCTGTATCTCTGGTCAACTGAGAATAGTTCGTAAAGTCAGCTAATGCTATCTTACTAGCAGTAATAGTATTCGCTTTAATCCATCCACCGTTAATCTGTGCTGTATCGCTTACTGCCCCATCTGTCCATTTTTTAACCATTGAGTTAAGGCTCGTTGTTGATGAACCATTATTAGTGACCCAGTTAACAGCATTAGAAGAGTAGTTTTTGGCATCTGTTAAAGCTTGACTTGCTTTATTAGTTGCATCCTGAGAAACATCTTCAGGAGCAGGTGTCCAGTCTGTAGCTTTATTACCAACTTCAAGCTTGACATTTGTAATCGTAATATCGCCCACTGCGTTTGTACAACTAAACGACAATGTACCTCCTGCGTTCGTGTCCAGGCTTGTAATTTTTGTTGTATATCTAGCATAAGAAGTTGTTAGAGTAATATCATCGCCCCAATCTGCTATTGATCTGCTTGGTCGAATTTTTTGCCCTGTCACACTTGATTTTGCTACAAACGAAACAGTGTAAGTTTTATTTTTTACCCATACATTACTTGTAGCCCAAAAAACTCTTCTTTGGTTAACAGCAGTAAACTTTAAAGCATGTCCATATACAGAATCAGAAACAACAGTCATGTTTGAACATCCATCGTTAGTTACGTTAGTTAAGGTCCTAGAAAGATTGCTGTTGATAATTAGATTCCTGCCACCAATTTCTAAACCATCGACTTTACTCTGTGCTACTTTTCCAATCTCGTTTTTGGCATCTGTATTTAACCCACTAAACGTAACCAACCCCTTGAAGTTAATCCTCTCAGCAACAAGATCAGCAACACGATCAGTTAAAGTAAAATTACTAGAACTATCTCCACCCTTAACAATCCACTCAAACTTCTTAGCGGTCTGATTAGCAATAGTTTCTACATTTACGATCTTTCCATTTACATCTTCTGGTGCTGGAGTCCAGTCTGTAGGTTTATTACCCAATTCACCTTTTACATGTCTGATTTGCCATGTAATAGCAGAAGTGCAATCTTTAGTTACTAATCCAATACTAGAATTATCATATAAATCAACTTTATTTGTGTTCTTAGTATTAGTGTTTGCCCATCTAACCCATACTTTTGTCCATGTGTTTGCAGGAATGTTATAAGAAGACTGACCTCTCATAGAACCATCATCATTATCATTCCCTGCCCAGGAACTTCCAGAAACAGCAAAGTTGTTTATATCAATGTTGATGGATAACGCCTGTGGCACTTTAACTTCAAAAGATAATATGTATGTTTTTCCATATGGTATTAATACTTTATGGTTATCGTCATATTTTACGGCAGCCCCGATTCCCCATACTGTTGAGACAACGGGTGATACTATGGTGTATATGTCTGTTGTTTTATCGTAAGAAAAAGAAGTTGCACCATTACTTGATAGCCCGCCTAACCTTACTAAATTCCTACCACCAATCTCAAGTCCATTAAAATCATCCTTAGTCACATAAGTTTGACCAACAGTCGTTTTAAATCCGTTCATCGTCTGCTTAAAATCACTGTAGTCATTTTTAAAACTTGTGAAGTTCTCACCATTGTCACCAATTACGCTCGTGACTTTACTGACTTTCGTACTAACACCATCAATATCAGTAGTATTCTGGACTAACTGATTTGTAATGTGTGATTGTCTAGCAACAGGAGTACCATAGTAACAGTTCATGAGTTGGCATTCTGAGATAGCAGAAATAGCATCTTTGAAGAAAAACCATTCATTTCCTGTTGTTTCTTGCATAACAAATTCAATACAGTTCCAACCCTCTATAAATGTACAATTAAAATCTCTTCCTATGTTATTGCTATCAAGTCGTACCGTTCCTTTATCTGAAATAATTAATTTTCCATTAACGTATATTGAGCAAGAACTACTATGTGCCCACTTTGTCGAAAATGTCTTTTTAGCAGACATTTTAACAAAAGTTAAACCATAGCCAATATAATTATTTTCATAATCTAAAAGCGTCCACTTGTTATCATCAAATACCAAAGTGCGACTAGGTGTAAGATTTTTATTCCTTATAAAAACACCAATGTCATATTTACTCTGATCCTCTGGCTTGTCAGCAAACAAACTCTTAGGATAAATCTCATATCTCCACTTATTCAGTCCTTCATTTGCTTTACTGATATCACCTTTGACCAAGTTCAAATCTTGCTGATAAGTAGTCTTTTCCACTCTTTGTTCAATGGCTTGCTTGTTTTTATCCACCTTTAAACTCACGTCAGATATTTCTGATTTTGTAGATAAAATCGCTGTTTGAAGATCCTCTGGAGCAGTAGAATAACCTGTTGCAGAAGAGCCTTTTTCAAGTTTAAACTCAGAAAACCAAACAGTTCCAGCTGTTAAAAGCTTAAAGATAATGGTTATACTATATGCACTTGTTGCTTGATGTAATTTGATTTCATACTTTTGCCAATTGGTTGTAAGTGTTCTTGTAGTATCCGCACCATAGGCATCATATCCCCATCTAACAATAAAATCAGTCGTAACACTCGCCTTTGCGTAAAATGATAATGTATAATTTTGATTTTTGGAATGAAGATTGTCAGAAGTCCTTTCAGAAATACCCCATGCAAACCATTCGAGGTCATTACTTGAATTCTTATCGCCATTGGCGGCACTAACAGTCTTTAACGTGTTGAACCCATTATGCTTTGTTGAAGTGTCAATTGAAGCAACAAGATTCGTTCCTCTAGTATGTAACCCCCAACTATTCGTTGTTCCAGTAATGGCTTCATCGGTCTTAGCAAAATTGCTATTCCAAAGTAAATTCCTACCATCACCAATATCACTCACGTCATAAATCTTAGCAATACTACACGTATCATAAAAACTACTATCGTTGGCAACAGCTCTGAAAGTAACCATAGTAACAGCATCACTATATAAACTGCTATCTTTGTTAACAGTCAACACATTATTACTGATCGTCAAGCCTTTTTGTCCACTCACAACATCAGCAAAGCTAACGCCACCATCAATACTGTACTGCCATTTACCAAAGCTGATTTCTCCTTGGATAGTAGGTTTGATTGCAATTGTGTCTGGTGCAAATGTTTTACCGCCATCTGTAGACTTGAAGTATTGAGATGAAGGTGTGATAGAGAGGTTTTTTGCATTTTCACCTTTTTGTCCTTTATCCCCATATACACCAATAACTTTAGGTGTGCTGATAGGTTCACTCGTGCCATCTGAATATTTAGTCTGATAACAATTCCATAAATATTTTTTATCCGCAGTGAGTTTTTGAGTTGTAATGTCTGTACTCCAACCAGAAGTAGAAGAAGTTACTCCAGAAGCTTGAGATGTTGCTAGGTAGTATTGAACTGTTTCTACAACGCCTTTTCCTTCGATATCTGATTGAGATGGACTCCAAGGAGTGTCGATATCTCCTTCAACTAGTTTGAGATTTTTGATGATAGAATAACCTACTTTACTTAAAGCATTTCTGCCTAGATATAGAATTTCGTTTGTAGGTGTTGTTTTTAAATCGTTCGTAGTTAAAACTACTGAGATGTGTTGCCACGTTTCATTCCCAATTATATTGTTTACAACGACAGTATTAGTGCAAAAATTACTTACATCTCCTTTACATATAGAGTGACTTATAGCTCCTGATCTGTTTGCTTTAATATCGTAACTTAATGTATATTTTGTAGATGGTTTCAGTTGTTTCAACATCTTAATATCTTTAAATGAAACATAAGACCAATTTGATGTAGATATAGCCTCAGTACAAATTAGTTTTACAGCATCGATATTATCTTCTGTAATAAAATCTTCAACAGAATATTTTCCGCCAGAAGACTCTGTTCCCCAATGTTTTTTACCACAATTTGTTTCACTTAACATATTCCAAGCAAAACTATTCCCATCATTACCCTTAACACCTTGAGGTCCTTGTTTCCCACAACTCCAAGAAAACTGTTTCTTAACAGTCTGCCCATCAAGCGTAATAGGAATCTCAATTACTCCTGCATCGGCACCGATAGTAGTACCAGCACTCACACTAAATGTAACTCTTTTACTATTTTTACTGACAGTAATCCCACTGCCAGAAGTAATATTTCCAATCGTGTAATCAGTCCGTTCCTGGCTACCACGAATAACAATAATGTCTGTATAGTAACTTTGTGCGGAAGTTACTTTTCTATTTGAATCTGTAGCGAATTGCTGTGCTTCGTTTGTTAACATGACTGTAAATGGTTCTGTCATATTAGCAACAGTAATCTCGCCATAGCCTAAAGTTTTACCCATTCAAATATTTCCTCCTTAACGATAATTAGGCGTACATTAAAAAAGACAATAATGTACGCCCTGACATTATTGCCTATTCACTATCATCAACGACTTCACAGCCGAAAATCATTTTCCCATTTACAACAGATGAATCTAAGAAAATTGCTTTTCCAGATGCATAATTAGAAGCTGTGTCCAATTCCACCCCTTTTTTATCTCTTCGAGTCCAGTTGTAAGTATATTTTGGAAGATCGTTACCAGTAGCTGCTGACCAAGCTGTTCCATTATATTTCATTAAAGTAACTGTTTTAGTAGAAGCATCTACCTTATAATAAAAATCCCCACTCGCAGGCTTTGTAGGAGCAGAAGTAGAGAATGTTGTAGATTTCAATGTATCAATTTCTTTTCCGTTTCTTGTAACGATTACATATAAAGCACCTGCACCCTGTCCGTTAATCAACTGATCTCCTAAAGAACTCAATACATTAATTGAACATGGATCGCTCTGATCAATAACACTAACATATGCAGAATATGTCTTACCACCATAAACAGCATTACATCTGAACGAAGCAACAGAATCTACCATGCTAGGCGTTACTGTTAAATTCGCAGATGTAGCACTTGCGATATTTTGGTATGCTCCGCTAACATATTTACTCCATTGATATGTAACGCCAGAAGTAACAGTAGTTGTACCATTTGTTAATGTTGTTTGTAGCAAAACTGTATTCTCATCATTGATAATATGGCTTCCATTAGGAGCATAAGCTTGGAATAATACAGCATTTACACCGTTTGTAGCTTTTGTGTTTTTACTCCAATTAAATTTATGTGTAGCTGTTAATCCTTCTGCAACGATAGAAATAGTAATATCTCCACTCATTGCACTTGCTAAAGAAGCTCCACTAGCAACAGCTAAGATAATTGATCCTTCAGCAGAAGCAGTTGCATCTGTATTGGATTTTACAGTTATTCCACTTGGTAATGTTCCTACAGTAGCCTTACCTGCAATTCTTGTTGTCCCTTTATAGCAAGAATATGGAATTGTAATATCTTTAGCTGCACTGGCAGTTCCATTAGGGTTGCAAGGAATTACTTCGCTGTAATTCCCAAGAACTGTACTTACAGCAGAAGTACCATCTTTACCATTCCCACCATTTTTACCATCCGCAATAATTGTTACGGTCTGAGTATCCAATAATGTAGTTGTACCACCAGAAGCATATAATTCTGCTTTGATTGTCTTAATAGCCGTACTAGAAGGTGTATAGTCAACTCTAGTTTGATCAGAACTTGATGTGTATTTCACAGTATACGTATTTCCATCTGTGCTTTCAGAGATTTTAAATCTACCAGAATAAGCTGTTGCAGCTGTAGTATTTCCAATTCTCTTATAGGCACTGAACTTAGCCTGTGCTGGGCTAAGTACATTAGAAGCATTTAGTTTAAGAATATTACTTTCAGCTGTTACCTGATAAATAGTTGCATCACTACCAGATCTGTCTTTATTTAAAGAAAATCTTTTTGTAATATTTGCCTGACCTGATTTAGTACATACAAATTCAACATAGCCAGAATCAACAGTAATTCCTGTAACAGTATATTTTCTTGTGTCTCCATCCCATGTACCTGTGATACCATTACTTGGAGTAGCTTTGATAGTCCAGTTTGCTGAGTCATCAACCCCACCTTTGTAGATAGTAATTGTAGTATCAGCACCTGTAAGAGATGAACTATATAATCCACCATTGGCGTTACAAGGCACAGATTGTGTATCATTACTTAATACACAACTATAAACATCCTTACCTGCCGCTCCGTCCCTTAACTTAACAATCTGATGAATATCATAAACATTATCATCATTTGTAAGTAATTTAATAACTGCCACATCATTTACAAACACTGCATCATTGTGATTTACAGTAAGAGTAGTAGTTGTGCCAGCACTAGGATAAGCAGCGAATGTCCCATCTGATTTTTTATATTGCCATTGTTTTACAGAAGTATTTGTTAACACAGCAGTTAATGTGATAGAAGAAGCAGAAGTAATTGCTCCATCTCCATTGTATTTAAATGTCGTATCTCCAGTAATGCTACAGTCGGATAATTCAGTAGCTTGTTTCACCAGAGTAAAGGACATCTGACATCTTGTTTCTGCTTTAATTTGTGTGTCTGGATCGGTATAAGCGATACTACAAATATAAGTGATCATTTCTGAACTATTCGGTACTAACATACTTTTGCTAACACTTAACACTCCACTAGATACATTTTCTCCTGTGACAATATTTGTAGATGCTGCTGATCCAACCTTTCTCTGCCAAGTAATGCTTAGCCCAGTCTGAGTTAATGACACCTGTTTATTATCAATAAAAATGACTGGCGTAAGTACCAATTTACTTGCTGACCAGTCAGGGTTATATTTTGTAGTTGTATTGGGATCGTATGATACAAAATTTGGTTGGTTCGATGTCACATATGCTTGTATCTGCTTCCCATCTGTTAGGTCTGTAATTGTAATCTCGCCATAGGCAAGCACTTTTCCCATATAATTTTCCTCCTTAATTTAAAGTAGTTGCCAATGTTTCTCCATCAACAACAAAAGAGCAACCAAAAGTCGCTCCATTCATAATATCTTGTCTATTTACAACAACACTTTTCATACCAGAGTGCTGTTCATTCCAATAAGTATCTCCATCTAAATCAGATGATTTTCTACACCATTCAAAGTGATTTTCTGACCATTCGCTTGTTACATCTGTACCATTTTTTGTTAATGTGATACTCAATGTAGATGTTCCGTCCACACCAAGCCTTGCTCCTGTAGAAGAAGTAAGAATGATATTATAACCCATCTCATTCATTTGAGAATCAAAATCATCCAATGTACTATTTACACTTTCCTTAAATGTCGTATACTCAACTCCCCACAAACCGCCTTTGCCATCATAAATCTGTGTAATATCAACTCCGCCTTGTGCGTTCGCTTCAACGATAGGAAAGTTCAGCTTATCTTTAGAAACAGATTTATCTCCAAGCATATTGTTTACAATCAATCCATCAGCAATCGCATCCTTAGTAATGCCTTGACTTGTCATGATCGTTGCACCTTTATCGTCTTTGATAATAATGCTAGGATTTTTGTTTGTATCATAACCAATTTGAATTCCAACATTGCCTTCAGTGTCTAAGAATTGCATGGCAGACCCGTTCATTATAAAGTTGCCGTTCTCAGATAGGATACGCATTGTATCAGAAATTGTAATATCGCCTGCGGCTAAGTCTCCAATTGCCATTTTGCCTGCAATACCATTGATGATCCATGCAGAATCAAACTTAGCATTTGCTGAGGATAAGTTGAATACAATACCTGTTTCTGTAGAAGAAGTACCGATGATTGCAGAGTTAATATTGGCAACGTCCGTATTTAACTTTTTAATATCAACCGAATTAGCAGCAATATATTCTGAATTAATATATTTGCTAAACAGCTCATTAAACTCAGCCTTGTTACCCGTGATGTTCCCGACATTAATTACTTTATAATTCAGATAATCTCCAAACAATTTGTTAATTGTTCCTTGATCGCTCAACACATTTTGTACGCTATTGTTCACTGCATTTCCAAACAAAGAACTATTTGTCATTCTCTGAAGCATGTTAGTCATATACTCAACAGAATCTTTGGAGTCGCCTGTTCCGACAGAAATACTATTTTTCTGCGAAGCAGCAGTATCATCAAATAGATAAGAAAAATCATCCCTACCTGTTAGACTCGTGATCATGTTAGTATATGTCACACTAATTTCCGAACTTTTTGTGCAAGGATTATATGCAATTGTCAATAATCTTAACTTAACTGCATAATCATCACGCACACCAACTCGAATAAAGTTACCGACCGTAAACTGATTATGCCAACCTTGTTTATTATCTGAATTTACGTCTGCATATTCATTTAATGAAAGAATGTTATCGAGAGATGTTTCAATCTGATATTGTGGTTGAGAAGTTTCAGAGATACGTTTTAATCCATCTTGATATAATTCTTCGCAATGCTCGTAAGATGTGATTGCGTCATCAAGAGAAGTAGTAAAGATATTATTGTTTGTATAATCACCCATACGAACAATGTTCATGACAGCAGTATATTCTTTATCTGTCAATCCAAATTGCGGATCATTAAGTTCAGAATGAGTATTCATATCTGTCATTACATCGTCATATGGTTTCTTCTTAGTTTCAAGTTCATCGACCTGTGCATTTAACTCTTTTAATTTATATAGAAGTGAACCTTCTGTATTTTCATCACCAAGCCAATTTTTGTACTTAATAAAATTCTTATGGAATACATTATAGGTTTTTTCATCCTTTACACCAGCCTTACTGATTTCTTCATCGGTAAGTTGATTCCATTCTTTTTGATATGCAGCAAGAATATCTAAAATCTGTTTTTTGTATTCGTCACGTTTGCCTTCAAGTTCTTTGATTCCATATAAATCCCAGTTTGATTCAAATTCATCATTATAATCAATCTTCTTATCATCGGCTAAATGCAAGTTTTGAATTGCTACCTTAATATTTGGAATAATATAATCTCTTAATTCTTGATATGTATAATATCCTTTATTGCTTTCTTTTAGTAAAGAAAGATATTTTTCATGATCAACTTCGCCAGAAGGAGTAGTCCAAGGTTTATAGACACGATTCTGAATGTCATCTGGTTTATCCCATTTTGTATAATTTCCGTTTGAATCTTTCTCATGGTCATCTCTTGTATCAACACTGACTTGGATTGTAGTAAGCATTTGCTCATACATTTTAAGAGTTTTCTCAAGAGTTTCTTGATTCATTGTTTTATATTGAGCAATCTGGATTCCATCATTTGGCGCACGATAATTTATCTCATCAATCTTTGCTTGATATTCCGCAGACTTCTTTCCGTTCTCAATATATTTAGCGTGGTTATCAATTTGCCACTTTTGCCATGTTTTGATCTTATCAATAGTTTCTTGAGGAAAATAGTTTGTAGTCAAATAATAATCAAGATTATAAATCTGACTTCGACCATAATTGACTCTCGTAACATCTAACTCTTCATCACCTTGAATTGTCAAAGCATTATACATTGTATCTGCCTGCGGAGTCATTTTAAGCATATTAAGTGCGTTACGCCATCCAATGAAGATATTCGTGTCTTTTCCTATGTTTTCTTTGGCATACGCACTTACCGTTCTATTGATTGTATCGAAATAAAATACGCATTTTACAACATTGGCTACAGTTGTGTTAAGGAACGCATAAGCGTTGGTATTATCTGCCTCAAACGAATATTTTTCATTCTTTATTGCAGGATCGATATAACCGACACTCCATCCTGGAACTCTGTCTAATACTAAATGCATGAGCGATAATTCGTGGTTTCTATCGTTGCAGAATGTGATATATTCTTTCGCATAACCCATATCGTCTACATTATTTGTAGCCAACATTTCCATAGAATCGGTTGTACCTTTGTTGAAAGACAAACCTTTCATATCTTTATCTTCAAAGGTTTTTTCATCAGAATATGCTTCACATGTCTTGTATTCATATCTGCCATTATCATTCTGTAAAGTAGGCTCTTGAAGCTGAAAATAGTCAAGCCCTTCAAGATAAATCGTCATGTGGTCTTTTAATTTCTCATAGCCAGCAGATTCAACGTACTCACCATCAATATCTATATATCTGTCTACATTAAATGTAAGATGGTTAAAGTCTTTTAGTTGCTGTTCGTATTCCACACTGTTGATCTGTACTCCATTTAAAGCACAGATAACAGTTCTGTCAGGACGGCATAAATAAATTTTTGAATTGTGTTTAATCATAACAGATCACCGATCCGTTTCTGTGGCACATCAAACTCAATTTTATAAGTACACGCACCTGTAATACTTACAATATTGTATCCATCATGAAGTTTGAGCCATGAAATATTTCCAACATCAGCCCATCCAATATCTTCAAAATTAGTCAGTCCCGTTACTGTTCCGTCTGTTACCATACAATGCTTGCAATCAATACATACTGGCAAAGTAGGTCTACACAACACTGACATAGAGTTTTCATCACGTACTTCGATTGTTACTGTTTGACTTGTTTGAGAAGTGATCGTTACCTTTGGATAAATCTCATATTCCGTATCGTCACTATCTACAAAGATGTTTGTTGAGAATTTATTGCTTGTTGCGACTTCCCCAGAAATCTCATAGTGTTTCCATATAAATGGTGTGTCACAAACGAAACTGCATTGAACTGCATCAAGCTGCCCAAGTTTGCATGTGATCATTTTCCATCCAATATTCTGAAAGATTCCTCTGTAAATGACAGTTTCTTTATCATCTGCAATTCCTGTCAATGGTTTTACAAGAGTAGGAGAAGTCAGCCATTTATTGATCTTTCTCTGCTCTGAATTTGTAAATCCATGTCCGTTTTCTTTTACGAGGTAAAATTCATATGTGCTCTCATCAGAATACATTGCACCATAATGATTTGTCTCCTGACGTAACATTGTTTTTTCACCTTTAACAATCTCTCGTGAAAATCCCGTGATGTCATTTGTCACATCAAACTGCACGACCATCAGAGGTGTATCTAAGATTGTTTTTGTAGATTGTCCATTATATTCAAATGACAACATATATGTAATCTCCTTTCTGTATAAATTTTTGCATAAAAATAACAGGCAAGAGTGCGTATTTCTACGCACCGCTCAACCTGTTTCTTCCTTATTATATAAGGTTTAAACTGGACGTTTGCGACCAACGATTTTAGCCATGTCACGAGTAACTTTTTGAGAAGTATATTTATAAGATTCATTAACGATTCTTTGAAGTTCTTCGTCAGATACTCCAGAAGGAACATTAATTGCACCAATAGCTTCGCCAAAATTGACATTGATTTCCGTTGTTCCAATTCCATCCATAGTCATTCCGTTCAGCATATGTCCATTTGCTAAGGCATTTAATACCTTGTCTTGTCTTACTTTATTTGCTAGATTAACAACATCGACAGTAGCAACTTCCTCACCTACTGCGAGAGAAGCAAGACCATCATCTCCGTTCTTATGTACAGATTTGACTAATCCACCTTTGGCATAACCTGTGACTTTGCTATCTGTTAGTCCAAGATCACTTGGTTTAACACCATAATGACCTAAGATAGTAGTAATCGTACTATCAATTTTTGCACCCTCTGAACTGATTGTTCCAGATAAAGAAGTAAACGTCTCTTCAATCTTATCGACAGAAGAAGATAACTCTTTACAGTATTTCTCATAATCATCATTCAGCTGTGTGCTTAATTTATCAAGTCCGTCAATCTGAAGATTATAAATATGATCTTTTACTGTATCATCACGAGCATCTTTCTTTTCTTGAATTTCTGCATCCAAACGTGCTTTTTGAGCCTTAGCTTCTGCCGTATTGACTCCTTCCAAGGCTTTCCGTTTGCTTTCAAGAATTTGAATTTCTTTGTTTGAAGATTTTAACTGCTTGTCATATTCATAGTAGGATTTCTCTGTGGATAGGCTAGTTTTATAAGCATCTATAGTCTTGTTAATCGCATCTAATTTCTGCTTTGCGTTATTCTTCAGAATAGTTGTCACACTATCCTCGGCAGACTTAATGCTCTTAACTGCATCAGCAATATCTTGATCGCTCTTTTGAATTGCATCAGCCCATTCTGTGTCAGAATATTCATCACGATGCTCTGCCATTTTGGCACGTTCTTGCATCAATTGATTCAATTCTTCTTTTTCAGAGCGAACATTAGCAATATTTGTTGCAATAGCAGCAGTACCATAATCAGTCAGATTTCCGTCATCATCAAACATTGCATCTTCATCAATGAGAGAAGATATTGTTGTAAGTGAATTTTGTAAATTCTGAGCCGCTTTAATGGCACGTTCAAAACCACGATAATAAATATCGTCACGCATACTATTTTTAAGTTCTTCGTTAGAAGCTCTTAAATCATCTGCGCTACCTTTACAAGCATTGATTTCATTTTGCATCTGCATCCATTCTTGAGAACCATATTTAATAGAACCATCGTTCAGTTTATTGTTCAGATTCTCTTGCATTTTTGCAGCTTCTTCATCAATGATCTGTGCTTGTCTTTCATTGGCATCGATCTGATTCTGGTAATCAGCACTATCAAGGTCTTGACCTTTTGATTGTTTCAACTTCGCAGCAGAAGAAGCATTGCTACTATTTGTAGCTTCCATATTAGTTTTCGCATCATAATATGCTTTAATATTAGCCTGAGATTGCACAGCAGCATTTGTCTGTTCAGCAGCCCAATCCGCAGCAGCATCATTTGCATTTTTGTTCGCTGTCGCCAAAGCATTTGTAGCATCCGCCTCTTTTTGTTTAGCTTGCGCCAATTTATTAGAAGCGTCTTTTGCTTTTTTGACTTGTTCGTTATATGCTTTAAGCTGTTTTAATAAAGTCTTATCTTTGATTCCTTTTAAAGAAACCTCTTTTCCAGACTTAATTGCGTTTTTCTGAGAGTTAGATAATTTCTTAGCCCGTTTGGTCTTAAGAATACTACTACCCTTGGTCTTAACTGCACTATCAGCTTTATTCTTATTAGCTTGTGCATTGTCACGTTCTTTCTGATATTTAGCTTGGTTCTTACTAGCTTCTCTTACAGCAGTCTGACTATTTTCGTACTGTTTCTTCTTATTTTTGACTTGACTGTCCAACACATCATTCTGATATGTGTAAGCAGGTTGACCTGCATAATTACTTGCAATTGCTTGAGAATCTTGTACATTTTTCAGATATACCTGTGCATCATATAACGCACTGTTAGCATTTGATAGATTTGCACTTGTCTTAGCAGCAGAAGATTTTGCAGACTTTGTACTCTTAACCGCTTTATTATAAGCAGTAGCTTTTTTCTTTGCAGACCCTTTGAGTCCCTTAGTAGAGATCGTCTTACCTGCTTTAATGCTCTTGTTAAGAGACGCTTTCTTTTTCTTAGATAATCCAGACTTATTGACCGCTTTTTTAGCAGATTTCGCCTTAGATTTCTGACTCTTTGTCGCTTTTGAAACCTTCTTTTGTGCTGTTTTGTTAGCAGAAGAGGCACGACTCTGAGTAGATTTTGCAGAAGAAACATTAGATTGTGCTTCGGATAACTGATCGTTTGACGTTTGAACTAATCTTGCAACACCAGACTCTCCCGTAGATGCAGTAGAAGAACGATTAGATAATGTATCATAGGAGTTTTGTAGGTTTTCAATTGCTTTCTGTGCCTTTTCAGTAGGCATATTCAACCATTGATTGAATAAATCACGTTGAGTATTCTTTAACTGTTGAGCAGCAGAATTGCATTTAATGTAATTCTCCCATAAATTCTGATAGGACTCCACAGCAGAACGCATGTTATTATTCTTGATAGTATTGATATTCATACTACCATTACGCACACGTTCAAAGTATGTCCGTAATCGTTTCTGATTCTTTTGCTTAGAACTATTCTTTGTCTTAGGAACTGTCTTAATTGCCTTACTTGCAAATGAACTTGCCTCAGATTTATATTTCTTAGCTGCTTGCTGATTTACAGAAATTTCTTTGCCTGTTGATTTATATTGATTCCACAGTGCGCTTTGCTTAGTTTCTGGTTTCACATAATCATTGATCATATTAGCAAAATTTTCTGTAGCAGTTGCAGCTCGATCAATAGCAATTGCAATGAAGTCAAATTGTTTACCCATATTGTCAAGCAATGTGGCAAATTTTGACTTTTTCTTTGTACTCTTATCTGTAGCTTTGCTGTCTTTTTTCTTAGAATCCGTGTTCTTTTTAGTTGCTTCCGTGTTCTTTTTAGTGGATTCTGTATGCTTTTTGGTAGAAGAAGAACCTGATTTCTCAGCGATACCACCACGCCATCCACCAGAAGCTGTCGCAGACTGCCCAGAAGAAAGAGCCTTGAAAGATGTTCCGTGAGCAAATGCAGACATTCCGCCTTGTACTTTTGCACGAGTAGAAGTATGCCCGTTTGCTAACAAATCAGCTGTTTGTTGATGATTAAAGACAATATCTCCAGAATGGATATCTGCAAATTCGGGACCTGTTGTACCAAGTAAAAACATTCTTTGGGAATTCTTAGGAATAATAGCTTCTACACCCAATTCTCCAACAAGTGTTTTCCCTGAAGTTTTGGCACCAATATTTCCGCCTGCGAGTGCATTTGCTGTGCCTTTTGCATAAGCGGTTGACCATGCCATTGATCCACGAGCAAATGTACCATAGGCTTTACTTGGTTTGCTTCCACTTTGGCTATAATTTACAGATACATTAACAGACTTATCATGTAAGCCATTGATCGCTGATTTTGCAGCTTCAACATCATGTAATCCACTTGTATTGATAGTAACTTTTGGAGTCGGATGCATCTTACCTAATGCATTCAACTTTCCTTTAATGCTACTAATTTTAGATGAAGCGCTATCTTTTACTTTGACGGTAATGTTCTTGTTTTTCAGTTTCTTTAAAGCACTAGCAATCTTCTTAATGACAGAAGAGGCATTGCCTTTTGCTTTAATAGAAACGCTCTTAGATTTTAATTTCTTAAGAGATTTAGAAATAGAAGAAATTGTTTTCTTTGCATTTCCTTTAACCTTAATAGAAATGCTTTTGGATTTCATGCTAGATAAAGATTTCTTGATAGAATCAATTGTCTTTTTAGCATTTCCTTTGACATTTACTTTAACATCTGACTTAGATGATTGCTTTTTACTAGCATTTTGACTAGCAGAAGCAGAAGATTTTGAACCACCAAATAATCCTTTTATGCCACCTGTAATGCTTGACCAAATGCCTTTTGCACCAGATGTAAACTTGTCATATTTAGTGTTATCAGTCTGCCAATTCTGTGCTCCAGACTTAACCTGTGGTTTCTGATATGTAGTAGAATTCTGTTTTGTTTGAGCACTCTTAAATACTCCATTTAAATTAGAAGGAATACTTTTAACAAAGTTAGTTAGAGATTGAACTTTCTTTGTCTGTTCGCCAGTATTTTCTTCAGATTTTTTCGTCGTATTATTTTTGAACTCTTTTGTCTGGCGCTCTTTGAAGAAACTATTGATCTTGTCTAAAATGGAAGGAGATTTATTCTCTTTACCAGAAGTTTCTGTCTTGGTCTCTGTGTTAGGCTTCTCATTCTTAGAAGAAGTGCTGTCTTTCGATCCAGATTCAGACTTTTTACCCTTGGTATCAGACTCATTTTTCTTAGGTTTAGTATCTGGTAATTTACCGTCAGCCCAAGTAACCTTAATCTCATTGCCTTTATGTGCTTTGTTATAAGCGTCAATGATGGTTTTAACATCTTGGTTATCTTTACTTGCAGTAACATTTCCGCTCTTATCGACTGTTGCGCCATTACGTTTTAACTCTTTTTGGACATCGTTCTTGTCTTTAAACTTCGTTTTAACGTAATATTTATTGTCTGTTGCACCAGCAGTAATAAGATCCTGACGGGCTTGAACGGCTTTAAGATATGCTTCCATATCTTTCTTCGAACCAGTTTTATCTGCTTGCTGTAATGCGGCTTGAACTGCATTTTCTTTTTTCTCATACTCAGCTTCGTATTTTTGATTTAGTTCACGACCATTTTGACCTAACACAGAATCTTGAGCTTTTGTTGCCTTGTCTGTAGCAGAAGATCCTTCATCGAAAATTTTACTACGTTCTTTCTTTGCATCTTTGGATGTACCCCAGCTATCACCTCTGTCTTTGAGTTTTTGTTTATACTCATCAACAGAGTTCGTTAAAGCCGTTTCTGCTTCAGATGCATTAAGTTTTATGGTAAGTGTTTGCTCGAATCCTTCTGGTAGTTCTTTTTCATTTCTGCGCAAATCTTCAAGTTGTTGTTTGTATTTTTCGATTTCCTTACCTTGAGAATCTCCTAATGATCCACCATTTTTCTGCCAAGCCTGTGACCATTCATTCAGTTTTTCACTAGCACTATCCCATTGCTCTGTAAGAGAATCAAACTGCACATCCCAACCGTATGTTTTAAGATTATTCAAGATGGATTCAAATGGAGTGATACCCATTCCCATCTTTTTAGCCGCCTTACCAACATTGTCAATTTTAACTTTATAATCGCCAGTTTTTGCATTGAGTTTAGCCATAGCTTCACCAGAAGCATTTGTCATGTTCTGTAACTGACTTACAAACGCTTTAGGACCTGAATCGTCAGAAGTAAAATACTTCATGATATGATCATAGTTTTCTTTGAAATTCTTATCATCCGTCTTTCCAGTAGGAGAGATAAGACCTGCCATTTGCTTAAATTGGTCGGTTCCAACTTTACCTTTATCCCATTCGTCTTTGGCGCTCTTTAATCCAGACACAAAAGTATTGTAATTTGCATCATCGTCAGCAGATTTTGTAGCTTGAGTATACGTGTCAAGAGTATAAGATAATCCACTATCTTTGTATTTCGCAACATTATCAAGACGCTGTTTTAGCTGTTCAAGAGAACCTGTAAAGATTTCATTCTTATCGGTAATTAAGTCATAGGCTTCAGACAACTGATCGAGGCTAAGGTTTTCAAAATATCCTTTACCGAATATTTTGTCAAAGTCAACAGAAGAATTAAGCTGTTTACCTAATTTCTCATATTTACCGCCTTGTTCGGTCATATAATCTTTAATCTTTCGTAAAGATTCTGCTTCTTTATCATAGCCCTTTTCATTATTTTCATGAAAACTTTCGGTCTTTTTATTGGCTTCATCTACGGAGTCAGCAACACCTTCAATGACGTTTTTAACTTTCTGTCCACCAATTTCCAATCCTTTGGAATCAAGTTTTAACAACTCATCTTTGCTTGTAGCTTTAGAAGTAATTTTGGAAATATACTCCTGCATCGTTTTATCATCAAGCTTTTTACCAGTGCTTGACAATACAGGTGTGTACATAATTTCCTTTCCTTCAAACATACTACCGTCAGCACCAGCCATAGAAGAAGAGATTAATGTACTATAAGATTTCTTTTTATCATTATTTAACAATACAGGTCTTCCATTGAGGTCTACATTACCGACTTTGGATGAACCTTTGGATAATCTGTCATTTCTGGCAGACTGATATTGAGAAATTAATTTCGTAAATTCTTTCTGATCTTGAAGATTAGCTACCGTCTTTTGGTCTTTAGTTTTCTGACCTTTAAACTCATCGTTAAGAGTCTTGATCATTTTTTGAACATTTTGTCCGTTAGATGTTAATACATCGCTTCCAGACATAGACACGCCAAGCATACCAGACAACTCTTTAGTAGAAGCTCCTGTCTTTTTCTTAAGAGTCTCAAATTGTTTATTGATTTGCTTTTGCCATTCACTAGCAGTTAAAGACGTATCACCTTTGATATCAGAGAATTTTTCATAAGCATCTTTTAAAGAACTATCAGTTGCCAGTTTGCTTGTAAAACTACGAACTTTCTGTTCTTGTTCCTCAAGATATTTTGTTGCACCTTTACCAGACATCTTATCAGAACTTAGATCCATATTACTTACATAATTTTTGGCAAATTGCTGTGATGTCTTGTCTAATGTTGCAAATCCTTGAGATGCCTCAAGCGTATTTTCCAGAGTAGTAGATTTAAATTCTTTAAGTTGATCCTGAACTTCTTTCAGATTACTCTTTGTGGCTTCAACATATTTGCTCATAGTGTTGTCTTTAACACCGAGTCCACCACTATCGAAGTTTGCGTTATTTAATAATGTAGATAACTGTTGGTCTGTTAAGTTGTCAAGATCTGCATTTTTACCAAGAATACTCTTTGCTTCTTTCTTATAAGCCTTTGTGTTCTTGATCATACTAATGAGATTAGATTTGTTAGAATTTAATCCATCACTTTGAATGGATTTCTTGCTTGCAAAGATACTATGCAATGCGCCTGCGTCCTTTGTGCCGAGTAAACCAGTACCAATACCATTCGCTATTGATTGTAAACCAAATCCTAACCCTGCACCAGCGGCAGTACCAATACCAGGTGCGATAAGTGTACCAATTGCAGCTCCAATCGCAGCTCCACCTATACCGTATACAGATTTACCACCAGTCAGCAGTCGTCCGACGTTACCTGTTAGACTTCTGTCACCAACTTGATAACCTTCAGTGGTTTTATTCATATTTAAAGCAGCGGCTTTGTTCTGGATGGCTAAATTCTTCTTACTAGCGATCGCCTGTTTATTTTTCTGGATTTGACGTTCATATTTCTTAATAGATTTGTCAATTGCAGAATTATTATCAATGATAGCATTTCCTTCACTATCCATTGATTTAACAAGGTCTTTGTTAGTCTTAACAAGCTGTTTCTTTAATTCAAGATAACGACTATAGTCAGATGTAGAAAGACCTACGTTTTGATTTGTAGTATTATCGACACCTTTGGCGAGTCTGTTGAACTCTGCCTTGATGTCATTTACAGAGTCGAGTTTAGACTGACTCTTATTGATTTTCTTGTTGTATTTGTTGAGATTCTTTGTGCCTGCGTTTAATGCTCTGCTACGAATATTGTTAGCTAATGCATTGACACCAGCGGCAGCAGCAGTACCAGCAGCAAGTAATACGGCAGGGAGATTAGCAACCATAGTTTCTTTTAATCCAGTGCCTATATTACTAAGTGATGTCTTTAATTCTCCAAGCTTGGCTTTTGTTTTTGTTATACCATTTGAGAATTTGGTATGAACTTTTTCAACCCCACCTCCAACATGCGTCTTAAACTTGCTCGCAAAACTTGTTGTTGATTTTTCTGCTTTTTCAAGATTAGCATTGTTATTAAATCGTTTCATTGCTTCAGTAGCAGAGTCAGCAGAATTATTTATTGATTCAAAAGAAGCAGAGATATCGTGTTTCCGTAATGCTTCAGATACTTCGTTTCCTTTATTTTCAAAGGATGATTCTGGCTGATTAACAGCCAAAGTCATTGCATCGTTAATCACTGCTGAATTTAATTTGGATTTTTGCATTTTGTCGATTTGTTCATCAATTGACAATCCATCTTTATTTTTTGCAATTTCCGTAACCAATCCGCTAAACAGATCATTTTTCATATTCCTTTGATCTGAAGATAAATTATTTAAATCCTTAATATCTTTAATGGTACTACCTATTTTTTCAAATGACAAAAGCGTTAGGCATGGCATTTTATATATAAGTTGCGTTCATATATATAAAATGGTACAATTAAAAATATAAATAAGTTAATGCGGAGGTAATAAAAATGTCGTTAATTAAATGTCCCGAATGTGGACAAGATGTATCAGACAAAGCCGAAAATTGTATTCATTGCGGATATCCTATTAAACAATATCTCGAATCTAACAAAATCCAAAATTTAAAAGAAAATCAAGTATGTAATATCAATCATAATCTCGTTGATTTCTCTGACATCACACCATATCTTAAAGAATCTTGTGATACTGACATAATGATTAAAATTCTGTTAAAACTTAGAGATATGGAACAACGAATCGGATTGCTAGATGAACTTGAGCTGACAAAATATATTATGACGCAACATGTTATTCCTAAAGAATATGCGGCAGACACTTACGATCAGTTTCTTGAAAAACTAGCAAATAAATTACAAAATAATACTCATTGTTTAATTCATAAAACAACCACATATGACTTATCTCCTGTAAAAGAATATCTCAAAACACATAGCGGATGTAACTTTAAACTTATGGGAATGATCAAGAAAATTCCAGAGTTAACAAAAAGAGATGCTACATATTTAATAGATTTTATTAATAAAAATCATATTATTCCAATATGTTATCCAGAAAAATATGATGATGTTGTTATAGAAGAATATGTTAAAGAGATTGATCAATATTGGATACAAAAACATAATCCATGTCAAGCGATAGAACCTCAAATTCAGATGTTAACTAACAAACCTTCATGCCCTAACTGCGGATCAACAAATATCAAAAAGATAACTGCTAGTTCTCGCATTGTTAGCGGCTTAGTGCTAGGAATATTGAGTTCAAACATTGGTAAAACATATCAATGTAATAAATGCAAATATAAATGGTAGGAGTACGCAAATGAATTTAAACAAAGGACATGCCTTGATTGCTGTTCTATCAATTTGTTTATCATTTAGTGTTGGAACTAATATCAAAACTGGCGAAGAACATAAAAAAATAAGGTCAAAATACGAAGATGTAAAAGGTTCTTATGATGATATTTATTCACGTTATTATGATCTTTCCAAAGAGAATGATAAAATACAAGAAGATTTGAGTCGTTCTAGTGGAGAATATAATGATCTATGGTATAAATATACGACACTAATTGACAAATACGATAAGTTAAAAGCAAAATATAAAAAGGTAGCAAAACCGAAAAAATCTACATCAAAGAAATCATCTAGCTCAAACAATACCAGTTCATCATCAAATAATTCGTCTTCTTCAGACTCCGATAATTCTTCATCCGCAAGTTATACAGTTTACATAACAGATTATGGACAAAAGTATCATGCGGCTGGTTGCAAATATTTAAAGAAAAGTTCAATAGCAATTTCTAAATCGGAAGCAATACAGAAAGGATATTCTGCATGTTCGGAATGTAATCCGTAATGCAAGAAATATTTACAAGTGTAACAATTGTAGCTATAAATGGTAGAAGAGAAGTATAACAATAAGAGAGAATGTAGATTACAACATTCTCTCTTTAATTTACTTATTCACTTTTCTCACTAATCCATTTAATAGCGTATTCTTCTAATGACTTATAGTCCAAACATCTCTGCGCCAATTTTGAATCTGGAAATTTATATTTCTTTTCGTATAAAGAAGTGGCAGCATCAGCTAAGTTTAAAGTATTTATCATTTTCATTTCGCTGTTTAACAAATTGATATATTTACTTTTTTCTTCATCAGACTTGAATGTTCTATATGTATCAATATCTTTCTTAACAAATGATGTTACTTCATTCTTTGGTATAGGGAACATATAGTTTAAATTTACGACTGCAATCAACCTTGATGAATTCTTAGGATCATAAATTTTAAAGAAATCTGGTTGCTTTCTCATACGCAAATGTCGTTTCTGTGCATGAGATACTTGAGTAATATAATAATAATCGTCAGTTTCAAACAGAATACCAAAGAATGGTTTGTACTTATCTGTACCATAATCAGTCATTGGTATACGATGTTCAAATTCTCTCAAAAAATCTAAATACTTTTCGTTAACATTTATCCACTTCATTTGTAAAATCTCCATAACTATAAAAAGGAACAAGCGTTTACTTGCTCCTTTTATTAATACGATTTTGGTAGGCTTCGTAACCTCTATTAATACGATTTTGGTAGGCTTCGTAACCTCTATTAATACGATTTTGGTAGGCTTCGTAACCTCATATAGAAAACACTTCGTTTTCTTACTTATATTATAACAAATAGTACGATAAAAACAATATTGATTTTAATAGTAATATATGATATAATAATAATTTATGTTAATTGACACAAGAAATAGCTACAGATGTAAGAATTGTGGATATAAATGGTAGAGTAGAAGAGAGGACATTCGAGCCTCTCTTATTAAGATACTGTCTTATCAATTGAAGTAGAAGAAATTTCATCAGAAGAATTTATATTATCCGCAAGATTGCTTAAATTATTTTCTTCTGGCTCACTATTGAATATTTCAATCATATCAACATCACTATATCGAATAACAATTTTGGCATAAGGATTTCCATCATATGAAATAAATGCATCCTCATCGTTTCCAATCTTGTATTGAGAATATGCTCTCAAAACAATCTGTTGATCATTGTTAATTCTGTCTCCCAGATAATCCATATCTCCAATAATGTAAAAGTCTTTTTCTTTTAATGTAATCTTACATTTACTCCCACCTTTAAAGTCAATTACGTCATAAAAGATGTCGTCATTTAATGTTATATTAAAATATTGTTCCATAAACTCCGTAAATGATTGTTTTGTAATCAAATATAAAACCACAAATCCTAGCACGAGTGCTAAACAAATCGACAAAATTGAATTTGCATATATTTGGTTAATACTCTGTAGCAAACTTAATTTTACTCGAATTAGTGTTGAAATACATAAAAAAACATAGCTAATTACGCACCCAGATACATTCAAAGCCCATGTTGATAATTTCTTCGAAAATCCAGTCTTAACTATGTAAATAAATATGACACCCGGTACATAATATTGTAGTAAATTTGGAATATTATTTATAATTTCTGTTAATTCTTTAATTTTTATCACTTCCCTTGATTGTTATTTTTATTCTGTTGTTTAACTTTATTTCCTTTTTGAATATATTTAATAGAAGTGTTGGAAGTTCCTGTAATTACTTTACTATTAAATTCAAAAATCTTTGCTTCTTGCTGTTTCTTGTTCCCTTTATTTTCTGCCATAATTATACTCTCCTTTGTATATGTGAATTAATAGTTATAACCCATTATACAACACATTTCTACAAAATGGAAGAATATTCCATGAGTATGATTGTCATTTTATGCGATATAGTTTATAATGTTAATATTATAGAAAAAGGAGTATAAATATGAAAAACAATGGAAGTAACAAAGTATTGATATGGATCTTGGCGATTTGCTTTGCAGCTAGTTTGTGTGGAAATGTTGGACTATCAAATAGTAAAGACAGATTAACAACACAATATAACGAGTTGTATACTAAATACCAAGATTTGAAAACAAAGTATAAAGATTTATCATCTGAAAATGATGCGAATGTGTCACTGTATAATGACAAAAGTGATGAGTATGATTCTCTTCAAGAAGACTATGACGATCTTCAAGACAAATACGACTCCCTCAAAGAGAAGTATAAGAAGAAAACCGCCAAACCTAAAGCGGTATCTGCCAAGGCAAAATCTTCAAGTTCATCATCTAGCAGTTCATCCAACTCATCATCAGACGACGACTCATCAACGTCTGCCGATGTGATTGTACATATTACTGATTATGGAAGCAAGTATCATGCAGCAGGATGTAAATATTTAAAGAAAAGTGATATTACAATATCTAAGTCAGAAGCAGAGCAGAGAGGATTAAGTCCTTGTTCTGTATGTAATCCTTAGTGTATTGATAAAACATGTACATATGCAATAATTGCAAGTACAAGTGGTAAGAAAGAGAGGACTATCAATCCTCTCTCTTTAACACGGTTACAATATCTTCAAAGCCGTTATTATATACTTCAAGATAATCAATATCACTAATCTTCAAAACGATATTCGCATTTTCCTTCCCTTCAGCTTTTGCATAAGTAGCCAGCACACTACCGTTTTGCGAAAATTTTGTGAAAGCATTTAACACAATATATTGTTTGTCTTTTCCTTCATCTGTTAACCGTAAGTTGCCCATAAAGAAATAATCTTTATCTTTTAGACGAGCAATTACACAGCTACCATTCGTGTAATCAAACACATCATCAAGAACATTGTTGTTCGTTGTGATATGAAATTGATCAGCGATCCAGTTCTTGACTTTTTTGTTTGATAGGATAAGGGATAATAATAATGCTACTATAATACATAAAATAATAGAAATTCCATTATTGATCCAAGATGTATCTTTTAAATGTTTCAAGATATTTAATCGTAATAATGCGATTGTTGCTAACGACACATAACTAATAATGCAGCTTCCAACATTAAATGCAAATCCTGAAAGTTTCTTAGAAATTGTTAGCTGAAATATAAATAAGAAACATGCACCTGGTATGTAATATTGTAATATATTTGGCACAGCTTCAATTATTAAACTAAGTTCTTTGATAAATTATCACTCCTTTGACTTATTGTTATTCTGAGTTTGTTGGTGTTGAATAATTTTATCCAACATTCGTTCTTGGTTTGTCATACTATTTATCTGTTGACTATTTGTTTCAATAATATGTACATTTCCGTCTTTGTCTGTTACTTGTCTACTCATAATTATACTCTCCTTTGTATATATAAATTAATAGTTATAATTTATTATACAACAAATTTCTAAATTAAAAAAGAGTATAACAAAAGAGAGGTAACCGTTGAGTTATCTCTCTTAATTCTATTTATGCAACAAATCAGCTTATTACAACAAATTATTGACAAAATAATATCTCTGTATTAATATAAAAATATCCCATATAACTTATTTATCGTCAAGTTATACGGTTAAGTTTACAAGAAATGCAACGAGTTATCTTCCAAGTTCGTCATTGCATTTCCAAAGGATTTGCAGTCTATTGGTTACCATAAGTGATTTCCAATAGACTGTTTTTTTGTTATGGATATTAACTAATTTTCTTTTTTAATTCGTCAATCTGTAAATCTTTTTCTTTTAGTTTTGCTTCTTTATAAGCAAGTTTCTTTCCTGTACTGCGATGAGTTGTCTCAATATATCTGCGTTTCAGATTGTTCAAAACATATTCCGCAGTTGTGCGATACATAGGATTCATTGATTTCGGAGAAGAAATAATTGTTTCCAGTTTATCATCGATCATCGTAACGATTTTCTGTTTATAATCCGTAGCATTTAATCTTCTGTGATATTCATATCTATCTTTTTTCTTCAGATGGGTATGTACATCAATGATTTTTTCGACATTTGCCTCAAGATTTGTATAATCTGATTCTGCCAGAATACGATCAATATTGCGAACTGCATATTTGACTTTATCTGCATCATACTGTCTCTGAAGCTGACATTCTTCTGATACCGCAATATCATACAATTTATTTGTTTCATCTTTTAACTGTGCAATCAGCTCAATCATTCTTTCAAAAGCATCAGTATATTTTGCAGTAAAGATCAGAGCTTTGTCTCCAGTAAATTTATTGACAAGCATTGCAAACCCTTTGCGATCCATACGGTACATTGGGCGCATTTCACCTTTTCCATCCTTATATTCAACCAAGGAAAAATTTCCGTCGTTAAGTTCTGGAATGACCTCAATGAAATGTCGAATTTTCTTCATAACATCTGCATGATCCTTTCCATAAACTTCTGCAACCTTGAGAGAAGTAGTAGTCACTACACCGCTTTCTTCCTCTAATCCAAATTCTTTATTGATTGTTGCAATTTCATTTTCTAAGTTTTCTTTAGTATTAATCATTATAACCTCAAATCTCTCGCTTCATTAATATTTACAGTTTAATAGAAGTAGAGTGATAAGTGTGACTGAAGCGAGGTTAGACAAATATCACACGACAGTTAATTACTCTGTCTACTTATCACTCAATATAATAAAGAACGGTCATAAGTCGTTCTCATTACCAAAATAAGTTCCTTACATTGGTTAGTATAGAAATAAACTTGATTTTAGCAACCTTGTATAAAATAAAATACAACTTGCCAAAATATCAATCTTCAAGAAACCTTATAAAATAAGGACTTTTTGATAGTCGTTTTTACATAGAATTTGAATTTTAAGTTCCCTGCTTAGAGATACAATATCTCTGTACGCAAACGATGATAGCAGGTAAAACATCGACATTAATTTACACTTTTGGGCTATACATTACCAGACAATGATCATAAGGTCGTCATTATCTGTCAGGATCGGTAGTCTCTGAACATCCATTCTTATTAAAATATCTTAGCTACTGTGCCTTATCCCGAAGCACGTTTCTTATGCGGTAGTTTACCGATATCTTCCTATACGGTAAGAATGTGTGCGGCTGATTAGATACAATCGTATAATACGATATGAATATCAAATTCTTAAACTATTCCGTCTATTGTTGCCAATTCCGTTTCAGTTTTGATATCCTTTTTCGTTCCAGCAATTACTCCTGATACGTGTATTTTAAAACCCCGTATCCTATATATTTGTCCAAAACACCATTTCTGTTTCTTCCTTATATATAGTAGGCTCACTGTCACCCTAATGATTTTGAGATAGGGTCAACCTAGGTTTTTAAAAAGTTTAATGCCAGCAAAGCCAGCGGCAGCAGTTTGCAATAATCCAAAACTACTTACTAATTTATTAACTACATTAAGAACATTTGATAGTAAAGTAATTCCTCCACCAAGAAGGTTTTTATCAGCAAATGTTGTTGAGATAGATTGGAATGAGTTTTTAAGATCTTCTGTTCGTCCTTCCAAACTATTCTCATAAACTTTGTACTTTTTGTCTGTAGATCCAGCAGAATTTTCGGATACTTTCTCGTATTCTTGGGCTTTACCGTAATTATTTAATAATACAAGTACCTCTTCCATGTGGTTTGTGCCAGCGAGAGCTTTGGCAATCGCACGTTTTGATACATCACTGTAGTTAGTCCATTTACCAGCTACTTCATCAAGCACATCACCGAAATTTCTAAATGTATCTTGTTTGTCTCTTAGGTTAATTCCTTCACCTTTTAAGACTGTTTCTACATCACTCCAAGCTGTTACTTTGTCCTGTAGAATGAGACAATATGACTTCTATATAATAAGAAGAAACTCATTACATAGAAGCGGTTGCGGTACTTCCAAAAGTGTCTTTACACTTGACCACAACTCCACTTCTTAAGGAATTATGGGAAATATAGAAGTGTGTTCAGACTGTCGCATAGTCATCGAAATGACCTTCTTTCGCTCAGTCGTTCAAGGCGGATATAAATATATCCTTCCTCCTTATTGACCGTTCCCTCGGCTTTTAAGCACATATGAAAATCCATATGATCATAAGAAAGAATTGCCACAGTGGTTTATGTATTATGCCACTGCGCCCCAAATGTCTAGGTCTTCGCCATTATTTTGATAATCTTTAAGTCGTGCTAGTTTGATATTTCCCATGCGGGAGAAAATGGCGTTCAAACCAGTTCCGACTGAACTCATACCTTCCTGAGTTGTTTCACCGATAGTTGCTAAATAACCGAGCAATTTGTCCATGCTGACCAAGCTGTTACTTTCACGTTTGCTCTACGCTACAGACCACATCAAAGGTACAATGTGGCGGAGGCGGTTCTTCTTAAAGTAGTCTGTTTACTACTGACCGCCTCTCTACATATTTCTATATAGTTCAGACTGTATATTTGTCTCATAGAGACAGCTACCCGAACAGTCGTTACAATACTGATAAATTTTCATCATATTTAATTTCATAGTTCTTCAAAATAAATAAATCATTATCAATATCAAAAACAACCCAGTTATTATCTGTATTTGATAATAGCTGAGTTGCTAATTGCTTAATATGTAATAATTTTTCATCATCTGGAAGTTTCTTTCCTTTATGTACAATCTTAAACATTTTTAAACCAGAAGATTTTAATGTTTTGTATCGAATAATTTCTTTTCTGTCAAATTCTTCTTGTGTTAAGTGTCCCAAAATCACATTTAGATTATGACCAGATCCATCATATTCACAATAAATATTGTTCTCTAATAAAATATCCAGAAAATAATATTTAGTTGGAAAATTTAAGATTCCATGATATAAATTGCATAAATGAATTTGATTTTTACTTGCAGGAATGTCGCCTACATTGTGAGAAGAAACAAAAGTTGTTCTAATTTTATTTTTTATGCTTTCTGACTTTGATGCAGGATAAACACCATATAGTTCAATAGATGTCTGCCTTGTCTTTTTTAATGCACTTTCCATATGTTTTTTAGATTGCATAATATTTTCAACTCCATATTTATCTAATACGGTTTGAATTTGCTTTTGTTTAATCTTTTCATTTTGCAGTGGATGAAGAACTCCATATTTTTGTATATTTGTATTTTTAATTTTTTGTTTAACCTTTTCTGATTGCAGTGGAGTTTTCACCCCATATCTCATTAAACAAGTATTTTCTGTTTTATTTCGTATTTGTTCTGATTTTTGAGGGTTATCAACGCCATATTTTTCTATACAACTTTCTCTGATTTTTTGCTTAATTTCTGAATTTTGAAATACATTATTAACGCCATATTTCTTTTTTACAGTTTTAATTTGATTTTGCTGTACTTCTTTATTTTGCATAACATTTTCAACACCGTATTTCTTAAGACAAGTTTCCTTATATCGTTCTTTGCCTTCTTGCGTCCCCATATAAGAAGAGGTGCCATATTTAAGAATATTTCCTTCTTTTGCTTTTAAAGAAGCACAAGACTTACATGCATGTTTATTTACTAGCCCACGATTTAAGTCCTGTCTTTGAGCATAAAAATGTTTTCCACAATAATCACATTTTACTTCAACTTTTTGCATACTACCTTTCGGGATGTCTAATTGTGAGACAAGAATTTTTGTTCTATACCCACATTTATATCCTAAATTTTGATAGTATTTTATGGCTTTTCCACATGTCATTATTTCAATTTGTTTATCAATAATCATAACTATCACCGTCTTTCTTTATAGTTATGAAATTTATCAGTTATCTCGGTCTTGTCTTTTAGGCTACGATAGCCCATTCAGGTTTTAACCGATTTGGGTAATAACTACTATTTGTAAAAATAGCCCATATGTCGCCATATGGTCGGGCATCTACTTTACCCGCTAAATTTGCATTTGTCGCAACTTCGGACATACCTTCTGCCAAACCTCCAACATCAGTAGCGGAAGCCATATCTACAGAAGACATTTTATCTACGATTTTCAAGGTATCTTCTGCACTCGTAATGCCATAACCTTTTCTCGCAGAAGTTAAATATTTTGTAGCATTTTCAGATGTTAAATCACCAACCTTGCTAAGTTTGATAGAACTCTCTGCAAGCTTATTAGACTTTTCAACACTTTGTCCCTGTTTCATCCATTCAGTAGAAGAAGCAGCAACATCTGTACCAGTAGCCTTTAATTGATGCCCCATATTTGAATATGTTTTCATCAAATCTTTGGCTTTATCATTGGATACACCAGTAGCCATCTGAAGCTGAGTCATTGCACTATCTACATCATATGTATTTTGCACCATTTCCTGTGCTTTGTTCATACCAGATTGCAAGATGCCATATGTTCCTACGAACTGAGAAATCTGACTAAATCCACGCTTAACTTCTGAAAACATTGAATTTCCAGTAAGTCCTTTCGCAGAAATTTCAGCCTGCATTTGCTTAAACTGTTGGTTGATACTTTGAGCTTCCCCTTTAGTTGTAGCGTTCTCAGATTGTTTCACAAGATTCTCTAATACAACTCCATATTCCTTAGCGGCTTTAGTATTATTCGTCATATAAGTTCTAATCTTATTTGCTTGAATACTACCTTCACCAGGATTAAGTGCCTTGCTCTGAGTTGCGTCGAGAATTTTCATCTCATTGTTTAATTTTTTATATGATTGGATTACTTTCTCATTCTGCTTAATGATCGCATCCTGATTAGCAGTTGAAGGATTTGCTTGGTATTGAGTATGTAATTCCTGCAAACCTTTTACATTCTTTTTATATTCTTCAAAAGACTTATTCGCATTTTTGTATTCTTCACTGCCACTATAATACCCACTAAGTTTCTTTTGTTGTGCCGCTAAATTAGCATCATATGATTTATTTCCAAGATTCCTAGAAACATTTTGCACATAAGAATCTTTTTTCTCTTGCTCTTTGAAAAGAGCTTGATTAAACCAATCACTATATTGTTCCTCTTGTTTGGCTTGTTTTTTAGCTTGTTTCTCTATATCACTCTTCAATACTTTGTTAGGAGAAGAATTTAATAAAGATAGACTATTTGTAGCATTTTTATCATACTGCTCAAGTTTTGAATGAGCATCAATCAAAAGGTCACGATTTTTTGTAGTTGGGTCCTTTTTAAAGTTCCCATACATTTTATTGACTTCTTTACGTTGCTTTTCATAGTCAAGAATGTTGCTCAAAACAGCATTGTATTCTTTGCTATTATTATCAACATACCCAGAAAATTGTTTTTGATATCTTCCAGATTTAGAAGCAAATCTATTTGCTTGAATGTCAGATTCAATCTTAGCAGCTTTCTCATTTAGCTTTTTCTGTTCTGCTTGATATTTTTTATCAGCTTGAGCCTGATTCTTTAATGCTTTATTTTTTGCTTTCTCTTGTTCTTTAAGAGCTTGATTTGCATATTGATAAGCAGTATCTGTTGAAACATCTTCTTCTTTTGCGATCTGCTTTGTAACATTAGCCATTTCTTTGGCTTGGTCTTTTGCACGTTTAACAAGACCTTTATCAATAGATGTTTCCCCACTAGTATAGAATGTCCCAGAAGCATGTTTCATCTGTTTTTGAATTGCAGATTTACTATATTGTACATATGATTTTGCCTGAGCATTTGCTTGTCTTTTAATTTGGTTATTAAGTGTTGTATTTGTTGATCCGCTTGTTCCAACAATAGGGTTAATATGTACATCCTTATCTTTTACAAGTTCATTCAATTGAGACTCAACATTGCCCTTATCCAATATCGCTTTAATGACGGCTTCAAAATCCATTTACTCACCTCTTTCATGATTTTGTGCAATAATAAAAAGAGCCTATACAAAAATAGACTCTTTACGTTTCAATATATAATTAACAGACGGTCAGGGAATCGAACCCAGATCTCTGGTTTTGGAGACCAGTATAATTCCATTATACCAACCGCCCGTGAGAGCAATGATCAATTACTTGTTACTTATTGTTTAACTAATTGCTGTCAAACATGGCTTCAGTACCCATGTACCAGTAGGGAAGTCATAAAGATGTGATAAAACATATTCATGTGCTTCGATGACTGAACCAACATTTACCTCTGTATGTATAACTATTCCTCCGCCATACATACTCCATTCAGCACAAATAAGTGTATAGTAATTTTTTCTATTCTCTATCATCATAACATCATCTCCTACTATATAAGTGGTGTTACATCATAGATTTTGTCGTGTAATTGATCATTGCGAGTTTGAGTATATCATAGAAATATATTGTATGTATACAGGTATCTTTTTCCAATATTATAAATCAGACAAAGAACCTTGCTTTCCTTCTTTAATACCGTCTTTTGTAAAGTATTTTCCGAAGTCATCTTCTGCGGATGAATCGTTGTAAATACCAACCAATTCCGTAGAAGACCATCCAAAGAATTCTTTGATAACATCAATCGGAATATTCTTCTTTGCAAAAGCAGTACAAGTATAATGTCTCATACAATGGTAGTAGAAGTCTACGTCTAACATCTCTGAGAATTCAGCTGTCCATTTATCAAGATTGGATCTACGATGCCAACCATTTTTATCTTTCGTTACAAAGATATCGTCAATGTCAACGCCAAGTTCTTTACGTTGTTTATCCCATAGATCAATGTATTTTTTAACATCAACAAGGATAAATTTGTTTAACTGCTTACCTAATTTACCACGACCCTTGGTACGAATCTTTGGTGTTTTATATAAAGCACCATCAAATTCAAGAGCATCTTCGGTAAAATAAGACATCTTCATCTGGATAATTTCGGACTTTCTCATTCCAGAATAAGCAGCAATAGCGATAGCACACGCTTTTTCATATTTCTCTTGTTCGACAAGAGTTTTTAATAAGTCATCAACTTTTTCATCTGGCAGAATAGTTTTTTCACGTACTGCCTCATTTGCAGGATTTTCAATCTTATTTACAATTTTTCTGAATCCTTCAAATTCTTCTTCCTCATCTAACATATTTTCGATATAATCAGATAAAGAAGAAAGACATGATTTAACACGTCTTGTTCGTTTAGGACTCCATCCCCATACGTTAATTGCATGATTTTGAAACTTAGCAATGTCACGCTTTGTTAATTTTGCGAAGTCCTTATTTTTATTATGTTCCAGATTCCAACACCAGAAAATATCTAAGTCATTACGATAACCTTTGATTGTACTCTGCGCACGATCAACAGAGGCAAGATAGTCTAACCACTCATTGCCTAAATCTTTGTTATCTTCATTGACTAATGCTAATTTTTCTGGAGATGTAATCTTGTTATATACCGTAAATCTAGCCAACGGTAAAACCTCCTGTTGTAAAATAAATATAACCACAATATATAGTAATATTCATAAAACTGAATACCATATATTGTGGTTACTGAGCATATAAAATCTTGGTTTTATTTTGTGAAATTTACATCAGATTTGATGTGAAAAGAAATTATTGTTTAAATCTTTTTGCAAATGCCTGTTCAGCATATTGTTGAGCTTTTTGCTCTGTACGTTGCCAGAATCCAGAAGTTAATACAATCCCAGATCCCCCAGATTCCGCTTCTGAAAAGACGTAAGGAGTAGAATAAGTTCCAGTATTATAATTGTATCCCTGATCAAGATACACAGTGGCACTAACAGAATCTCCGCCACCAACAACGCCAGTTGTTCTTGCAGAGTTTTTCATCTGATTCGTTCTCTTATATTCCTTTGGTTCTCCACCTGCATAAGAAGCAGTAAGCTCTTGATTGGCTGTTAAGAACGTTTTACTCTCAGCTTCGCTTACAGCATCACGCATTTCATTCTGGATTTGTCTCCATAACCCAGCCATTGCGCCCATGTTCCCCATGAGATCACCTTACTTTCTGTCAATAGAAACTACATTATTATTGACTGCATCAGCGGCACCCTGTTTAATTGCTTCAAGTGCATCAATTCTATTTTTCTGGAAATCATCAGATTCAACAACAGCTTTTGTAATGTCTTCGGCAGTAAAATCAAAACCATGTTCTGCAAAATACTGCATCATCTTCTGAGTTACCTCTGGATCAGCTTTGGCAAATACTTCATTAATATATTCAAGAGCAGGTGCTAAAGCCACGACAGATTCTACTAAATCGTCAACACCTTCGACCTTGAAATTCACATCTTTGCTGTCAAGTTTAATATCAATTGCACTTGCAATTAACTGCTGTTTGATGTAGTCACATTTTTCATCAATTGCAGTTAACATATCTTTAAACTGTACTTTGTTAATATCATATTCATCAACAAATTCGTCAACATCAATATCTGAAGCAAGTGTATATAATTCATCAATACCAATGCTTTCTAAATCCACGTTTCCATAAAATTTGATAATATTCATCTTGATTCCCATAAGTTTGCTCAGTGGATCATAGTCCATACTAGATATTCCGTTTTCGTCCTGAGTTACAGGAAAAGCAGAGGCTACAACGGCTTCAACGAAATCATTTGCCTCAAATCTATTTAAAGACTCATCTGCATAATGTCTTGTTTCAAAATCAATTTTACCCATAAAATTATCTCTCCATTTCTCTATTTAACTTCTCAAGCAATTCAGATACATGATATCTGTAATTGACTTTTAATTTTCGACTATTAACAATGATTGGATTAAATTTTACCAAATCCTTTTCGTTGAATGATTTTTTATCTATAGAAGCAATCATTCTGTCAAAATCATTGATATGCTGAAAATATGTAGTTTCTGTGTTATCTTTCTTTCTAAAATTAAATAAAAACCCTGCGATCATATTTTTGTAACCAACAAATTCTCTTAAACCTTTAATCTGATGATAATGGATTACACCTTTCTCTTCTTTGGTACGTTCAAAAGAAATAGAAGAAGTGCCAACACTTTTCAATTCCAATGCATACATATAAGGAGAGGAAAATAAGAAACAATCGCAAGGATTCTTACTTGAAAATCTTAAATTACTACAACCACCAAAAGATTGTGCTTGATCTTTTAAACGATAGTAGAATACGTCTGAAGGAATACTGGCTTTCCAATTTTCTTCAAATCTCTTACCAACATTCTTTGCCAACCTATTCACCTACCTGATATTTATCGTTAATATATTTTCTATAATCAACATATAGTCTGTATGTATCTTTTTTTGGATACCAGAACGCCATAATATCTGCACGTTCGGATGGATAGACCAAAAGTGGTTGTACGCCATGTTCCACATAGAACTTAACCTGTGCCAAACTTGTAACAGGAATGAGTTTTGTATCTTTATAGGCTTCCTGCAACTGCTCAGGCGTTGTAATTTCTGAATTCAATAAATACACCCTTTCTTTTAAAATCGTAAAAAATAGGGAAGAAAACAAAAAATCATATAATCCAATTTGTGAACCATATTAAAGTTTTGTTCTCTTCCCTATCTTCTAACTAAAATGTAAAACTATAATATGATTACTGCAATATTTTTTCATGTTCAATATTCCAAGTTAATACACTACTGATTAGTATAAACTAACCAGTAGTGATAAATAATATCCTTAAATTAAGCTAAAGACTTGATCTGATAAATATCTACAAATTCATCATCTGCATCTGTCATCAGGTCAAATGTGATCTTCAGTGTAATAGGATCTCCCTCAGCTGCGAAAGCTAATTCGATATTTCTCTGAGGAGTAGCTTTATAACAAGTGATATGTAATGGTGTTACAACTCCCTGCTCTGATTTCTGGTTGATTTCTGCGTCAACTCTGAAATCAGCTAATTCCTGATTATCGTTAATCTTAACTAACTGAAGTGTAGAGTCGTTTACGATATAAGATACATCGTATTTCTTACCAACAGCAATTTCGCTATCTGTTGTAGCTGTAAATACTTTTTCTGCTACGCTTCCTTCAATCTGTGTTCCACCAACGTCACCTTTTCCGTAAACGAATAATGTTCCGTCTTTTGGCTGATCTGGTAATGTAAGTTTTCCTGCTTCTGTAGCAGTGATCGTCTTCATTTCTGCACGATCTCCACCTTCTGTAATTGTACCGTTACCAAAGATAGAGAATAACTCAAATGGATATACCTGGATTTCTGATCCAAGTGTTCCTTCCATTGGGTTAGCAAATGTTACAGCATCTCTACCTCTCTTTTTAGCTTTTACAGAATCTGCTGTAATATTTAATGTTACTGTATTTGCATAATCAACTCTTAAAGCCTTTTTGCTTGTAGCTAAGTTAGTTAACTCAAATACACCGCAGTCACGGCTTGCATATTTCTTACTAGCTGCCATTTTGTCACATCCTTTCATTAGAATTTTTAAATTTTAGTATTAAAAAAAGACCTATAAAAACAGGTCTCATTTTTCCTCTTTGAGATTTTTCAAATATGAATCTTCTTTAAAGTCACTACCTTCAGTTCCCCAAACACTGGCATTAAGAGCCATGATTTGATAATTTCTATCAATTAAAATTCTTTGAAAATTATCATATAATTGAGGAATTGTTAACTGCCCTACGTTAGTAAAATTAATACTTGGGTGGTACGCACATACAACAGAGATAATATTACCGATATCATATTTAGGATCTTGCTTATCTAAGTTTTTCCCACGAGTACGTTTAGCTTTTGCCTTATCACGTCTACGCTGCATTTGGATAACAACAGGATCTTTTTGTTTTGATAATTCTTCGGACACTGTGCGTTCATTGTTGATATTTGAAATTTGCATCAGAATATGTAATACATCATCAAAGATGTCTCGATCAATAACTCCAACAACCTGTGATTCAGCTTCACCAGTTTCTTCGTTCTTGTGCGTTCTTAAGATCTCAAATCTTTTCGCTCTTAATCTATACACAACATCTTCGACAAAATAAAAACAAAATGCTCTCACATAAATCCGTATAACATCTGTGTTTTCTGATACCAAATCAAATAATTTAACATCTGTTCGTTCTTCATAAGGTAATGCCAAAAAAGCATCATATTTATCTGGCAGGAGAGCAGAGTAGTAGCTATCTACTGTCAATGTCATATAACTAGCATATTGCATCCATAGCCCTTCACCAATTCTCCTACGATCACTGATTTTAGGTGGCTGAATATGCCCAATTCCAACAGGTATTGGTTCGCTTGACAGTAGCTGTGAATAAGTAAGTTTTACGTCACTCACTTACAAAGCAACTCCATATTTATATCATCAATCCGATACACCATTGTCCTGCCATAAAAGTTAGTGTTCGGCTTAAAAGACTGTAATTGGCTTGTACGAGTATCTAATCTCATAGTCCCGATACCAAATGAGTCTTTTATTGATTCGTCAGTTAAGGCAAGATTGATTGCTTGGCAAATCATATCTAAACGATTGCCAGCGTATCCTTTTTCACGCCATTCTGACCTTTCATCATCATCTAGTTTGATAACATCCCTATGACATACGACATTGATAACCAATGTGTAATCAATAATAGATGTTGATGTACTAGGATATGTTTCCATTAAGATAATAGATCGTGTATCTGTAATGGTTTCATCCATATATGGGACATCTTTGCAATGTCCTAATAAACGATTGTCTTTCACTTGCCCATGTATATTTTCGCCAATTTTGCATCCAAACCAATTATCCTCGAAAGAATAATCCTCATCATCAAGATATGGCATAGCAAGAGTGTTGACATCGTCATTTGTCATTAAAATATTTCCTACGGCTTCTTTGATCAATCCAAGTGAAACCAGAGGATTTTCCATCATTTTTTCTGTTTTCGTCATTGAATTTCACCTATGTAAGACTTTCTATAGTTATTTCAATAGAAGCAGTAGAAGAAGTTCTATCTTTTGCAGATAATTTCAAGATGATTTTCTGACCAACTAATGCAGAATTTGACACAGAGATTCCAATGTTTGAACCAGTTTCTTCTATATTAATGGAGTCTTTTAATTCACATTCAAGATCCCATTGAGGATCTTTTGTAACTATGTTTCCATCTAAGTCTTTAAAAGAAGCGGTAAATGTAGATTTCTTTCCTACAAAAACTTTCTTGTATCTATACTTAATAGTAGCAGTACATGTCTGTTCTATAGTTGGAACATCTGGCTGTTCTGGTTTCTCTGGCTGCGTTGGTTCAGGATCTTTTTTAGGCTCAAAGTAATCACATAATCGCAAGTCTTTTCTGTCTTTCGCTGGGTTAAATTCATCTTTATCAACGATAAAAGATAATACACCACCATGTTCAGTACCAAAATGATATAAAACATTATCATCACGAGTGAATGTAAATACGTCATTTGGAACTTCACGAATATCAAGAAAGACTCTTTTTCCATCAAGCCCAAGAGTATCATCGTCTTGCGGTACAATTACCGTATAGTTATTTGACCCAACAAATATAATATTGTTACCTGTTTTACCAACATCATATTTAGATGCCGATTGATAATAAGCCCATCTTTCATGGATATTACCGTCTGCATCTTGCCATTTTACAGTAGACTGACACAACTTCATTGTTGTTTTTTCAAATACACCACATTGTCCAGGTCTTCCGTCTATGATCCAGTAATTATTCTCAAAATATACATACATTCCTGCTTTGGAAGTATTACATGGGAATAGTACAGTTCTCTGCATAGTTTTTAATGCGGTATCAGAATCATTATCTTGAACCACACATCGGATAGTCGTTCTTTCTGATAAATCAGAGTTACATAATTCAACCGTAGAAGCAATGTCTGTATCTAAGATCTCTGCAAATTCATCATCTTTATAATCGTTATATGCATCATTTTCATAACCGCCCGTTAAGTTAGGTCGTGTATTAGGTGTTATTAAATACCAATCTTGCATTTATCGCACCTCCTATGTATAAGCGGTAGGTTTCTGATTGTTTGTCATTTTTTCAGCATTATATTTAATAGCATCAAGCTCATTCTTTGCTGAAGTTTTTGACCCATTATTTCCATCAATACTTAATTCTTTTGTTACAATACTCACTCGTTTATTTACAAGAGAGTAGTAACGCTCCTGATAATATTGATGCATATATTCTGCCATTGTATCTATGACATATTGATCAAGATCTTCTGAAAATTCTTTTGTTTCTACATCGAATGTAAGATCATCAATTTCCATAGAATATCTTGCAATTGCCTTTTTTAGCCATTGAAAAACTAAAGAGTCTGGCAAAGGCGTTTTATCTGCGAACGTAGATTCAAAACTTTGAATTACATCATCTGCGGTTGTCATTATAATCACCTACATCCTATTTCATTTTGTGTCCCGTATAGTTTTCAATGAATCGAATTTTTTCGTAATCGTTATAATTACCTTTTTTAATCATCATCATGACAGCTGATTTTTCAGCACTTGTAACAATATACTCAGAAACTTTGTCCTTAAATGTTTTTGACATCCCTTTATAGGCAAATAATTTTGCTACTAATTCAGGCGTTAAAATTTTCTGAACTTTCTTTTCTTTTTTATTGTCAAAGTCTAACTCTTCACGAGTATCAGCGTCTTCAATATATAATGTTGCATGAGAGCCAACACCATCAATTCCAGTAAAAAGCATATTCCCGTTCTGCACCTGTGAGATTACTTCTCCACGAGATAAACGGGTAGTACCATTTGGTGTGATTGTTACATCTCCTGTGGATTCAATTCGCTGAAATCCTGTTGTCCAATTGGCAAGGCTGCGTACTGTAATTTTTGTTTCCATGCTTAACTCTTTTACAACTTCCGTATTTTCCATCTCTTTCAATTATTTATCCTTTCACAACTAATTATCGTTTACTTGAATTTGTATTTTACAGAATTATACAATTCAATCTTTTCATCTAAATCTTTCGACTTTTGGAATGTCCAATAACGTACACCAGTATTTTTGTTGATGTTAGAAGAAATATAACTTTCGCCTAACCCCATTAAAAAATAGTGTAGTTTTTTGGAATAGCAAAAGTAAATATCGTTCATGGTCTATGTCCTCTATTTAACTAATTAATTGCAAAGATATACAGAATTACCATATATCTTTGCAAATAAAAAAGACCCATAAGGTCTACATTTCTTCAACTATTTACGAATTCTAGTAAGTACCAAGTTCTGTTGACAGTTTCTTGTCTCCAAGTAAACCAATCATATATTCTCTTCCTGGAGCAACTAAAGCACCAACTTCAAGGTCATATCTTGTGATTAACTGACCTGTTGATACGTCTGTTCCAGAAATAGATGTTAATCCGCCTCTTGTTACTGTATAGATTGGAGACTGTCCACCAGCAGGAATTACATATCCGAGTCCCTGTGGTAATACTGTCTGGAAGTCTGTTCCAGCTGCATTCATCAGAGAAGTATCATATGGGTTTGGTAATTCAGAAACAACTGCACCATTGTACATTCCCATTAATCCTGTATCGTGGATTTCTTTCATAACGGCTTCAGAGATACCTGTAACAGCAGGTGTTGTTCCCTGATATCCTGCGAATGCATTAAGCTGAGAAACTAAAGCATAATCACCAGTGATAGTTGGTTTTCCAAAACGTCTTACAGGTGTGATAACTCCATCAACACCAGTTTTTGTTAATCCGTCTCCCTCGAAGAAGTATTTAACTCCATCTGCATGTTTGATTGCTTTGTAGATTGTTTCTACAACATAAGCAGCAGCTTTGTTTCTGATTTGAATAGCGATCTGATTCTTTAACTCGTTTTCATCGCTCATGTCACCAATAGCAGCTTTTCTATAATCTACTGCATAACCAGCAGAAATAGCTACTGTAGCGATAGGTGTTCTTTTCTTTCTGATTACTGGGAAGTTAACATCCTGACCTAAAGCCTGTTTGTTTGCTGGGTTTCCAACAAATTCTGGGATTTCAACTTCGCAAGAATCGTTATATCCGATTGCTTTATAATTTCCATAGATGCTTAATAATTTAGCTTCTTGAAGAATCTGAGGTTCCATTGAGAAACGTCTGATTTCATTTAATTCAGAAACTGCTGATAAATCACCAGCAGAAGCTTTACTATTTAATTCTTTAATATAATTAGCAGCCTGATCCGCTTTTCTTCCGAAAGGCGCTAAGTCTTTTCCGTCTCTCATTGCAGAGAAAATTTCTACTACAGGAGATTTTGTAGACACACGACCGCTCGCAAAGTTCGCATCCTTACGTTCGTTGTTTAATTCAAATGTATACATTTATACTATCCTCCTTTTTCAATTAACTATTTTGATACTGACTGTGTAGCTGGAGCAGAAGCAACAACTCCTACAACAATGCCTTTGTGATTTCCAATAATTTCAGTTACTTCTACATATGGTGCGGCAGTAGCTCCTTTAACAAGATCCCCTGTTGCTGTAGATTTTAACTTGTCACCTTTAGCCACCCCAGTAGGAATCTGTTTTCCATAAATTTCAAGTTCTTTTCCATCTAATTTATCAAGATCTAAAACTCTTAAATCTGATCCTTTTGCGATAAAGTATCTGTCTAAACCTTCGTCGTCACCAACTTCAATATTCATTACTACCTGTTTAGCGTTAGCGGCTAAAGCAAATGTACCTTCTGTTACTGTTCCAAAATCGCCATTATAAACATCCGTTCCTGCAACAGCTTTTACATATGGGTATAATTTCTCGATTTCAGAGATATTGCGGAATTTAATCATTTTTATCTATCCTCCTTATTAAAAAATACTTACATCTTCGTCATCATCAACAACTTCGATAGATTCACATACCTCAGAAAAGATGTCTTCAACTTTTTCTGAATTTGTTTCTGCTGTAGGCTCTGTGGCAGATGCCTGCTTCTCAGCTGCTTTCTGCTGTGCTACAATATTCATGCAAATCTTAGATTTGATAGAGTTAACTTCAGAAGCAATTTCGTTTAATTCGTCAATATTTTCGCAAGAGTTAATATCAGATTTTAATTTGTCGATATCTTCTTTTGCGACTGCTTTTTCGTCTTCATTGAACTCGCTTAAAGCTTCGTCAACTTCACCTAATTTTTCTGCAACTTTAGCTTTTGCAATTTCTTTTCTAAGAATTTCGATCTGTTCCCATGCTGTCTCATTCTCTGTCTTTGTGTCTTCAAGAGCTTTCTGCAATTTTTCGACACTTGCATTAAGTTCGGAAATCTTTACATCCTTTTCTGCGATAACAGAATCTTTCTGCTCAATCACGGAATTCTGCTCAGAAATTTTCTCTTCTAATGCAGATTCTTTAGAATTGATTTCAAAAATTGTTTCTTTGATAGCAGAAGTGATTTCTTTCATATCAATTGTTCCGTCCATTTTCTGTTTGTCCTCCTTGTTTTGATTTTCGTTTAATTCCAATACAATAGAAGAAGTATCAGCTGGGTTCATTACCATATCCCAACCAGAGTGAATAAATTCCACAGGGATTCTCCCTGTTTCTCTCCATCCATTCATATAAACAATTCCTGTATTACCTTTTGCTTTGAAAATTTCTACGCTACCTTCTACGGTAACGCCATTGTTAAGGTCTTCTTCAAGATTTGCAACGAATTCTGGATAACACATTTCATCAAGATATCCTTCACCGCATACACATCTCTTTGTTTCACCTTCGTAATCAATGTCGTCAATATAGCCTCTTGTAAAATGTCCAACAACACTTGCATTTCTAAATGTTATTAAGCCATCTTCGTTGACACCAGTTTCTCCGTGACCGCAGATTATTGTTCTGTTTTCATCTAAAAATTCAACACGAACACTCATATCTGCGATACTGCCGAGCTGTGGCGCACAATATTCCTCTAAAAAGGTAATTCCATTTTTGTTGTATTTTGTTCCGATACCATTTTCTACTGATTCAGGAGGCTGTAATTCGTACAATACGGCTTTAAATGGTCTACGCCCATTCTTGTATTTCTTTTCAGATAACTCTACGATTGCCATGTTGTATCCTCCTTTAAAAAGTTTTGTATAACAAAAAAGCCGATTAAATAAAATCGACCTTTCATTATTGATATTTATTTAGAGTCACTTGGACTTGGGATATTGTTCCCATTATTATTTCTACTTCGAATTGTATTTTCGGTAGGGTTGTCCGTAGTTGGACGACCGCCTTGATCATTTGTATTATTTGAAGAATTAGTATAGGCGGTCATATGTGGTAAATATTTTTGATATACACCATCTTCGATTTCTTCATCTAATACATTAAAATATGCTTCTGGGTTAATTCCTGCACTAGCAACAAGATAAGATAAGGAACCGCTTGCCTCTGAATATAATGTTTTGCACATATCAAAGAATGTCTTGCGATTTACAAAAGAAGTAGGGAAGTAGTAAACTTCCACTGGATTGTTTTGATCTTTAATGACATTTTTGTTAATGACGTAATTTAATTCTTTTTGCCATTCATACACCCATGTATATACTTGGGCGGTGATCATTTCGAGGTTATTCGCTCCAGCTCCAAAATTACCTGATTCCATTGCACCAAGTAAAGAAGCGCAAATACCTAAATCCAAAGAGATTTGATTGCTAAGATTTGATTCATTTTTATCATTAAAAATATCTGTAGAAACATCTAAAGAATTGATCTTTGTTCCTGCGGCAACGCTAATGAAACTTAATCCACCTTTGTTGTTTTTGTTAACTACAGCGGTTTTAACATCATTATGTTGGGCTTCCTGTTGCTTTTTGGTTAAAGCACAAAGTCCTTTTTCTTTCCCTTCTGGGAATGTCTGATAGACAACTTTATTGTTCATGTCATCCAGAACATTTCGTTTTGTGTCTGTAAAATAATCTTTATATAGTACATCCTCAAGAGCAGCAATAACCAATGATCTTCCCCAAGGTTCTGAGTCTTTGCATTTGATTTTTCTACACATTGTTTTATCCGAATTTAATATTAACCAATTGCCGTTTACGCCATTACTTTTCTTGCGATCGTAATACCCTTTCCTGATTTCTTCTGGATACTTTTTAAGTTTTCTTTCCCGTGTATCGTCTGTGAAATCATCAAAATATCTCAAGTCAAAACCAACAACAAATCGCCCATTTTTCTTACCAACAATTTTACAATACTGCCAAGGCAAAGAAATAATAGAGACATTGACACCGATGTCATTTATCTCCATAATACGCTCAACATCAAAATCATTCATGTATTTTGTATGATCAATATCTGATGGTCTTACTTTGGTTTCGAAGTAATAAAATGCAATTCCATCTAACATCTCGGTATGTAATGCATCTCTAATGAAATGTTTGTCGTCGATTGTCTCAAGAGTAGAACGCATTAAGCGTTTATTATTTTTTGCCTTGTTATTGTTTTTCTTTTTTGCTTTCGATTTATTGATTAATATACTATCAAGACATGGCAACGCAACCATATAGTCAACAGAATTTGTAACAACTCCGTTTTTTGTATACACAAAATTTGACAATCTAATGGCGGTTTCATGGTTTTCAATTGGATTTCTTAAAACACTGCGTATTTCTTCTTTATTAAAATAATCATAAACACCACACTGAAAAATAGCATTAAATATATCATTTGCTGTATATTGATAACTGTTGTATTCATATGTAGTGTCTTGTTTTACATTTTCTTCCATCATACCTCCTTCCATTAATTGATAAATGTTGCGTATCCGTATTCTTCATCTGTAGTTGCCATATCTAATTCCAGCTGGTCTATAAAATATGATCCGTAGCTACATGAAGAATATCTATCTTTTCGGTTGTTTCCACGTTCCTTAATTCGGATACCACCTGTAGTTAATTTTTCATATTGTAATTCTGCACATTCGCTTACAAGTGCCTGAGTTTCCAAGAATGGTCGCTCAAAATCAAACACATCATCAACTTCGATAGCTTGTCTGTATTCCTTATTCTTAGAAAGAATTTCTTCTTTTGCAGTTTCAAAGTTAACAAGAAAATCAATTTTTCCTTCAACCAGATTCTTTCTGAAGTTCATTGCAATATCACTATTCAGGTTTTGTGTACCATTGATAGCATAGATGCATGGTTTTGCGTCTGGATCTTGACACAATCTACCGTATTCATCGTTGTTCATACATTTTAATGGGGCGTATTCAACACTACGATCTTCATCGTATAGAACTTTTTGTAAAGAATACAAAATTTGCAAACCTCCGTTGCGCACATCAATTACTATATAATCAGCGTTAAAATCTTCATATAACTGACGTATCCTAATTGCCTGTTTTGTTGTGTCGCCTATCTGGTTAGATTCTATATAAGGGAATTGTCTACGATATCCTTGTTCCATTTGCTTATCGCCATACGTCATTGTTTCTGGGATAGCACGAATACAAGAATAAACTGAATTGTCGTTCTGAGAACCTGCTACGAATGCAATATCACCTGCGATAACTCTTACCTCATTGTCACGTTTAGGGATTGCATAGCGGTTTTTCTTATTGATTTGAACATCCAAATTGTTTCTTGGATAAAAGACTTGTTTTGAAATTTGCCGATTCATCAGCATAGAATATGTAAAATATGCAGAATCAGATTCCTTGATTCTAAGATTTAAGAACTCTACCTTCCAACTGGTAGGATCTTGTTTTTTCTTTTCTTTGATCAACTGTTGTTTTGTTTTAAATCCATGTTTTAGACATATACTTTCATCAAATGCTAAGAGCATACCTTTTCCGTGTTTCAGCATTAATTCATAATTCATATCTACAATTGTCCACATCCAATGTGTAGGATCTTGCCAAGATGAGCTAATATAGATATCAACAGGGTCTTCTTGCAAGATTTTCGCTAAAACTGGATTATCTTTATATTGTGGAAGTTGTATATAACCTGGCTGACGTACCATCTGAAATGGGGAAATGACATTATCTTCAATATTTTTCTTGATCTGCCTAAACTCTTCCCTAATAGCAACATTTGAACGAATACCACGGGCGTTATCATTTGCTGTAAACACTTTAATTGTAGATCCGTTATGAAATTTTACAACAACGTCTTGTCCATTAGTCTTAACATATTCAATTTCTGCTCTTAAAACAGCCGATTTTACCATTAATTCACCTTGAATTTTTTCGGTAATAATCAATTTACTCTGTCCACGAGTAGCAGAACCAATAACAACTTTTGATCCTGGATAAAGAATAGCTCTACAACATGCATATAGGGCAATTAAGAATGATTTTGCATCATTACGTGCTGCAACAATACAAATTGAGTTAGAAACACCCATATAATATAATGCCAATTGTTGATATGTATATATTGGAATTTCTAAGTAGTCTTGTACAAATCTGTGTAAATTTTTCCTAAAAAACGTACACCATGCCAATGTATGCATAACATTTGTTGGATTGCTTAAATAGTGCGTAGATTGGAATTTTTTATACAAATCCTTTTGATATTCGTCGGCAGGAAACTGTTCAATCATTTTACTAAGACGTCTGGCAGCGGTCTTTTTACTTACTTGTTTATTCATCGTCTAAATCCTCATCATCAGGAATGAAATATTCCTTATCTCTATCAGAAGATCCATATTGTAAATTTCTTAATGGACGTAGCATAAATCTGTCCACATAGTCTGCCAAATCATCATAATCTTCATATAATGGTTTATCTTTATAAAATTCTTCAGGCGTATATTTTGATATAGTACCCAATGTTACTCCAAGAGTAGTATTTTGACTTTCATCTTTTTCTTCAACTGTTTTTAGACCTGCATCGTTGAATGTTTTAGAATACTGGCTGCTAAGGTCGATATATTTCTTTGAATCGCCTGCCTGTAGAGCACGTATTTGTAGCATGTATAAATTGCATAACGATTTTACGAAGATTTCTTGATTCTGATCAATGTTTGGATTGTTGTCTTTTAGCATATTATAATGCTCGTCAAGATTTTTATAATCTGCTTGTGTAAATCCAGCACCCCATCTCTTAGTAGCTGAACCAGAAATAGATATACTATCATCATTTACTGCTTGTTCTGCACTCATAACATGATCATATCCATCTTCATAAAATTTCGTCTTCATTCCGTCAAGATATGTATTACCAACCTTTGTTGTTTGATGAAGATTACGCTTTGAAAGATATTGTGAAAATGTAATTGGTTGATTTTCAACCTTTGCATTTTTGTATGCATCAATATGAAATACTACATCAAATTGCTGACATACATGTTTAATTGCGTGGACTTCATTTCCATTATAATAATTAATCAATTTCTGTAGATATAAGTCCATACAATCATTACAGATGTTGATATATCCATCATTACTCTGGTATAAAGGGGAAGGAGATTTAGCGAAATGGCTTCTCTGATTATCCCAACTCTTACCACAGCATGTGCATTTATATTTTTTATCTACTCTAGTAGATCGCCTTGGCATCTCAAATTGCACGTCTCTATTGATGTACATTGGGGCTTTTACCAATTCTTCTGGCGTTAATTCTCTTGCCATAAGTCCCTCCTTTCCTTATATAATAGAAGAGCAGTAGATGATATTAGTCACCTACTGCATATAATTCATAGCATTAAAATCTCCAAAGATCCTTCAACAGATACTCGAAAGGCAACATAGTTGGCAAAACTTCAAAATGTTTATCTTCCATAATTCTAGCAACGATATCCATATCAGATACATCTTCCTTGCTGATAGGAATATCGTCCTCGTCTTCATATCCAAAAAGCCAGATATCAGAATCAGAGTAGAAGTTCAATACAAAATCTACAATATCCTGGGCAACCTCTTCTTGATATAAATAAATGGAAGTTCCCTGTAAAGAATCATTATATTTATCATATAAGAAAACTCTCAGACTTCCATCATCAAACATTTCAAGACAATATGTGGCATCGTCTTTTTCCATATTAATCTTATGTGGAGCATAGTCAAGTTCTGACATTGCAATGGACAACATATAACGAATTGTCTCAGCGTTTGCAATGATATCTACACAATTATCTCCATCGACCAATTGATCGTTAACTGTAAATAAAAGCTCAATTTGGTCTTCGAAATCTGTAATATTCAGATCCTCATATTTGTTATATTTATCTTTATAAGAAATAACAATCACTCCAATCTTATTTGTTTACCGCATCTTTTAATGAAGCAGAAATTTTGAATTTTGGAGCTTTCTTAGCAGGAACATTGATTGTTTCACCTGTTCTTGGATTTCTTGCAACATGAGCTGGTTTATCTTCAACAGTAAATGTTCCAAGCCCCATTAAGCGAACACCTTCTCCAGACACAATGGCATCAACGATACATTCAACAACTCTATCTAATTCTTCTTTTGCCTCGATCTGAGTTACTTTGCGTCCTTCTGTTGCTGTTTTCTTTGTTGCAATACTTTTAATTAAATCTTTTGATGTTGTCATAGTTTAATTCTCCTTTTTATAATTAATGTTTTGTTTTTGACTATTTTCTACGATTTCTCTAAAGAGAGTAGCCGTAAATTGTTGATAATTAAAATGTTAATTCGTTTAACATTTTTGTTCTTTCTGCCAACATGCCATCTCTGCTCATATAAGACATAAGCGGAGTACAAGTTGGATATTTAATATCAAATACAGTTATCAAAAATTCTAACCGTTGTCTTAATGGCATATCTGTTCCTAAATACAAAATATCTTGTTCTTGTAAAAATTCCAGACGCTCATTATAATCTTTTTCCAAACTATCTCTAGTTAATTCATTTGTTTGGATCATAAGATAATTCCTAATATCCTGTGCTTTTGCACCAGTTGCAATAACATTTAGGAAATTTGCTTCTCTAGCAAAATCATATTTATCACCATAACGACCGCATTTCCTAAAAATATTTTGAGATAATGCTTCACATAGTGGTTTATAATTTGATCGTTCAGAAATACGTATTTCCCACCATTCTTTATTATTTGCAACAATATCTCTCATCAACATGAAATAACGACGAACAATTTCACCTGTTTCTGTACGCTCTACCATAGCAAGAGATTCTGCCATGTATATCGTCAATATATACTCCGTTGTATAAAAATACCCATTATTTACGGCTTTCCGTTTTTGACAAGCCGTAACAAAGTCAGTATTTTCTTGAAATTTATATGTATTGATACGACGTTTTATCCATTTAGAATAATTTGCTTTAACTTCTAGTTGTTCGTGTAATGTTCGTGCGTCAACACAGAATCCTTTAACTTCCATATTTTCAATTAAAACTGGAAGTTTCTTTTGGTATTTCATTACCAATTTAATTTCGTCATCAGTACAACCTAAGCGTTGCAGTTCTTTCTTAGTAAAATATTTTGCCAAGAATTCCTCCTTACAATAGAAGAAGTAGGAAAACAGCCTACTTGATAACGACAAATCAAAGTACAATTGAAAGCCGTATATTTATAGAAGTGGAGCAGAAGAAGTAATATCATCTGCTCATAATAGGCAGTCTGTCCGACCTGTTTTGAGAGATTGATCCTAAAAATGACTGCCGAATTGCTAATTTAACTGTATCTTGAATGATGCTGTATGTCCTTCACGTTCTGTGAACTCAAATAACTTGCAAGCACTCTTTGACCCTTTAAAAATACTGTCTGCATAAGGATCGCTACCTACAAAACTTGGGCACACTAAAATTTCCTTATCGCATGTAATACCTTCGCTGAGAGATTTTTCAAGCATTCCATGGTAATGACCAACCAATAAGAAGTCAATATCTTCGTTATAAATAGACTCCATATTTTGAATGGCACTATCAATTCCTCTTAAGGTATGTCCATGCATTGCAACCATATTAAAGCCAGCGATAGGAATGTGGATACAATCAGATTCCAGATCAAGATGGACTTCAACACGATCATTATTTGCCAAACATTCATTGATGTAATTTCCAATAATATACTCAAAGTCTTCCGCACATAATTCAGAAGCTCTTGTTCCTATAGGTCGTGTTTGACTGTGATTGCTTCGACCTACACAATAATATTCAATTTCAACATATTTGGATAATTCATTTAAGAAATGTGAAATGATTTTTGAGATATCAACAACTGCTTTGACAACGGCAGAGTCGTTTAATTTGACGTCAGTAAGACGTAAGATACCCTGAATGTCATCACCTAATGTGACGACTTTGAGTTTAGAAATACCAAGTCTATGTATCAGCACAATGGTCTTAGATAATAATTTTTGAAATCTTTCAATGCAAATTTCTGGAGAGTATTCATTATTAACACTCTTAAATACTGCATTGTAATGAATATCTGCAATAGAAAGCACATATCCTTTAGATTTATCTTCAACTCTCAGAGGTTTAAAGTGTGGGTTTGGTAGCATCTGAATTGCTTCAGCCACATATTCATTGAATAGTTCAAAACGACTTTCTTGGCGAGAAATACGATTTCTCTCTAAATTAACTGTCTGTAATTTCTGTCGTTCCTTACGAATTTTTTCATATAATAACTGATCTTCAGATTTTTCATCATTACCAGATTTTTGCTTGCTGCGAAAATAAGCATCTCTGAATCTACCACCAAATGGAGTAGAAGAGGACTTGCGAATTGTATCGCTTGCACATTGTACATGATATTTTTCTTTAATTTCCTGCCAGTCGATATCAACTACACCGTCAAGTTTTGAATCAATATCTGCACAGACAGCCTCATATGTTTCTGGAGTTAATCCGATTTTTGCTAATTCTTGTTCAAAATTAATACTGATAAATCTTCACTCCAATCTATTCTTCATCAGAAGGTACGTTTAATTCCAGATCTTCATCCGTCTTTTCTTTCATCTGAAATTCACCATATTTTCCATCAAAGTCTTTTAATAAATCTTTGAAAGATACATTTCCTTCTTCTGTTTCAATAACTCCTTTTTCGATGTCTACATAACCTGCCGCCTTAACTGTGACAGTAGTAGATTTTTTCTAAGATAAAGCTTTAGCCATATTTATCCTCCTTTAAACTAATGTGAATTTTTTTAATTATTTGTGAAATACCTCTACACACTTGATTAAAAATGTGGTATAGTGTAAATAGAGGGAGTTTAAGCATTTTTATGAATAAAAAATTAAATGATTTCGTCTACAATTCCAAGGCGAAGCATTTCATCTGCATCAAGCCATAATTCCTGACGATATACTTTTTCGTACATTTCTTCATCAATATTAGAATGTGAAAGTACATACTGTTTAATTTTCTCTTCGTATTTCTGTGAAAAATTAAATAAATCTCTTACAGCATGAGCTGTTCCGCTAACAGATTCTGATCCACTATGAAGTAAACCTACGCTAAATGGATGACATACGGTTTTTACATTTGGATTATTATGTCCTGCCATAGCAATATGTAGCCCCATACTGGCTGCCATACTCATAATGTGAATCGTAAGTGGAGTTTTAATCTTTTCAATAACATCAACAAGATTAAATCCTCTATATACATCGCCACCAGGTGAATCAAGAATAATTGTAATAGGTTCTCCAGAGCCATCATTATCCATCTCAATAAGTGGCAAAACAGCGCTTTCAAGGATAGTATCGCAAATGGCTTCATTCACAATAATTTTGCGCTGCTGTAAATTTACATAATACTGATAATCTACTACATCTGGCAGTCCACCGCCAAATTGTTTTAGTAAATCTTTAATTGGAAGTTCGAATTCTATATTCAACAGTCCTTTCTATAATGAAATTTTCAAACTTGAATTTGCAACAATAACTCGTGTACTTTTGCATTTCTTTTCAAGTTCAGAAGTTAATTTCTCTTTTAATGTTAACTTTGCTTTTTCTGATCCATGATGTAATACAATTCGATTTGTGTTAATAGAAGAGTAATAATCAAGAAGTTGACAGAATGGAGCATGTCCACTAAGAGATTTAAGTGAGAAACTTGCACATCTACAAGTATATTGTTTATTATCTATAGAGATCGATTTAACATTTTTGTCTTTAAGTAATGCAGCTAAACTTCCTGGCGTACTGAATCCTACAAATAGAACAGTGGCGTTAGAATTTGGAACTGCCTTTTTCAAATGGTGTCTAATTCTACCATTATTACACATCCCAGATGTAGACAATATTACACATGGCTCATTACTGTGTACCAATGCTTTACTAGATTCTGCGTCACGCACAAATACTAAGTTATCCCAATTTAATACCTCATCAAACAATTCTAATTCATCGCCAGATAAGATTTTACGATATTCATTGAAAATATCAATTCCTAACGGTGTATCAATATACACTTTATAAGGAAAATCATAGTCTTTCATGACCTGATAAATCATTGTTGTGAGAAATTGAAGTCTGTGATTTGCGAAGGTTGGGATAATGACTTGTCCATGCATTTCGCATACCTGTTGTGTGATAATAGAAAATAATTTTTCGATATCATTATTTCTTTCTTTTTGCCCAGTTTTTAAATCTGGGCGATCGCCATAAGTTGACTCTCCGATGACTAAATCTGCATGATCAACAGGAGTAAACTTATTGACGTAATAATTATGTACTTTAGAATTTCCAATATCTCCTGTGAACAGTAATGTCTTTTCAATATTGTTCTGTTTGAGATACAATAAAATTTGTACACTACCAAGCAAATGTCCATTTGGAATAAGCATAAATGATAAAGTGTCATCAACAACAATCTTTTCCATAACAGGATATTCAGAAACATAATTCATTGTACGTTCTACATCTTCAATAGTATACAATGGGTCATAATTCTTCCCATGTTGATTGTTAATTAATTCTATATCTCTTTCAATGATATAAGCAGAATCTTCAGCCATTCGATGCATAATTCGATAATTGTCTTGTGCAACAATCATTTTTGCAGAACATCCCTCTTTATATAATCTTGGGCTTAAAAATACGTGATCCGCATGGAGATGGGAAATAAAGATATAATCAATGTCTTTTGGCTTAAATTCTTTGAATCTTCTCTTATTTACAAGAAAATCATCGTATTTACTATTTGACTGATGTAAGCCAACATCAATCAAAATATTGTGAGTATCTGTTTTTACATAAACCATAGAACCAGTAACATCCATGGCAGCAGGTTCATCTACAAATGACACTCTGATATTATTTTGTTTTTTCTTCATAGAGAACACCTATCTTTCTCTATACTTCTTTAGAGCTTTCATTACACTTCTTTTCTCACTTGCATAGTAAGTAGGATGTCCAGAATACGTCTGATGAATATCAGATTTGTCCTTGAATCCTTTTGAGCGAAGATAGAAAGCTTCATTTTTGGTGATCTTAATTATAGAAGATCCCTCCATTCTTAAAATATTTCCAGTGATGCTTGACGCTGCATATAGCAGTCGTCGTACATATATACTGAATAGGAAAGCTTCTAGTAGGATTCGAACCTACACTCTAAGTCTTAGAAGGGCTTTGCTTTTCCGTTAAGCTATAGAAGCAGAAAGGAGTAGTGGATGAATCAATGTCCATCCACTAGGTACTAACAATGAAAAAATCTTTGTTGAAAAAAGAACTGACCACCAAACAGCTCTTTGATTGTACAGGTAGGATTTGAACCTACGATCAATAGTGACATTACGCTTCTTTTACATACTGCCATTTATATCCATATGCAGTTTTTCTATTTCCTCTTGCACAAGCAGCTACATTTTCGTGCCTGAATCCTAATGATCGTTCAATTTCTCTGGTACTATTCCATATTTTTACTAATTCATTATTTTTATTGTATTGAGCAGTTTTCTTTGAAAATGTTTTCCTCATTGTATCGGAATATAATTTACTATAACCTAAAACAAATGACGCATGTTGTATTTGTTCATATACTGTAGCCCATTCTAAATTTTCAACATGGTTATTTGCCTTATCCCCGTCTATATGGTTAACTGTGCTTTTCTTTTCTGGGTTATCGATAAAGGTCGAAGCAACAGCTATATGAACTATAATATTTTTTATTTTTCGTTTATTATTGACATATCCATTAAATATGCTAGTTCTGCAATATCCCTTTTTATCAAGATAAAATTTTCTGTTGATTTTATTTATCTTATGTCTAATATTTCCGAAAGTAGATACTTCATATCTATTATATACTTGATCGTGATATTTTAATGTTTTCCAAATTTCTTCCATACACAATCTCCTTCAAAACACAATAGTAACTGTTTAGCTATCCTCTTATAATTAATTGTTAAAATAAAATTCAGCCATACATTGCTCTAAATAATTAGGTTTAGTTTTACTTTTAATTTTAAATAATTCATCTATTCGTTTATTTACCATTACGCCACTGCGCAAGAAATGGTAGGGACACGAATGTCTCAGCCTAAATGAATTATTATGATGATTTTTAATAGCAGAAGACGGATTCGAACCGCCGATCTTCAGGGCATGAACCTGACGAGATAGACCAAACTTCTCCATTCTGCAAACAGGGATACCTAGACTTGAACTAGGCTCGAGACAGTCAAAGTGTCTTGTGATACCGCTACACTATATCCCTTTGGGTATTTTTGTATAAAATACAAAATTCCTACAGCTGGATTCGAACCAGCGACTTTCATCTAATGTTATCCTTGCTGTGATGACCCTCTAGCCTCTGAGGTATGTAGGAAAGCTGGCTAGGCAAGACTTGAACTTGCAAACCGCACGGTTAACAGCCGTGTGCTCTACCATTGAGCTACTAGCCAATCGAGCTGACATGACAGGAATCGAACCTGCAACACCAACGTCCGTAGCGTTGTGCTCTGTCCAATTGAGCTACATGTCAATAACGAATATGTATTTGCCTCTCATACGTACACACTGGCGAGACAATACATATTTCTAAAAAGCAACAGTGTGTAAGTATTGCTTTTCTAGGGCGAACTGAAGTGATGAACTCCATCAGAATATCAGTAGAGGTACAGGTTACCAATATTCACCAGCCATCAGGGCATTCGCATATTTTTTTGATCTGCGCATCGTATGCCTCTCAGATCTAGTCGTCCCTGTTGAGGGAATCGAACCCACTCGTGACCGAAGCCATCTGATTTACAGTCAGATCCGCCTCCTTAGCGGGATAAACAGGGATATAAGCCCGTGAGCTCGAAAGACATCACAGGACAAACTAGCGCTGCGACTCAGACTCGAACTGAGACACCGTATCACTACGGCTACTAGTAGTTTTCAAGACTACTGCCTTACCAAAATTAGGCTTATCGCAGCTGAAACGTGCATGAGAGGCTACGACCCTCTGTTACGTGCATTCCCACGTAAGCCTGATTAGCAATCAGGTGCATTAAACCAGCTCTGCCACATGCACATTCTGTATCTGTATTAATTTCAACAAAACTAACACAAATTTTAGTGAGTGATTCCTCCTCACTTTTGGCATACTTATTCATACAATAAGCGAAATATAACATTTCCAGAATATGCCATACACTTAATTGTGTAATTTTTGTAGACAACTCCATCAAAAAGACACACATTTCTTGTGCGACCAAAACACCTTGGATTAGAGTATCGCAAGTTTCTACACGAGTTCCACCTTGTACTTCGGCATCACTCTTTCAACGATTTGTGTTTTCTTTTATCAGCTAATAGCATAAATCCACCGATCTTAGTCGGATCACTTCATTTCTTGTTGGGCACGCAAGGTGCAATGTTTTATAATATGGTAAATTACTATACACTTTCATCTTCTTCATCATTATCTGAATTCAAAGACTCATATTTTTCTAATAATCTGTCAAGATATTCATCAGCAATTTCTTGCATCTTAGTGAAATAACCAACAACATCCATGATGAATTCTGGTGGAAACCCGTGATCTCTTGTATAGATTGATTTTGATTGCTCAATGTCAATTGTCTTGCCGATTTCCGTAAGAATCAGATGATATAGTGTTCTGCGTTCGATATCCATGAGATCACATAGTTCTCTTATACGTTTTCTGTTTTTAAGATACCAAGTATTCGTTGCTTTCGGCAATTCGATATCACTCATTGGCTGAACAATAATAGAAGAAGTTGCACTCGGTTGAGTCGCCACTACTGTATATGTACCAGTCTTGCGAAGAGACGGTAAAACTTCAGATGTAACCCATTTCTTGAACTTTTTAGCGGATTCCAGTTTACTTCCAAAAATAAGAGAGTAAACGCCAGATTCGTTAACAACCTTCATCGTCTGTGTTCCGCCAAGGGTGCCCTGAATTGGGGCGTCCTTTTTATCTTCGTTATCAACATGGGAAGAAATAGCATTTCGTGCCTTAGAATATCCAAGACATTCTGCAATATCCTTGCCAACAAACCAAGGATCTCCATCAATTGTAAGAGTTCTCACATTACCAAATTCTTCGTTATTGAATGTTGTAATTGCTGTTGTATTCATAATTATTTTCTCCTTTAATATAATGTACAGATGACATTTCGCCACATGCCAGAATAATAAATGGAGGCTCGGTATTTATCCGAGAAAATATCCATTAGTCGGTGTACACTACTTGATGTGTACATGAGTTACCGACAAATAATTTGCGTATGCACTAAAAGGCGTCCAACACATTTGAAATCAGAGTTATATTGCTCCTGTAAATTCTATGGTAAATGTCTATACGCAAGCCCCAAACATACGAGCTTTATACCTCTGTGTTTTGCATGGCGTCCCATGCTCACCAAAATATCTTCATTAATGCTCTATAGGCGATATTTCTTACGTGTGATAAAATTAGCTTTTTGTTACTTTACCACATATACTTTACGGTACTTTTTGCCGAATCTCTTGACCTGTGAGTGGGAAGAGAAGTACATGTCAATGTGTTTTCCTTTTACTCCGCCACCAACGTCCTGGGCGATATACCAGTGTCCATTAATTCTAACTTTAGTACCTAATTTAATTTTTCTCCTATCAACAGAAATGGTTCTGCCTTGTTTTGCTCTGCGACCTGAAGCAGTTCGGTTTCCCCAACCGCCAGAACATGACCGACAACCGCAATATGCAGTAATCTTGTATGTTCCCAAACATTTGACTTTTTTATTTTTCGCAGAGACAGCAGTAGAAGTAGAAGTAGTGAATCCTCCGACTGCCAGTAGCATTGCCATAACTAATGTGATAATTGAAATTTTCTTTTTCATGATTTCTCCTTTGGTTGCTTTTCAGTTTCCTCTGGAGGTCTACTATATTAATAGAACAGTTGCAAGTCTCGGATACCATCTCTGATTTTTTGTTTTTGATGACATAGACCTCGGAACTCACGGTGTGAAATTTCTTTAGCTGCAAGCAGCGTGAGCATTTACACGAAGTGCAAATTGGTATTTTGAGAGTTTATCTGCTCTGATTAATCTTTCTTCCTATAGTTCCATTTAGCAGAAACCCTAGACACCGCATAAACACTGGGTTTAGACGGTGTCCGAAAATAAAAAGGGGATAATTTTTGGCGTTTTTTTACTAAAATTCTTTCTTAAATCTCATACCATATAAGGAAACATCATATTCATTAGTTTCATTTTGAACACGTAGATTTACGTTACGCACACAAAGTTTATTTTTATATTCTTTGATTAAATCTGAATAATAAAACAAAAATTCAAATAAATATTTTTTTGCTGTAATTTTATCGTTGTCTATATATTTTAGTAATCGATACATAGTATGTTGATTAATTGTATATTTTTTTAATAATTCATATGTTTCAAATTTCTTATTTTGAATCATTTTACATTTTACATTATAAGAATAAGTATAATTATCTAACTTCATAATTTGAATCAAAGACGTATACAATGTATCAAGTTGTTTCAAAATTAAAGTTATTTGTGGTTTTATAATTAACTCTTTGTTAAAATTTTTAGGTTTGAATAAACTTGAAAGTAATATCTTTTTATTTTTACGTCTTGCTGGACTAAAATCATCAATCGTTTCCTCAAGGTAATCCATAGTGGTTTTACATAATTTATATACTACATTTTTCTTGTCTTCGTACCCTTTTATCTGAGAAATTACTCCAAGAAAATGAGCTTGTTGTTTTAATCCAGTTTCTTTATCTAATTTAATGTGCCTGTTTTGAATACGCTTAATCTCAGCTTTGGAATCAATTTCAAATTCTTTTTTTGCTTTATCAATTTCAATACAAGACATAACATCCAACTGGCAAATATCAAAATACAGTCTTCGAAAAACATTGTCAGTATCATATAATTCTTGAATACTTTTTTCACTATTGTTAGCTTTATCCCACAGCTGACTATTTAATTGTTGTGATAGATTAATAATTTCTCCAATCAAATTATTACTTGTACGAATGTCAAGGTCTGCCTGATCTTCTGGTGTAAAATATCGTTTAGCTTTTCTTGCATGAACATTCGATGTTGGAACTTTGAATACAGAATAATTTTTTTTGGCTGCATTCAACAAAATCTGATCATCTGTGATCAACATTTGATCTGAATCAAAATCGCATCCGCTTAACCGTTCTAAAATATTATCGTTAATTGAATTTAAGCAAACAATTTCATCAGTTAGATTAAAATAGGTATCAATTTCATTAACACGAGTATTCTTTGCTACAAGAATATTGCCAATTGTGACATGTGGACTTCTACAACACAACAATTCCTGATCGTTTAAAAATCTAGTATTATATATTTCTCCTTTGTTTAAAGTCGAAATAGTTGGATTAAATTCACCAATAGAAGATTTCAACATTTCGATCGGATTTCCAAATAATACAGAATAATTACCATTGACAAGTACATGTCCCTTTTTTAAATTTTTGCGGTATGCCTTTATCAACGATCTTTTGAAATTCAAAAATATTTCCGTACGTTCGAAATCTGGGCATATATTTAACATAGTATAAATAATGTCGTTCATATTTTTTGGGTTTTCATCTTTCAATGCCTGACATTTAATATGATATTTAAAGACATCAATATCGGTGTTAAGTTTGTTCATATAATCAAAAGATGGCTGTAAAAATTCTTCTACGTCATTTTTTGATAATTGTAATGTATTTAATAACTGATAATGACACTGAACCATTTGTCCGTCAAAAAAATGTGTTTTTTTCTCATGTTTTACAACTCCGAACATACTTGGTAAATTGTTTAGCCATTGTTCCATTGATCCAAATTTCAGATATTTTACGCTGTTTGGAGTCGTGATCATCTTAATTTCAGATACATCGGTTGCGAATGTAAAACCATTTAATTGTGAAATTTCCGTAATATTATTATCATGAAACCATTTTTGAATATTTGTATTGAAACAACATGATTTAAAAAATTTATTTCTTAAAAGAAGCATTCCGTAACTAGAATATTCCTCCATAACAGATTTATCAATCAAACTCTGTCCATCCCAAATTGAGTTATGTATTTCAATAGTTTTTTCATCTGTATGAAGCCAACCGTCATTGCCAATCGTTGTCTCAATCACAGTATCATTAAAAACACTTTCATAATCACCAATGATTAAAATTGATTTTGGATCGATTTCAATAACATCAATGATACTACTTGTTGGAAGAGCAATATATGCTTCAAGGGCTGCGAGATCAATTTCTTCTCCATCTTTTACTTCAAGTCCACACAGTCCCCATTTTTGCATATGTTTTGATAAATTCTTTTCAATAAACAAACACTTGCCAACACGGCTACTTCCTGACGATCTTTTAAATCTTACATAATTTCTACCATCACATTTAAATCCCTCTTTATATAAAATATTTCTTAAAGTGGCTACGTCAACAATGGTTTTATTAGTAGATGTTTTTAAAATATACATAATTTTATGAACAGAAGTTTCTTCATCAACTTCTTCTTTATAACAAAATTGTGGAGGCAAATTATTACACATGAGCCTTTTATCTATCCATCGATCTGTCCTGACACCTATGACTTCTCCAGTTGAAGTATCTTTACAAATACAATTTTTGAATTCATTTTTAGATAATTCGTATCCAAATTTCATATATGTATCAACTTTGATTCTGTTAAATTCTTTTACGCTATAGTTAAATGTAACATTTATTACCATATTACTGTATTCTTTGGTATTGTCATGTTCATCGAAAAATGAAAAAACCTTTTTACCAATTCCAAAATTTTTCCCGTTACTGGCAACATAGTTTCTTAATTCAATTAAATCTAGGCTGAAGTCATATGTGTTAATATATTTTTTCAAATTCGGTTTAAATCCATGATCCGTCTTTCTTAGAAGAGAGTACCCTTTCGCACTCTCTTCGTTCTCAGAAATTTGATGATTTGAAATATACAAATCTTTTGCATCAATGCTTGGGATTTGCAATGGATTAGTATTAATATTTTTTGTCATTCATAACTCTCCTTTGTATTCTTTTCGATGAATCGGATTGGCATCTCATCAGATGTGTTAATTTTTTCGATTATACAATTTGACAGTTCATTGGCAACGTATTGCTTCCAATTGGTATTAGGTAGAGGTTGTTTCCATTGATATAAAAAAGTATTTGTAATTTTCAATAACCCATCTGGATTAAACAAATCACTAGAAATCAAAGGAATGTCTGCATGAAAAGTCATTTCATTGCTTATATTCTGAATCTGCGTATCAATTTCGTACCATGGCAAATATGGTTTCTGTGTTTTGATATCGTAAATACAGTCATGGAGCACGTTATGCTTTACTTCAACATGCAAATAAATCATAAATGGCTCGACCACAATATTTGCTGTCCACAAATTGTTTGCCGATTTATTCAAATAATTCACGAGTTCTTCAAAAACACTATATATATTGTTTTCCATTAGATATAAAAATCTATCTTTGAAAATTTCCCATGCCTCATAAATTGAATCCCTAAATTCTTCAATATCTACAATATGATTTTCTAAACGAATTTTACTTATAATAAATTTTTTATATGTAAAAGAAATATTCACGCCTCTTGTTGAAAATTCATCAATGCTAAGTTGCAATGAATATGGTTCGCAATTAAATTTATTTTCATATACACGTAGTGTCTCAACGATATTTTTTACCGAAACAAACAATTTCTCATCTTTACTTATGTCTTTTTTTAGTTTTGATAATGATTTCCAAACACCATATCTTTGATCAATATCGTCAAGGCGTTGCAGTGTGTATTCTATATGTTTTGTAATACGCACACGATCTGTACGAATGATTCTTGCATCAATTAAGTCAGATGTGATTAACATATAGTCATTATTTTTATCAAAAAAAGACGTCTTTAATGATACTGTAAAATTCAAATTAGAAACTCGTATAGTACAAGGAAATTCGAATGTACACTTGATAAATTTACATTTATGATTTTTTAATGTTTGTAAACTTTCAAAAACTTCGCCATAAAAAACTTTAATCTGAGATAAATATTCAATATCTCTTGAAGATAATTTAATCTTATCTCTTAATGGATTATCGTCATCATAATTTCGAAACTTTAAAATTGTTGGGAAGTAGAATGAAGTATCATTTACTTTTATCAACATACTAAGAGATGTTATTACTTGATTTACTTCATTCTGAGTAATCAATACATTAACATCTCGAAACATCTCATCAATCTGATCGGTTACTTTATCTGCCAATTCGATATTTTGATTTTGATGCACTGTTAAAATTGGTACATATCCTGTGTTTGCCATTCTACTAATCATCCTCGCTTTCTTTAAAAATCATGTCTGTCATCCGTTCCATTTCAGTTCTTGGTTTCCTGAAAGCGTTTTTATGTAAACTTTCTGCCTTGATCTGACAATAGATATCTTCTGTAATCATTTCTCTGGTAGCAGCAGAACGACACATTCCTGCGCAAAACAGTACGGCACCGCCAATCAGAATCGTAGATAAAACTATCATTCTACTGCACCTCCACTGTATTTGACTTACCGCTTAGGTAATCGCCTGCACATTCAAGAAGCTTGTAGATAGCATCAGCAGATTCAATATGTATATCAAGATCACCAGCTGTTTCAAGCTCAATTACCTTAGCCATCAGAGCTGTTCTAAGAGAATATCTCTTTGCTGTGATCTGTAAATCATCTTCAAACTGATGCCAGATTGGGAAATCTCCTGTCTCTTTGGCAATTGAAAGCGTTACAGTAAAAGTTTCGTCCTCTTTACCATTTTCGTCATTATGTCGGGCAGTAGCCAAAATTTTATGCTTTCTGTGATTGATCGGAATCTCAATGGTTGTCCCAAGGCTTTTATAACTGCGTTGTGGACGACTCTTTTTCTTCATTGCCTTCTGTTCTGCGTATTTTTCTTTATTAAATTTTCTGGATTTCATTAAAAGTCTCCTTATTTATGTATTTGTTTAGTTTAATTATTAATTTGTGTTTATTATGTATTTCAATAATTCTTGCTTACTGTTCTGGTAAAATATTTTTCTCAATCTTTCGCCAATCGTTGGGAAGAGATACCTTGAAATAAATGCCACGGGCACTCTTGTTTTCTTTGACCATTTTGCATATCAGCGTGTGCTTGTGAAACCGCAGCAATTCTTTCACCTGATACCATTTGAAACAATAATCAGTGCCACCTGATCGAATGTTACTCAAGATATCGTTGATGAAAATTCGATAATACTGGTCATGCGTTGGCTTATAGACCACGGCATCTGTTGTACTATCTCTTGCTCGAATACCATCATTTCTTTTTAATCTTTTCTTTGAAGAAGGAGTAGTGCGTAGTCTCTGTGCTGCTAGTTTTACTGCAAACTGTTCTTGCGTCATGTTCTCAAATGAGATACGGTCAGAAGTAGACAATAAGTCTTTGAGTTCTGTATTTAATTGTGTTGTCATGAAAATTTGTTAGATCCTTTCGTTATGTATATTATTGTTTAGTTAATTTTTAATTTGTGTTTACTTGATTACTCACAATGCTGCCAACAAAGTGATTAATCAAATGGAAGTTCCATATCATCTTCAATATGTTCGTAAATTTTATCTGCTTTTAATTGTTTTCTCTTAGAAGTAAGACGTCCTTCACATTCTTGAATTTCTTTTTTGTAGTCATAAATACTATCTAAGCGTCCTCTTTGTTGTAAATCGTATTTATATTGATTTGCAAAAATAGTTCTTCCAGTTAATAAATTTGCAGAGCCTTTAAATCCAGACGTATGTTTACATGCAATAATTCCCATTTCTACTAGATCATCCACACATTTTGCAATTGTGCTTTGGTTTAAACCCAAGTCATCGCTAATATTAGTGTAATATTGATGATATGTTTCTGGATATCTTTCTCGATTTTTCTTCGTATTATAAGCCGAACCATATCTTGTATTAATATTCAATCTTAAATACGACAGGACAAGTAATAATTTCCATGGCTTAATTCCAGAATACGAAGGGCTATTCCATGATTTTAAAATAAAATCAATTTCAAAGTCATATAAAATCGCAAAGTGTTCCTTTGGATAAAACATTTGAGAATCTGGATTAATCATCAACATTGCATCTTTGGATGTGCTTATGTTAGAAGTTGTTACGTCTCCGAATAAAATCAATTGATTAATTAATTCACGGAATTGATCAATGTTTGCGTTTTTATGTCTATCTGGTGTTATTCCGATTAATTTAAATGCTGAGCTATAATTTAAATATATCATTGTTTGTTCTTCCCATGAATTAGTCAACGTATGTTTTTGAAGTAGTAGAAAGAACAAGACTCTATAATCATTAAACCTTGCATGGTCGTAGATTATATCGTAAGGAATCCTTTTAAAAAATGGTCGTTGTTTTGGTGGCGATATCGTCATATTACGCTCCTTTCCTAAATGTGTAAAAGTTTGACTGTAAATAATTGGTAAACCCACACTATATGTGGGACAAGAAAAAATTTTCACACAAAAATGTGTGTTAATGGTGTAAAATTTCCGCACAAAATTGTGTGGAAAGTGGGGTGCTAAAGAAGATTAAACCTTATTAGGGGAGATAATACTTCTTAAGCATATTAAACATTTGTAATACCGATTTTCATTTTTATTCATAGTTCACTACGTTCACTATTCATAAAAACAAAAATCGGTATTACAAATTCTAGCCAATGGTTTCACCATTGCCTTTGTTCGCTGACGCTCATCTCTTTTCTCTTTTGATCTTTCATCTGTCTTTTCTTTTTGTCTGTGTTATCTGTTTTGATAATTGGATTGATCATCTTTCCATTTCTCCTTTCTTTGTTTTGTTCATCATGTAGATCATATATGATAATTGTTTTATATTTTCTTTCTGCAATATCTGTAATCTTTTTCTAGTTATCTCGTTGTAGTACAACCACATATATGATCTTGAAGATCTTGGATATAATATCTCAGAATGATCTTTCCAGTAATCATGAATCTTCATTGCAATTTCTTTTCTGGTATCTGCCAACATATATTCTCTGAAAGAATCTTTACACAGATTACCATGATTGATTATCTGCCATATCATATCTGGTGTGATACCTGGTGGCAAATTGAAAGAGAATTTTGTCTCTTCATTGCAATTACTTTTGAAATCACTCATATTCTTCACGGTATATATCCTTTCTTTTTTCATTTTCTTTTTAAGCATATTGGTATTTTAGCATACTTTCTGCACCTTGTCAACGGGTGCAATGAGGGAAGTTGGTTGTATTTTTATTTGAGTAGAATGTAATTTTCTTTATACTGGATTCTTTACATTTAGAAGAGCTTTTTGTGGTGAATTTCCATTCTATAGGTAAATTGGTATTGTTAGTAGGGGAGAGGTGTAAAATTGATTTATGATCTCTCAGGTGCATTTTTTCATAGGAAATATCCTTGTACTTTTTCATGTACAATATATACTGGTGCCGACAATGATCTTTTCAATGTAAAGTGTACCCCCTTATGTGATATTAGTGCGAGAGCCAGGTTATGTGTGAAATTATTTAGGGTACTTTTGCAATGTTTAGACGAGAAATCGGATGCTAATTTCCATTTTATATGTTATGGCGATAACTTGTTATGGTAAGATAGTAGAATTGAAATTTGCTCTCTCATAGTACATTTTTTAATGGTATAATGAAGAGATATTTTTACCGTGGATCTAAGAAAGGTTGTGGCAAATGTCTGACTAGGGAATCTGCTACATAATGGTTGGTGTTGATTATATGTGATTCTCAATGTTTAGAAGAGTATATCCGTCAAATATGGATTTTGTGGTATGTTATGGAGAGTTGTTAAGGTAGACAGGTAAAATGGATTTATGATTTGTAGAGTGCGATTTTTTATAGGGTTGAATGAGAGATAAATTTTTGCATAAAAATAATCCCTGCTTACAAGGTTAAATATCTGATTGATAGATTTCTTGTGTTCACTATCTGTCACAAATCTGGTTGATAGTTCAAGGGATTCCATCTTATAAAATGTTTTGCCTTGCGAGGGATTGTTTTTATTGATACATGGAATACATTGAATGTTCTTGTTCAATGCCATATATACGATTATATCATATAAGATACTTTGTTGCAATAAGAGATTGTTAATTGTAAAAAATATGCCCAGAGAAATTTCCATGAGTATAAATTCTGATAATGCATTTGCCGATACATTATCTAGGGTATCAACTTGAATACCTTAATATCATCTATTTGTGTCTGTTTTGGCGTAGATGCCAAGGGTCGCCTAGCCCTCAATGGCAGTATAACATGATCTTCTGAGAAATGGAATAGGCATGTTATGATTGCAAAGTGTTTACCTGCGGTAGCAATGTCGAGAAGGAACGCTAACGCTTATCCTGTCTCTCCTAAACTGCGCAATAAATTGCTTGTTTGCTTGGGATAAGAGAGAAGAGGTGGTTGTTGTTTTCTTTAATGTCTGTAAGTGGTTTCTTGTAATTTATATATTTTTGTGCATATCTTTGTTGAGAACCTTTTATATAGGGTGTCACCAATTTCGTAGGCAAAATAGTTAAAGGTGTAGTGATTATAAAGATAAAGTGACGATGATTTTGTGCGATTGATTGTAGAGATAAAATCAGTTTTAGACATGATTGATCGAATTTATGCATTTTTCTGGGAGTAATTTTGTGCAAATGTTGAGAGGTAATTTGTGTAGGGATTTACTGGTATTTGTGAGGGTGCTGATGGTCAAAATCGTGCTTCGAGAAATGTTAAAAATCGTGTTTCGATAAATTGTGTAAAACTGTGTAAAATTTGGTGCGAAAAATATAAGGAATTGCTTAGGCTTTTGATGGTAAAACTTGCATGAAATGGCGCAAAACAAAAACGTGTCGTCGAGAGAATTGTGGAAAATAAAGGGGAAAATGGGGCTGATTTTTGAGAAAAGTGCGATTTTTGAAAGAAGGGGTTCTGAGAGCGTCGAAAAAAGAGTAGTAAAATAAACGATTCTCTCGACGACGCCTCCGAAGACATGTTTTCGATTAGCAGAAAGTGTTTATCTAAGAAAGTGTAGGAAATTGCTTGGGAAAGTGATGATTTTGTGGGCAGAGTCGAAAAATTTTTGTTGACACGGTGATTGAACACGTCTGTCTAAAATAACAGTTATTTCCAATTATGTAAATGTAAACCTACCCCCGCTTTTTGATCTGGTGGTATAAAAATTACATGGTTAAAATTGTAAAAATCTATTTGAAATACTATAATTTTATCAAATGAATTTTTGTAAATGATTGTAAATAATTTATAGGTAGATCAGGGTGCAGAGTGCAGATAATTCCCAACTATTTCCACGTAGTATTCAAAACTACATGATAGTGTATCAGATGCTGTATAATATAATATGGTTTACGACGTGTCGTAGTATTCCAAAATAGGACTACTACTTTGCGACTATTTACACAACAGTTGTTGTTTATCATACACTTGTCTATTATCCAACACTTTTACATAATGTGTTGGATAGTCTATCCACGCCATCAATACAAAATAAAACTTCACGCCACACCACGCCCACAAACCCACCTATAGCTTCACTCTATACCAACCAACCCACCCATAGCTTTTATCTATACCACTTGACAGCACAATAAAACCATGCTACACTACTAAGCAAACAAGCGTTCGATGTTTGGCAGACTTCCAGCACTTGCGATAACTACACAAATTAAAATACAAACTAAACAAATAAATATATAGCAATCATACAAGATCAAGCTATCATACATAAATAAATACATATACAAACATAACATGGTAGTATATCTCATACTACCACGCAAAACTAGATCCAAACTACTATAACTATATAAATACATATAATAGTATAACATATTACTATATATCATGTATAACCATAATACAACATATAGATATACTACATATACACCACACTATACAAGAGTACACCTAAGGCATAGGCAAGTGATATATAATGTGATATATCAGATATACTTATACATTATATTAATAATACTGTTTTATACGTGTTTCTTCTATATAATAGATTCATTCTTTGCATAGTTACATTCTAAAGCATTTAAACGACTGTATAAGGCTTTATGAGTGCATAGGGCGTAAACAGCATTATTGATCTTTGCTGGTATTATCCTTTGGTACAATATTTATTTCTATCTGTCCATCTAAGGCAGATACATAATCTAATAATGTTTGTATGCTAAAATTTGTTTTACCGCTAAACGTACGACTAACATTAGCTTGTTTTATGTTTAATGCTTTCCATATATCTGATTGTGTTTTGTTGTTCTCAATCATGTATATTTTTAATAACTTTATTAAATCGTTTATATTATTAATTTTCATAAAAACTCCTAAATATATCATATTTGTTATTGACATATCATAAAAGATATGGTAATATAATAACTGTGATAAGGATATCACATAAAATATTGTATCAGATTTGATATAAAAAATCAAATTAAAATATCAAAAAAGCTATTGACATAGCATAAAAGATATGATACAATAAAAACAAGTTAAGAGAGAAGCATAAAAAGAGTGGCGATAACAACCGATACTTGAAACACCAGCTTTCAAGCTAATCAATTAACAACAACTTATAAACAGTCTTAAAAAGGAGAGTCAAACAAAAGTAAATCTTAAAAATAAATAAAACGGTTGTACATGATGAAATGTACATAAGGATAATGAAAAAAGGCTTATAAGTGCTGGTAACACCTACAAGCCCATTAAGTATAAAATACTTAGTTCTAGACAATCTAAGTATAACATATCTTAAAAAGTTTTGTCAATTCTGATAAAAAAATTCATTTTTTTGAACGGCAGACAACTAAATAGTTTGTCTTGCATGATGATATATGATAAACCCTAGATAATAGCAAGGTGGTGCTTGCGGGGTTTTGATAAGGCAATAGCCAACGTGGTAAGTAATAGACAAGTGTCAGAGTAGGGAATAAACCGTGACCATAGGGAACACTTGCAAGGAACAACAAACAAAACTTATATATTTGTAATATATAAGGGATAACTTAACATTGAACGGATCTAAACTTAAGGGTATCATTTTTTGATACTCTGTTTTTTTGTAACAAATTGTAGCAACTCTTTTCTTGTCTTAGAGTAGAAAAGGCATGGTTTAAACTTTAAGCAACTTTTTAATGGTTGTTAGTGCTGATTATAGCACAATGGCAAGTATATCAATTAGTAATATATTTGTTTTACAAATGAACGCCAACGGCTTGTACCCTAGTAGTTAGTAATTTGTATACAAATTATATGAACATTGTTCACTGTCTTGCATACCGCTTTAATCGGCATTATAGAACTATTAAATTTTAAAATCTTATCAAGTCTGATAAGTAGAAAGAAGGAAATTATGAATACAAATACAAACGGTTTTACAGCATGGGTTACAAACTTAGGAAAATACAATGAAGGAGAAATCATTGATAAAGCTGTAAATTTTCCACTTATTGATGAAGATGAAATTAAAAACATCTTAAAAGAAATAGGTATTGGTGCAGAGTATGAAGAATATTTTGTTGCTGATTATGATGCAGAGTTTGATACAACGGACTTAGGAGAATACACACCACTTTCAAGACTCCAGGAAATTGGAGAACGGTATTCAGAACTTTCAGATGAAGAAAGAACGGTATTTAATGAAATTAGTTCAGAAACATCAACTTTAGATGAAGCCTTTGACATTGTAGAAGATGGCAATTATATCATTTATTCAGATTGTGACAGCATGAAAGACGTTGCTTATCGTTATGTTGATGATACTGGACTACTCGAAAACATTTCAACGAGTGTATCAAATTATTTTGATTATGAAAAATACGGTCGTGAAATGGATATTCGTGGTTGGTATGTTGATTCTAAAGCATTTAACGGCTACATTTCAATTTTAAATTAAGGAGGTATATTATGAACTATTATGATTTAGATGGAATTCAGACAGAAATCAAAAAACAGATCGAAAGAACAAAGTGCTTAATTGAAAAATGGGAGAAAGTTACATATCCAACCAAAAAAGATGGTGCACCATTCAAAAATATGTCAAAGAATTTTGACGGAGCTACATATACGGCAAAAGATAATAGTGCAGAATTATCAATCTGTGGATGGTCTGAGTTCAGCGGTTATGAACACGACTCTATTTTTTGCCACGAAACAAAATACGAGAATAGGCAATATATACCTATTCTTTATGACGTAAATCAGATTAAAGAAAAGATCAATAATAGGATTGACGATTTAAAAGACAATCTTGTTTCATTAGAAAAACAGTTAGAAGTATCTAAAAAAGCATATACAGAATTCCAGGAAGTATATGAAAATATGAGAAATCAGCTAAAAAAATTAAGTGGTTGTGAAAATGAAAAGTATGAAAATACTTTGTTCCATGCAATCTATGGAACTATTGTTAAGCCATATTAGAGAAATAAAAGGAGTGTTTGAACGATGGAACAATATTTATATGCTGATGAATATGATGATAATGAAATTAAAATTCTAACGGTTGGGCAACTGTTAGAATTTTTTAATAAATCGGATGATAAAAAGAACGGTTCAAGTTTAGATGATTATATTAAAGACAATATAAGAATGGATCTTATTGAACCGTTTTGCCCACATAAAGAAGCAGAAACGGTTGTTTGTGATTTACAGCCATTAGCAAAACAGTATATCTTGCAAGAAGCTGAGAAAGTATTCAACGGTATTTCATGGGTAAATACTCAAGAAGAACTTGATAACGTGTATCATGAGAAAGTCAAGAACCTATATGATACAGTTGATTTTTCAGAGTTTGTGGCATATTTATAGATTGAATATCATAGACAAGTCAAAACACGGCTTGTCTATTTTATTGAACCTATAAAGAGAAAGAAAGTCCCGTAAAGGGCAGAAGGAAGGAAGAACAATGGAAAAAGCACAATTACATAAACCAAAACTAACAGATATAGTCATTGCACTTGTAGGAATCGCAATGGCTATTATTACGTTTATCAAGATCCCGCAAGCCTTTATATTAGAAGCGTTGTTGGTAATGATTACCGCTGTCTATATGCTTGCTTGCGTTGGATTTTTTGATGATGATACAGATACAAAATAAGAAAGAAGGTAAATGATTATGAATTTTGAAAAATATAGAGAACTTGACACAATTAAATTGCATGGGATTTCTGCCGACATATTTCAAGAGAATGAACACGGAGAACTTATTGATCCTTTACGTGGAAAAGATGCAGACTGGTTAACGGGAAAATCCACATTGGCAAAAGCGGAAAATTTCAATTTTGAACAATTCGTTATTAATGAAATCAATCAGCATTTTATTAACAATTTAGAAGCAAAAGATATTTGTATTTGTGGTAGTTGCTTTTCTTTTTGGAAACAAGAAGATGATGATGGTTTAGAAGATGATAATGGAAAATATTTTGTATCCTATGCCGTTAGTATCACAATTAATGGAAAATACATAGATGAAGAAGATTTATACGAACTATTTCCGAATTTTGAATATTAAGAAAGAAGGTAAAAACACAATGAGAACAAAACAGAACAAAACAATTAAGATCTTATTAGCCGTAGCACTTATGTTTACGGCTTTTTTAATGATGGAAAATACAGTACACGCAAAGACAAAAAGAAGCACGTACAGAACGATAAACGGCATTTATAACAGTGACGGCACAATTGATACGGCAGATGGCTCTTGCTGGAAAGTACGCAAGGAATCATATGCCTATCCAGAGACTACCGTTGTAACTGTAAAATTCAATACTCACGGCACTAGAAACAAACTCGATGATTCGATCGTAAAGATCAATGCAAAGAATAAGAACATCCAGCTTGTAAACGATTATATACGCCATGAGTACGACTTAAAAGCCTATAGAGTAAAGTATATCAGCACTGGAAAATTAACCGATAAAATGATCCGTGAACGTGCTGTAAAGCATACGATTTATGTGGAAATTATTAAAAGTGTTTCTGCCGGAGGTAAACATGGAACGTATGGAAAAGGTTACTACCTTGCGTATAACAAACGTGTACGCAAGGGAAAGCACGTAACAAGCTATTGTGTATGGAATCCTTGTAATAGTTACTGTGATGACGTAGAAGCGATCGCAGATAATGGAAAAATCAGATAGAAAGAAGGTTAGAACTATGAGAAAAGAAAATACAATGTACACTGGATTTTATGATATTCCTTGTCTTACTGGAAGAAAGAGTTTTTACGGTAAAGCAAAAGAAAGAGTTATCGACAATGGTTACGAGCTTAAATCATATGAAACTATTGTCTGTAAGTTAGTCAACGGAAAACTTATCCGATTGTGGAACGATTACAGCCCAACAACTATGAACCATGTAAACGGCTTCTTAGTGTTCCACGGTATGGAAAAAATCAAGAAAGCTGATTGGATGGCAATGGAAGTTAAGGAAGGAGCGTAAAACTATGACAACGATTACTATATACAGAAACAAAAGGAACAAAAATAAATATATAGAAGTCCATAATGATGGACACTATCATAACTCAGTAAAACAGTTTATGCAATGGAAGAAAGATCACAATGGAAATCAGCTTGCCAAACCGATTAGAAATGAAATGGGTGATCGAGTGTTACATAGATGGAAAAAAGCAAACCTGATGACGTTACTGGAAGATTATGAACTGATTACAGCATAGGAGGATGGAAGATTATGAAAGATGTAACAATGATTATTGAATCAGAAACAGTTGATAAATTTTTTGAAATCTTTTCTGATAGTTGGGATGATACTTTTGCTGGTTGTCTATTAGACAATCATTTTTTTGACATTGGAAAGAACAATTATAAGATAGGTAGGAAAAAGATTAGATCCTACGTTATTATACGTGAAAAATACTTGAACGAATGGAGTAGTTGTTACGAACTGTACATGACAGACAGTGAAAAGAAGTATAGAGAACTGTTGGGTATGTACTATAAGGATCGTGAAGAGTATGAAAAAGAAGAACTAAAAACGGCATAGGAAGAAGGTGGAAATCATGAAAGAAAGAGAATTAAGAACAGCAAAGAAGTTTAACATTTTAGATAAATGTAAATCGTTGGAAAGAGAGCTTCTGCAAATTAATAGAGTTGAAGCGATAGAATTTGATCTTAATGGATTTTACAGTGATATATATCAAGTAATTATCTTAGCAAGATATGATATTCCAATAACTTTAGAAAACTATTTTGAAACACGGAAGGAAGTTGTGAAAAATATCATCAAGGTTGCTGGAAATTATGGATTAACAAGAACAGAAGATCGTATTGAGGACTATGGAACGACATTTTATTTTGTATTTCGTTGTTCTAAAGAATGGAAAAATAAAGAAAACTAAAAGGTAAAGGAAGGTGTATAGAATGGAAATTTTAAAGATGACAGAACGCAAAACAGTAGTGATTCAGACAGTAGAAAAGACAGAACGTAACACTTTTGACATTGGAAAAATCAGAGTCGCAGCATTGCCACCGATTGCAAAGAAAGATCTTATCGCAGAACTTAAAAGCAAAGGCTTCTGCGATGGAATGATCCATACGGCTATGCAATGTAGGTTGGAAGATCTAAACGGATATGTGAACGTATGGAAGTATGTAGCGTATATCTTAGCTGTAGAACTGATGGAAAGATTATAGAAGGGAGCTGGAAATATGGAAACTTCTTTTAAATTTGTAGATAGTGTAGGCAATATTTATTGGTATAAATTTAATTCAGTTGACGAAGCGCGTCATTTTGCATATGTTCATGGTTTATGTTTCTTAGGTAGTTAGCAATGGCATAGAAGGAAGGTGGAAATTATGATAACAAGAAATACATATCCCGATGGTAGAACGGAAATTTTCTGTACAAATCCAGATGAATACTGGGATCTTAGTATTGAGTACGATCTTGAAGATTGCGGGATGAGTGGAAAATATTATGGGTGGGGCTGGAGTCGTGATAACAAACGTAATGTTGATGTTTATTCTAAAAATTTAGAAGAATAGAAAGTAGGTGGAAAGAATGAGTCGCAGAACAACTATAACAGCATTAGCGTGTCACGTAGAACGAAAGTATAATACTTTATACTTCACAGAAAATCATCCGAACTCTGGAAAAGATGATGACTTATATGGTTACAAATACTTCTTATTATTCAAGAACACGTTCGGAATTTTTCGGAAATACAGAACGCAAGAAGAAGCAATAGAAGGTATGACGGAAATTTTAAAAGAAGATCCGTCGGAACTATTCAACTTCTCTATGTGCTATACATAGCCAATTAAAGGCTTTTATTGTCTGTAGTGAAGCAGACTACACCATAACGGAAAAACTCGACTATTGAAGCTAATAGTTACTTTAAATGAACGGAAAGACTGTACTACTGGTTGATGGTAGTGACGTACTGGAACGGAAAAACGGTGGCGTATGGTAGATAAAAGAGTGCTTTTATCGGTGGGTTCGATTCCTATCCCGTCACTTTTCACGATGGAAATTATCGTGTATAATATAAGAGAACAGTTAATATTTTAAAGTCCTAAATAGGCAGAAAGGCTGGAAATTATGTACGAATTTAAAGAAATGATCTTGCCAGAACATTTTAACCATGCTTCATACGCTGGATTTTGCGTGAAGCCTGGAATGTTTTATGGAGTAGAAAAAGAAAGTGGAAAATTAGTTGCTACAACGGGCTGGAATATAAATGGATCAACAAACATCTACATACAGCATGAACCAAAATCAAAATGGAATAACGACTTATGGGAAGATCTTTATGATGATTATGGAAAACCTTTGATCACAATTGAAAAAAATGACTTGCAACGAATTAGTAGCAAGGTAAAAGAATTCCAGAGAACAGCAATGGATTTTGAAATGTGGGCAAATGCAAACGGATATACCGACGAATACTATGAAGATCTCACTAGAGAAGAAATGGATCAGATAGAATCAGCTTATGAATGGTATTACTTTATGGAATATCCAGAATTTGTGATCCAGCTTTTAAAAGAACTCTGGGCTATGGAAAAAAATGTGGAAATTTTAATGGAAGATGGCTGTACTAGAAAAGAAGCAGAAAAGCATTTAAACAATGGCACAGTTGTTTATACATTAGAAGATTTTACAGAAAATTTTGAATTTATGAAAAATTTTCATGAAGATGCAGATGAAATCAAAGCAGATAAGAAAATTAAGAAGATGTTGGAAACAAAAATTCCAATGGATGGGTATAGTTTTGTAAAGTATGATGGAAAAGAATGGTTGATTAGTTATTGTTTATAGAATAAGGTGGTGGAAATTATGAAATCATATAAAGAGTACGAAAGAGAGTTTATTGGAGATAGTGATATTGCAGCTTTAATTTTTGTAGGTACAACAAAAAACGGACTAAAAGCAAATATCTTAGATTTTGGCTGTGATGGAAGATATAATGCTTATGTCGTTGATGAGAACGCAAAGATCGGAGATCACTATACCTTGGAGATGGAATTCGAAACATCATCAGGATTCAGAGCATGGCTTAAAATCTATGACGATGAAGGATTAACGGCAGACTATAGTGCAGACAAAATTAGAGTATATCGTGCTGGAGATTTTGGCTGCATTATTCAGCTTATCGGAAAAAAAGAATAACGGAAAATTAAATAAGAACAAAGTAATCTAGGAAGATGCAGAAATGTATCTTCCTTTTTTGATGGAAAGAAACGAGGTAAGAACAAATGAAAGTTAGTAGAGAAGAATATGAAAGATTAGACTTTGAAGACTTTGTGGAAAAATTAAAACCACAATACAGTACATTATGTAGCCTTGAGGATATGAAGAACGCTTGCGTTCAGGCGGTAAACGTGATGGAAGTTAGCCTTGCAATTCATATCCTGGAACCGATTGAAGAATACGGAGTATGGTATTACGACTACGATAGAGAAAAGGGTATGCAGTATGTACCGCAGCCATTATCACAGAAAGAGGATCTTGTGAAGGCTGGATACTTAGAACTGGTCGGATAATAAAATGCAGATTTAATTACTTTAAAATAATTAAAAAAGTTATTGACGAGCAATTAAAAAAATGATATTATATCATTGTAAGGAGTGAAAGAAATGGCTAGAAAACCAATGTCGATCCAAATCGAAGAAACCTTACAAGAAAGTTTTAAGCGGAAATGCAAGTGTAACGCATTAAAATATAGTGATGTTGCAGAAGCATTGTTACAGTCGTACGTTGATGGAAAAATTGACGTTCAAGTAGAAATGAAATACACTGTAACGCCTAAAACCTTGTAAAACAAAAAAAGGTGGCAAGCTGGAACTTACCACCAAAGAATGTGTAAAATATCTTCCACGAATGGAAAGATATATACCCAATCCGAACAAATTGAGTATATATCAAATTATCAATTCTTTCAAGTGGAAATATTCATTTTCACATATTCCAATTTGTTTTAATAGCACATTGAGAATTGAATATCTTGTATTTAGTAGGTACCTGAGAACGGAAGCTACGAAAAGCCGAAACATCTAAAAGCTGTGAAGTATACAAGAGTGATGGAAATTATATTTTTACAGAAAGGACTTAGATAAGATGGAAACAAACAGTATTAAGATCGGAGAAAATGATTTACAAGTCAAAGAATGGAATGGGCAGAGAGTTGTTACATTCAAAGATATTGACAGAGTTCATCAAAGACCTGACGGAACGGCAGGGAGAAACTTTAGAAAGAATAGAAATCATTTAATTGAGAACGAGGATTACTTTAAAGTTTGTCCCGACGAAATTCGTCGACACAACATCATGTATGTTTCTGAGAGATTACATCAAGATATTGTGCTTTTGACGGAAAGCGGTTATCTGTTAATCGTGAAATCATTTACCGATGATCTTGCATGGGATGTGCAACGGAAATTAGTTAATACATATTTTAAGTTCAAAGAAACAATGGAAAATTTACAGCCTGTTGAGAATGGAATGGTTTTATCAACTGGAAAATTTGAAGAAGCAGTAGAAAGCATTGTATCTTGTGCAGACACATTTAAATCTATAATTGATTATTCAACGATCAATTATAAGCAACAACAGATTTTACTTAAGACAGCCAGAATGAGAGTTGCGGATCTTTTAGGTGGTGCTAAATCACCTGAGTATAAAGAAAAGAGTCGAACGTACTTCAAGAACTTATGGCAGAATTTTTGTTATAAATTTGGGTGTGGTTCTTATAAAGACCTTAATCCGCAATACATGGTTGGTGGAATTGCAGAGTTATGGATTTTACAATGGGAATATAAACAACATAAGTAGAATCGGAAACAATTAAATAAAAATACTTAGAAAGCGGTATCTATTATAGGTATCGCTTTTTGAGTTAAAAGAAAAGTTTTATCACAGAATAGGAGAGTAAATTATGAATGATAAAGAATGGAAATTAACAAAGGCTGGCGAAGAACAAGTCAAGTATTTCATTAAAGAGTGTGAAGCAAAACGAAAAGAGATTCTTGACGCAAAAATTGATACTGCTTGTCATACACATATTCCAACAAAAGCACTCATCTTAGCAGACATCAATTGTGGAGAAGATCTTGCAGAAGATGGATATAGAAGTGTATGGGGCGTCACAGATAATTATGACCTGTCAATTTTTTTAGAATATGACATTGACATTGTAGAAGAACAAGGGTAAGAGATTATGAATACAGAAATAAAACAGGAAATTATCGGAATCGTTATGTGTCACGGAGAGAATGATTATGGATACTGGGAAGGATTTTTTCTGACAGATGAAGAGGAAGAACAGATTTATGAGATCCTGATGCGACATGATACAGAAGGATGTTCAATCAGAGGTACAAGAAATGACATTGCAAACGAGATTAGAGAATAGGAGAGTGATTAGTTATGGAAAATAACGAAGTAAAAAGAATTGCCAACATCTTATTCAATATGTCTTTGGGAATGGACTATGACACGTTCGTAGATGATTGGAAAGAAGATATGAAAATGTTAACTGAAAGCATTGGAAATTTATCTAAGGCAATCGGAAAATTGTCTAAAGCGGATGATTCTCTGTTTTATGTATTGCAGAATATTGCAGATAACAACGCAGATATGGAAAATAGATTGGTCAATGCAGATGGATCTATTAATTAATAGAATGTCAATTTGATCGTAGGAAGGATGGAAATTTACATGAAAAAATACATAATAGATGTTGTAGAAACATATAAGAGATCAGTGGAAATCAAAGCAGAAACAGAGAACGAAGCAAGAAATATTGTAGCGGAAAAGATTAATACAGGAGATATTGATATCCCTTGTGATGGTGGTGGTTACGACTATGAGTACAAGTTATTCGCAAGTGAAGTAGAGGAAAGTGAAGTGTAATTTCTACGGTCTGTTTACGATGGTTGAAGAAAATGATAATATATACATATTGGTTGAGATATCAGATGATCAGAGAAACTAAAAAAAATGGAACAAAGGAGAGTAAGTAATGTGGGTTTTATTGTTAATAATTATATTTATCGTTCCAGAGGACACTTTGGAATATATATTAGGAGCTATCTTAGGTGGTGGTTATGGAATTTTAATGGTTATAGCATTTTTTGCTATTCTGTATGGGGTTTATAAGTTCTTTTCCGATCTTTGGAATGGAAGATAGAATGGAAAATATTATTTAATAAAGCAGATTATATATGGAAGGAGTTATGAATATGAATAAATTCAAGCATTATGGGAAAGATGTATGGGTTCAGACATTTACAGAAATAAACTGGGTAGATGGACTAAAGAAAAACGGATTAGAATATGTAGCACTTCCAGATCTTGAACATGAAGTATATAAATATGTTAAGAATGGAAAAGAGCGGTATGCTCTAATTCATTATCCTGATGTACCTGAAGAAGCATTACAAGAAGTATATATAATAGAAAAGATTCCTGATGATCTTAGTTGGGATAACATAATAGAAGATTACAGACAGCAGAGTAGAGGATATGAACCGATGAAACTGCCAACACGAGCAAGACTATTATATGATAAAGCCGATCACATAGCATATGAATTGGAAAAAGAAGATCCAGATTTTGCTAAAAATTTTTGGCATAGACCTACAGGATATATTGATCCGAACCGATTTAAGTCAGCTCTTACTTTGCTTGGAACAAGTATCGAAGAGTTAAGGGAAATGGAACATTCTGATACGCCAGAAATTGATGAACTAGAATTATAGTGAATATAAATTAATATAGGTAACTAGGACACTTATGGAAAATTCCAGAGTGTCTTTTTTAATACAAATTTTTACATAAGAAAGGTGGAATAACTATGGATTTAAACGAAATGGAAATTCCTTGCGATCCAATTTTGGATAAAGCAAAGAGAGATGAACTGGTACAGAACACAGAACTTTTGAAACAGGTTACAATCAAGCCGATCCCGTGGCTTCCTGGACGAGATTATATTACTACAGAACAGGTAGCACGATTCTTTGATGGAGACGTTGACGAGGTTAAGCGGTTGTGTACGAAGTATCGCAAAGAGTTTTTAGACGATGGAATGGAAGTTAAGACAGTGCAAGAGATCATTGACGGTCAGAACGCAACAACGGAAAAACAGAAGGGAAGAATCATGGTAACGTATCCGAACGGATTAAATATCTCATTCGGCTATAAAGGTGCTAAGGTGTTTACTCTTAAATGTTTAATCCGACTTTCACTACTGATGGAAACTTCAAGCCTTGCCGAGAGCGTGAGGTATTATGTTTTCATTAATGATTATATCACGATAGAAGAGCAGAGAGAACAAGAGCAGGTAGAGGCAGGTGTGCAGCTTGTAGACACAACGGAAATTTTAGGTAGAAGAATTGACTTATACAGAAGCATTGAAGATCCGTTATTCTTGGCAAGAGATGTTGCAGAATGGATTGATTATAGTAAACGTCCTGATGGAAGTTATAAAACAGATATGATGTTACAGGTGATTGATTCAGAGGAAAAATATAAGACCAAAATCTTAACCGCCAATAATGTTGGCGGGTCAAATTTAGGTCAGATTGATTCTACGGGAAAGACTATTAATCCATTTTGGTTTCTGACAGAAGATGGACTCTATGAAGTGTGTATGCAGTCACGCAAGCCGATTGCAAAACAGATGAAGAAACAGATCAAAGAATACCTTAGAAACATCCGTAAGACAGGCGGTGCAGTTGACTTTGGAAAAGAATCACAGTTTATTGAACACTATTTTCCATCATTCTCTGAAGATGTCAAGCTTGCAATGGTAACGGATCTGAGAACACAAAACAAGGAACTCAAAGAAGAAAATCAGAAGCTACAGAATGATAATAAGCTATTAGCAGCGGAAATTTTGACGTGGGATGATCGCAATAAGATGAACGCTGGTATTAGGAAATTAGCTGCGGTTACAGGAACACAGTTCTCTGTTATGTGGAACGAGCTGTATAAGAACTTACAGTATAAATATCAGATTGATGTTAAGAAACGTGGAAAGAAACCATTTCTACAGTGGATTCAAGAACATGAATGGGATAAGGTACTGAAAGTCTTTTGTGCAATGTGTGAAGCTAGAAACCTATCTCCAACAGATATGTTCCAACAGACGGCACCTGTGGAAAATTTATATGATAATGAAGATGAGGATGATGAAGTATGGAATTAGAACAGATTATTCATGTCTTTGAACAGTTCTGCGGAATATCTTTTGTGTTATATGTGATTGTTTTCCTAGCTTGGTTATCGCTAAGAAAAATTGATCGTGAACATAATAAGGTATATTTAAGCAAATATATAGACGTATTAGAGGAAATATTAGAAGCTATTATGAAGCCTATGAAAGTAATTACGACATTATGGGTTATCGTAGCTTTCGGAATGCTTATTTATCAGCTGATTTAATTCCATATAATAATTTTGGCAAAGAACCGAGTGGAAGGTTCTTTTTATTTTACGGGAATATTTGACGAGAACCGATTTGGCAGGTCGGTTTTTTGTCAAATTTATTATACACAAACTAATGATTCACTAAGCATATAATTGTGAATGGAAAGGGTGTTGATTACATAGAGAGCTAATAGGAATAGAATAGGTTTCGATTAGGATTGGCACACTAATAGTTGGAATTAAATGTTGATTTTATTTCTATTGGTTTACGGAATTAAAGCATACAAAAATAATGAGTATAGAGAAAAATAAGACAGTTTAGAAAGGAAGATGAAGAATGAACCTACAGTTAGTTAAAACGGAAAATTTTAATGATTTATCGTGTGATTTTTATAGTGCTGAGGATCAGTTGTGGATGAGCAGGCAACAGATTGGGCTTGCATTAGAATATAAAGATCCTAGAGTCGCCATTGCAAAAATTCACGATGCTAATAAAGAAAGACTAGATAGAGATTCAGTTGTTACCAAATTGGAAACAACTGATGGAAAATCTTATTCTAGTTATATCTATAATGAACGTGGCATTTATGAAATTTGTAGAAGAAGTAGACAACCCAAGGCTGATGCCTTTATGGATTGGGTATGGGATGTGATTGGAGCTTATCGTCATGGAAATTTAAGAACAGGAACTCCCGTAACAACAGTGGAGCAATTTCTTACAGAACAGACAGAACTTATGAGGCAGATGGAAAGAAACAATGAACGCCTATACAATGTTACTATCAAAGGTTTTAATCAGTTGGCGGACATTGTAAAAGAGATGAAAACCGAACGAAAAGAACTATATAAGCAGATCGGTAAACCTACGAAAGATATTCCAGTAGTAGATACTGAAAGTGTTATTGCAGAATACAAACTTAACGAATGGAAATCCAACGTATATTCTATCATTAATGATATTCTAAAAGAATCTGATGAATTAGGAACTACTACGAGAGATATTCTTAAAGAAGTATACAGGTATCTCACTAACACATATGGAATTGTGTGGGAACAGGATCGGAAAGAATACAAAGAGAAGTATAATATTAGCGAAAGAGGCAATGTACCAACGATTGATCTTTGCTATGACAAGTATCCTGATCTGTTAGTCAATTCATTGGAAAAACTTCTGCGACAGTTCCGCAAAGAAAATGCACAGCCTGATTGGGAAGAAATGAAGATCAAGATTACCAATTATGCTAATCATATTGGAAATAAATCTAAAGGCGGAACTTCTGTTTATCGGAAAATCTATACTAAGATGACAGAAAACGGTGTTAATTGGGATGAGTATGCTCATGGACTGTCTAAAGCTCAGCTTATTAAAACTAATGCAACTTTGTACAACAGATTTTACGAAGCAGCGGTGGAAATTATTTCAGAAGAATAGAGAGGTGTGATATAATTATGACACAAAACGAAAAAGGAGTTGTCTCAAAATGAATAAATTGGAAAACCGAAAAGAAGAAGCTAAAGAATATAGGAAATTAGTTGATAAATGTTTAGCTTTAATGGATAAATACGTTGGAGTAACATTTGGAATTCCTGTATGGGTAGATCGTGGCTCTCATACACTAGAGTTTAAAAAGAATGGAACTGATGAATGGAGACTCCTAACAAAAGAAGAAGTGTCTAATATTATTGAAAAATATGAGATGTTAGATTCTGTAGCAGCAAAGATTACAAAAGAAACTAATATGGGATACTAGAATAAAACAAATATTTGATCAGAAGGAGTGAGAGTAAATGGAAGATAGATATATGTATGAAGATATGAGCAAAATTTTAAAAGATAGACAGATTGGAGATTTTAAATTGTCTCATTTTACAATAAGCAACCAGGATGGATACGCCATGTGTCATGGAATTGCACCAGGAGATTATGTGAGATTAGAACATAGAGGAAGTGTCTTAATGTCTAATACACCAATGGGAAAAAGAACTAATGAAGATTTTGTAACAAACGCTCACGGGAAAGTTTTTATTGGTGGACTTGGAATTGGTTTGATTCTACTTGCGATTCAAGATGATCCAATGGTAGATAAAATCATTGTAGTGGAAAAGAATCAGGAAGTTATTGATTTGGTAGCAAGTCAGTTGCCATTGAGTGATAAGGTGGAAATCATCTGTGCAGATGTGTATGATTATATTCCAGAAGAATTATATAATACGATTTATATGGATATTTGGAGCTTTATTAACGAAGGTGTTTGTTACGATGAAATGTATCCACTCATGGATAAATACGAACAGTATTTAGATGTTAATGATGAAGATAGATATATTGATTGCTGGTGTAGATATGAGGCAGAGCATGGTATTAGAATTTAGAAATTGAGGTGATGGAAATGATTAAGATTTTTAAAGATATGAGTGATAGCGACTTAAAATCTATTTGGGAAAAATATGTTAGGGCTAAAGAAGTTGGAAAAACCTGTGAAAGCTTTAGAGAATATGCGAGAAAGTGGAAAAATGAACTTTATTCAGAAGACACTTTGCAATTCTCAGGGCTTGTAATCGCAGTGGAACAACAATTTTTTGAAGAAATAGCGAAAAGATATTTTGAAAAGGAATGATGTAAAATGGAAATATTAACATTGAAGGGCAATGGAAAATCTAAATTTCTCAGTGATTTTATTGATAGTTCTCGATCAGAAAAATGCTTTGTAATCATATTTGAAGATGAAAACATTTCTCGCAGTCTGTTTTCAAGATGTGATAATTTTATTTTAGATGATTCGCAGAGTATTAAAGAGGAAATGGAAAAATATTTAGGAATTGTTGAAAATTGGAGTGACAAACTGGAATATTTAATAATATATAGTATAGATAAATCCGAAAAAGATATGATCAATTGTGATGTATATTATTTATTAAATCAGATTAAAGATCAACCGTTCTTTAAAGAGCTAACTTGCATTGTAGCTTGTAAAGAATAAAGTAATTAAAAAGGAGTGATTAAAATGGAAAAATCTAAGGCATATACACCAGAAAAACCATATATGTGTGTTTACGAAACAAAAGAAGATGGAATTGGTTATGCGACATTTGACAACGAAGAGGCTTTAATGGAATTGTTAAATGAGTGCAGAGAAAACGGAGATAAGATTTTAGATGCCTGCAAGGTTGAGGATCGTTATGAATTCAAAGATGGAAAATTTGAGTCTAAATATCAAAGAATGTATGAATATGCAGTCATTAAAGCGATCAAAGATAAGCATAAGGAATTATGTAATAAATTAAGAAAAGTAATTAATGAAAGGATCGCTATAGAAGAAAAACTAGCAGATACAAACATGCCGTATCAAAAATATATGCATTTATTGCGTGAGAAAGAGGATATTGAAAAAAAAGAAGAAAAGTTAAGTCAGAGGAAACAAATCGTAAGAGATATGTTAGATGTCTGCTATGAAGCGGTATGGGAATGTGATGATCATATAGATAAAATGAAACTTTGATGGAAAGGAAATGGGATAAGTATGGCTAAATATGAAGGCACTTACGCTTGTGGGCATGATGGAGTAGTAAATGTTATTGGAAAAATGAGTGAAAGACAGAGAAAAGTTGACTATGCTTTTTCTCATCTATGTCCACAATGTGAAAAAAAAGAAAGAGAAAAACAGATTACAGAAGAAAACAAAAACTCTGAGGCACTATCAAAAGAATATGGATTTCCAGAATTGACAGGAACAGAAAAACAAGTAGCGTGGGCTAATACAATTCGATTGGATGTTTATAATGAGTTTGAAAACGACAGAACAGTACAGGAAATTATAGAAAATGAAACGACAGCCTCTTTTTGGTTAGACTTAGATCGATTTATTAGTAAACAAGATTTTCTGCGAAAATATAAACGAACTAAGAGGGAGAAAGAGCGTCGAGAAAGAATCATTAGTATTGATGCTGTGGCACCAGAAAGACTAGAACATGAAGGTGTTGTGGAAATTGTTAAAAAACTTGATAAAATATGCTTGTTTTACCTGAAAGATCAGGATTTCATTAATTTGGTTAAATCAAAAGATTATAGATGGAATGAAGATGATTGTTGTTGGTGTCGTTGTCTGACCGAGAAAAGCGGAAATTATGCTGACAGAGCAGCAGAAATTGGACACAGTTTATTACAAAATGGGTTTGCTATTTGTATTCATGATAGCGAAATCACAGAAATGGCAATCAGCGGTAACTATAAAAAAGAAAACACTCGTTGGATTAATTACGATTCAAAAGATAAAGTTCTAACATTGCGTTGGAGTGCAAGGAGTAATGAAATTTACAACGCTTCAAGGAAAATTGTGAATAATCGATATAATCGAGACAAAGGGTGCGTGGAAGTACCTATAGTCAATTACAGGTCTGTAAATAACTTTGCGAAAAAGTATGATTTTTGTTATACTGAAAATGCACTTGATGCTATCGAACAGTATAAAAAAGAAGTCAGAGAAATGAGAAGGGTTAAGGTGGACAAGTAATGGAATATATTAATCATTATACTCTGTTGACAGGGCATATGAGAAAATCTTATTCAGAGGAAATCAGTAGTGAAATAAGAACTAGAATGAGAGAGCTTATTGAATTTGATAGGAATGTATCATCTAATTACACAGTACCGTTTATGGATGGAACTAAATTGCATATTACTGCGGATGGAGCTTTCTATTGCGCAGAAGTTATATTAGAGGCTGAAGGCGAAAATATTGTATTGCTGACAACAGTAGGATGCAAAGATAGAAGCGGATTATCCCTTGCAATGAAATCAATAGAGTGTGCTTACAAAGATTTGTTTGGAAAATCCTTGGGTGAATATCATCCTGAATTGCCATTTATTGTGGATATTCCAACGCCATTTTGTACCATAATTTCAAACTGGTCAGGAGATTTTTGCAGAACCTTAGCATGGTCGGTTTTTGATGACAAAGATGATCAGACAGCAGAGGAAGAAGTAGAAACAAATACAATTCGTAGAAGTGTAGCAGATCTTCATGGAGTAAAGAAAGATAATTACGAAGGACTTCCAGAGGAATTAAAAGAATTCAATTATTACTTTGTGGATTGTGGACATTCTATTCTTGCAATTCCAGAATGTAAGTTAGACGAAGCAATTAAAGATGGAGATTTGGATATGTTTGAATGTCCATTTCCTGTTAAATATGTGCTTGAAAAAGGATATAGAATGTATAAAGATCATGTAGTTTGCGAGGCAGAATATCATCCTGCATTTGGGTTAATAATTGATGAAGAATGGGATGAATTTTAGAGTAACTTAATAAGATGAAATAAATTAAAGCATATCATTTTTTGGTATGCTTTAAAAATACAAATAAAAATATAGGAAAGAAGAGGAAATAAATGGAAAAAAATATTAGGAAAGAAGGAGATTATATAATATCAGAAGATGTTCTTGGAACATCATATAAACACCCATCATTTGGAATGTTATCATTCAATCGTACTCATGGCGGGCATAGCAATTTATTTGGCAGTAGCATTCAGCATAACGATACAATCCATATGGTATTAAAGGAAGGTGTGGTTATAAGGGGACTCAATGATGATAGGTATGTTGGAGAAGATGAGATTCTGGAAGTAGAAATGTCGCAATCACAATTTGCGGAATTAATTACTTCTATGAATGTTGGAACAGGTATTCCATGTACTATTAAATATTTACGTGGTAAAGGACGTATTAACGAAGCGGATTTTATCAATAAAAGACAGCAGATAACAAATGAATTTAAAGAGTCTATGAACGAGCGTATGAGCGATGCAAAAGAATTTTATGATGAAGTCAAGGAGCTTTTTACTACGAAGAAATCTATTGGAAAAGGCGATCGAGAAATGATCCTGAGAAGACTTGCCAACGTGACTCAATGTATTGAATCTAGTTCAAAATTTATCTTTGATCAATTCCAAAATCAGATAGACAAAACAATTACAGAAGCTAAAGGAGAAATCGAGGCTTTTGCACAGAATAAAATTAATGCAATAGCCCAACAAGCTCTTGTAGAACAGAAAGAAGATATTTTAAAATTAGAGAATCCTGTTGATGTAAATCATATGGAACTTGATGAAGAATAAAACGAAAATTTGATAGGTGGTTAATATATGCGAAAAAAAATCAAATGTCCTCATTGTGGAAGTGAGTCAGGTTTAGAGCACAGAATTTATATGAAAGGATACGATTTATATACAGGCAATGGAGAGCTGGAAGAAGAAGGTGTTACAGAGTACAACTATAGAAAGACTATGACTTGTAGAAACTGTGGGAAACGTGTTATGACTTATGAAGAGTTTAAACGTGATTATTATGTTGACGAATAATAAATATATGTAGGTATTAAAGGAGAATTTTATCTCCATATATAGAGGGGAGTGATGCCATGAGTAACACAGGATGGATCAAACTCCATCGGAAAATTACAGATCATTGGCTATGGGAAGACAAACCATTTGCCAGAGGACAAGCAATGATTGACTTACTTATTCTCGCAGGTTATAATAATCAACCTAAGTATATTGATGGAAACTTAGAAACAGTCGAGCGAGGATCGATGGTTACTTCGATCAGAAGATTGTGTGATCGATGGGGGTGGAGTAATTCAAAGGTTATCAAATTTTTAAAGACACTGGAAAACGACAGTATCATACATGTAAAAAGCGACACTAAAAAGACGGTCATAACCATAGTAAATTACAGTGTTTATCAAGGTTTTGTAGACGAACAAGCTACACAGAAACGACACCAAAACGACGCAGAAGCGACACATAAAAAGAAAGTAAAGAATAATAATAAATATAATAATAATAATAATAATATAAAGCGATTCACACCGCCTGATTGCGAGCAAGTCTCCAGATATTGTCAACAAAGAAACAATGGGATTGATCCAGAAGAGTTTGTGGATTATTACACAGCCAAAGATTGGATGATGGGCAATAGCAAGATGCAAGACTGGAAGGCAGCAGTACGAAACTGGGAACGAAATCAGGCTAAGAAGAACGCTAAACAAAAGCCAAAGGTAACGAACCTTGCACACTTGGAATGTGATCGTGATTATGATTTTGGTGCGTTGGAAAGACAGTTGTTTGAGAAGCAGATGACAGGATAAGTTTGACGAAAGGATGGAAAAATGTCAGAAAATATTTATATTCACTACGGAAGTGATAAGTTTGAGAAAGAGTTGTTTATGTCAATTGTGAACAGAAACATGATTAACAAACCATTTGGAGGTTTATGGGCATCGGATATAAAGGCGGATCAGCCGTGGGAGAAATGTGTATTGATAATGATTTTAGAATTGATAAACTAGACAAAAACTTTAAATTTACATTGGATGATTCGGCAAATATTGTTGAATGGACAGCGAAAGCCGATTTAAAGCAGGTTCCAACGCAAGATCTATCGGGATATCTCCCAGAATATTTATTTGATACAATGGGCGTTGTGCCAGATTTTGAGAAGATGGTCGAAGATGGAGTTGATGCAATTAAGCTTAATTTATCCAAAGGTGATTATGAGTTATATTATGAGCTTTACGGTTGGGATTGTGATAGTATTCTGATCATGAATCCTGATATTATTAGACCATTGTAGAAATTGAATAACAGAATGAGATTGAGAAGCTTATGGCTTCTTTTTATTTTGCCTAAATTTAGAGAATAGGAGTAAGAATTATGGAATTAATCGAAGTAGAAATTAGACCAGAAGTACGTGAACAGTGCAATAATTAGAGAGGAGATTGGAACAATGAAATTATACGGAACAGTGAATACAGAGGTTGATGTGAGTAAATATAATATATTAATAGCTGCGGCTCAAATACTATACGATGGACATCTATATGATAGTTGGGGAATTCATACAGAGTTATTGGAGTCAGATCATAGAGAAAATAACACTGGTAAAAGAGCATTATTTAAGGTTGAAGATATATCATATCATGGTTCCCCAGTATGGAAATATACATTGATTACTGACGATGAAAATGCAATAAATGATTTTCTGTTGGCACAGGAAATAGAAAAAGTAATTAAGAGAGTGTAAGAATAATTAAGAGAGGAGAGATTATCATGGCAGCAACACAGTTTGAAGTTATTAAAACAGCAAACAATAATAACGCAGAAGAACCTGAAGCAAAGATCAAAAGACGTAAGGACGGAAATCCTAAATGGACTCGATCTAATAAACAAAAAGGCGTATCATCTTTAGTGTATCCAATTAAGAACAAAGAAAAATTTGCAGCCTTTAATGCATATTTTAGAGACCAGATTGATAAATCGTACACAGAGTACAAACGATATGTAGCTGCCAGAAACAATCTTTTGGTTGCAGTTGGAAACAATACAGCATATCGTATCTCTGATATCGTCAGACTCAAATGGGGCGATTTATTAGACGATAAGACTCGTAAGCAGGAAAAGAAAACAAAGAAATTCAGAACTGTATACTTTAACGATTTGGTAACTGAAGCAGTGGATATTTTCTTTGAAGCTGTTGCAGGAACTAAATATGATGTCAAGATTGATGGCGAAGTGCCAATGGATGATTATGTTTTTGGAACATGTAAGTCTGGATCAGGACACATGACTGAAGCAAATGCTTTGGATTTTGTTAAAAAAGGTGCTAAAGCAGTTGGAATTGAGGACAATATTGGTACGCATACATTACGAAAGAACTTTGTGTATTGGACACTTGTCGATCATAAAGATGATCAGAACGTATTGTATACACTTATGAGATTATTGAATCATAGTAGCCCTGCAATGACGTTTTTATATGCTACAATTACAGAAGAGGAAACTCATGTGTTATTTGATGATATTGCTCAGACGTACAAGGATATTATCAGCGGAGCATTTAACGGATTAAAGGAAAATGTTATTAATGTGAGTTATGATAGAGTTATGGAGATTATCAAGTGTGCTTATGAGACTGGTAAGGATGATGCAGATCAAAATGATAGGGTACATGAGGACAATATGCAGGCACTAAAAGAGCTGCTGGAAGGAGTTATTTTATGATATTTGTAACAGGAGATACGCATGGGGATTGGATGACTCGATTAAACAGTCATTCTTTCCCAGAAGGAGTAGAGTTGACTAAAGATGATTACGTGATCATTTGCGGAGATTTTGGATTGTGGCATGACACAAAAGAAGAACGACATAATCTGGAATGGTTGGACAACAAACCATTTACTACTTTGTTTGTATGTGGGAACCATGAAAATTATGATCGGCTGTACGAATATCCTGTAGAAGAATGGAATGGAGGAAAGATTCATAAGATTCGTGATTCTACCTTCCATCTCATGCGAGGACAGGTATTTGATATTCAAGGCAAGAAATTCTTTACGTTTGGCGGAGCAAGTTCCCATGATGTTCAGGATGGAATTTTAAAACAAGACGATCCAAGAATTAATGAATGGTACAGAGATTACGACAAAATGTTTAGGATCAATCATACGTCATGGTGGAAAGAAGAGCTTCCTTCAGAGGAGGAAATGACAGAAGGTATGATGAATCTGAAGCAGAATGGATTGCAAGTGGATTATATAATTACACATAGTCCATACGCATCTGTATTATGTCAAATGGATCAAGGATCAGGAGTGTATAAAACAGATATATTGACGGATTATTTGCAAGAGATTAAAGAATCTGTTGAATATAAAAAGTGGTTCTTTGGACATATGCATGTGAACCAGAACTTTCCAGGAGATAATGCGATTGCAATTTACGAACAAATTATTAGGATTTTATAGGAGCTTCCTGTATAATTCAAATATAGGGAATTCTAAGAAAGAAGGTTGAGAAAAAAATACCTCAGTGTAAAATAAGATTACTGACTTTGCGGGTTAGTAAAAAATCTTATTAAACAGAGAGGTATCTGAAATGAAGTATAACACACAGAACGCAAAAATTGAATCTATTACGGAAAAAACATTGATAGTTGGAATTGATGTAGGAAGTGAAACACACTATGCAAGAGCCTTCGATTGGCGTAATTATGAGTATTCAAAAAAGCCATTGGAATTCAGTAATAATGAAGCAGGATTTGTGACATTTAAAGTATGGATGGAGGAACTGGCAGAGAAATATGGAAAAGATGTTGTGATTCCTGGGATGGAGCCAACAGGACATTATTGGTTCAATCTAGGAGCATACCTGCAGGACAACGGAATGAAACCAGTTCATGTGAATCCACATCATGTAAAAAAATCAAAAGAGCTGGATGATAATAATCCAAACAAAAATGACCGTAAGGATCCCAAAACGATTGCGGCACTGGTAAATGAAGGAAGGTTTTCGTATCCATATATACCAACAGGTGTTTATGCAGAGATCCGAAGCTTATCAAATCTGAGGCTTCAAGCCCAGGAAGAAATCACAAGGATCAAGAATCGTATTGCAAGATGGTTTAGTATCTATTTCCCGGAAATAAAAGACGTTTATAAAAATCCGGGAGCTGTGAGTGGTCTTATGATCTTGAAGGTAGCACCGTTACCGAAAGATATCGTAAAATTGGGAGTTGATGGAGTTAACCAGATCTGGCGGGATGCTAAGTTAAGAGCAGCTGGTCTAAAGAGGGCAAAGACCCTGGTAACGGCTGCGGAGCACAGTATAGGAAGTCAGGAAGCTTGTGATAGCGCAAGGATTGAATTGAAGATACTGCTGAATGATTATGAAATATATCATCAGCGGGAAGAAGAATTAATGGAGCTGATAGAAGAAAAACTGTCAGAAGTTCCATATATCGATAAGCTGTTGGAGATCAAAGGGATTGGAATGAAGACAGTAAGTGGATTTGTAGCAGAAGTAGGAGATATCAAACGATTTGATAATCCGAAACAGCTTCAGAAACTGGCAGGATATGCCATAGTAGAGTGTAGTTCAGGAAAACACAAAGGTGAAAGTCATATCAGTTATAGAGGAAGAAAACGCCTTAGATATGTACTGTATGAAGCAGCCATATCATTGATTGCGAGGAATACAGAATTTAAGGAAATACACAGGTATTATCAAACCAGGGGAAAGAATTCATTAAAGAAAATGCAGTCAGTTATAGCGGTTGCATGTAAAGCATTAAGGATCTTTTATGCGATATTGACAAAGGGAGTAACTTATGATGGAGCAAAGATGCTGCAAGATATCAAGAGACCACAATTGAAAGTAGCATAAGAAAAGAAGATCATCGTAAAAGGATGAAGAAAGCAGACTGTAATGGGAAACGTCCATCTAAAAGATGCTGTTACAGAAAGCAAGTCAGTAATAAAAACAAAGAATGAGCGAGTAGTCGGCAGGAATAAATTCCAGAGGGCAAGACCCTGACGAGGAGCTAAGCTGACACCCGGATTATGGATAGGCAGAACGAAGGAAGTTAGGACATATAAAGAGTAGATCCTGGTAGATACGGGAGGTGCGTTGCCATAGATGGAAGGGAATATACAAGGCCATTAAAAACAGAACAAAGAAGACGTTTTGTTTTGTATACCCTAAAACAGCTATTTTCGTACTGGATACAGAGAAATATCCATAAAACATGCTCATTCATCTGAGATAAATAACTAAAAAATCCTTTATTTTAAAGGAAAAACAACTTGACTAATTAGGGAGAATTTTGTATGAAGATAAATACGATTAGACAAAATAAGGAAGAAAAGAAAGCAAACCAGAATCTTATGTGGATTTCAGCAGAGATTCCACCACTAAAACCAGATAACGCATCACGTTATATGAGATATAAAACATATCCTGTAATCGTGGATTACAAATATAATGATGGATGTGTAGACGAAGTGCTTGATTTCTGTGACTATGATTTTGAAGAAAAGAAATGGAAACTGGATAATTCTCATAAAGTTAGACAGTATTTCCCACTTCCAAGTAAGCACAAAGTAAAGTGTTCGAACAAAAAGAGAACATTTGTTCGAAAAATATCTTGATTTTGTTCTATGGTAGCATTATAATAAGAAATGTAGAGATTCTTTGTTCACAATAAAAATTAACTTTCTTTCTTGCACCTATTGACAGGGTGCAAACAGTATGGTATATTTAATTCATGAAAATAAAAAATGCAACTGGGGAAAGTTGAGGGACGTAAAAATGAACGGATATACTAACAAAGAAAGAAAAGGAAACGATAACAGAAAAAGAAAAGACTATGTATATGGCAAATATCAAAATCCTCAAGTTTGGGGAATATATTTTGCAGATTTGCCGAAAATTGAAGGTAGTCACATCTTGCATGGAAAAAGACCAGTTATTGTATATTCTAATAATATTTGTAACAATACGAGTACAGAGATTAACGTGTATCCAATTACAAAAAAATTAAGGAACTGGATACCGACACATGTAACCATTTATCCAAATACCAGTAATGGATTAAAAATGGTATCACAGGTGTATTTAGAGCAAGGAAGAACAATTCCAAAGAATAATCTTTTAGAGTATTGGGGAAGAATATCTGATCTATCTTTAATGTTAAAAATAGGACATGGCATTTTAATACAAAACGGCATGTTATCGTACATGAATGCAATGGCATCCTAGAAATGGAGAATATTATGAATAATAAAGAATTGATACAAAATTATATAGATTCTCACGTATCAGAATCACGTCGCCCAACATGGAATTGGTTATTAGATTCTGATATTGCGGACGACAATGAATCTGGGTTAACGTATGCACCAGGTACAATCCAAGAGGCTATATTATCAGATACTAGAGGTAAAAAAACCAAAAGTATGAATTCTATTAAAAAAAGATATGACCAGCTCGTTAAACTATATACTTATGCATATGAACAAAATTACATTAAATATAATCCATTTGTTAATGATAAATTTATAAACTTGCAATTAGCAGTTGATATATATTTTTCAAATAGAGTTAATGTTAATTATGTTACACCAGATAAAATAAATGCGTTTATTTCGAATCTGATGTCGTGCAATGCATCAGCCGATACCAAATTGAATACTAGATTTCACATTGTGAGTTTATATAATGGGATAAATGGAAAGGAGTTAAGAAATCTAAAATTCTCAGATATTAATCAAAATGATTTAACAATTTTTGGGAAACCAGTCTCCAAAGATTTTATCGAGACATTGAATGAATATAAATTGAAAATGGGAGATACGAATATATATGATGATTTTGTATTAATACCACGAAAAAAATGTAATAATATAGAAGAATATCAAGCAGAGCAAAAGAGGATATATAATAATGTGCAGTCTCAATTAGAATTAACTGGTAACACTTTATCTTATGAAAAATTGACAACCATTGATGTTATTAATTCTGGTTTTATACAATATTTAAAATCTAAAATGGATATCAAGGCAATTGCAGATTTATATTATATTAAATCAAAAGAAGGAATCGCACGATCTGTAATCGCACGTCAATTTAGTGATATTGCAATTGATTTTTATTATAATTATTATATATCATATAGAATAAAAAAGAAACAATTTAGCGATCGTCAAACGGTAATCGGTAAAAGTATTGGTTACCTATATAAAGACGATGACTATAAGAATTATCGTGCACATCAAATAATGGCAGAATAAAGGAAGGTATATGTATGGACAATCAAATATTAGAAATGTTAGCAGCGAATCAATCAAATCAAATGCATATTGATGTACTTGATTTACACTCATCAGAAATGTCATCGTGGTTTCTGAGCGAATATAAGATTCGAGCAGATGATAGAAAGATGAAGATCTATGGCAAAGATAAAGATCTTTCATATCATTGGATCGAATTTATTCAAGATGAGAATTTGTTCTCTCATATTAGGCAGGACGACATATTTGACATAATCAAATGCCTGCAATTTACATACAAAGAGAGATACAATGTTGGCATAAAAATACAGACAATAAAAAAGAAAGCAGAAGTCTTTGGTAAAACTTCTACTTTCACACAAACTAAAAATTTCAACTAAACAAATCATAGATAACAAAAAAAGATTTTTTGAATCTACCGTGTTGGCAGCACGATAGAAAATCGAATTTGATATTTAGAATTGTTTAATCTGAAAGGATAATAATATCCTTTAAATCATTATAACAATTCTAAACATGTTCGTCAACATGAAATTTTTTCCAAAAAATACAACTAAATATAGGAGTGATGTATGAAATACATAATTACGAATGAAGAGTTCTATGTGAAAAGAGATCATGCAAGAAATAAATACGTTCGTGATAATCGTAAGTCTGAAGCTACTCAGTTTACCTCCAAGCAAGCAAAGCACATTTTAGGTTTGAAGCATAAATATACGTGGATGAAAGACGGATTTTATGCCAGAGAAATTGAGCTAGGTAAAGTTGGAAAACCCATGGAATCTAGCGAAATAATGCGTAAAGGTAATGGAAATTGCTTTATGGACTGGGAATGTGATAATACATTGATCGACAACATAGAGACTGAGGAAAGAGCTATAGTAGGGCTTTTAGCATATGACTCAGATCAATTAGGAGAAAAGAAGTTTGAGTTAGAACAGGCATTATCATATGCCGATTCTGCCAGAAGTGATATTCTTCATGCGATTGAGTTTAAAAAGATTGATGCTGCGAAACGTGCAGTGATTGTTGGGTATCTTAAAACCTTACAGGAATTACACAGAAAGATCAAGAATTGTATTCGATACATAGAAGTGATGCAGAATTGCATGGATAATCAGAAAGATATATGTACTTTGAAGAAAGAATTAAAAGATGCAGAACATAAGTCGTATGTCGGTAGAACAAAGTATTATGAGCTGATCCAGAATATAATCGGGTAGAGTTTCTTCCTTATTATATATGATGACTCGCACAGGCATTTGTGCAAAATTAAAATGTAAAATTATAACTTAGGAGGTATTTAATGACAGAAGAAAAGGATATTGCAAATGAAGGATTAAACACATTAGTATTTAGCAATGATGAATTTGGGAATATCCGCACAGCGGTCTTAGATAATAATCCGTGGTTTGTTGGCAAAGATGTTGCTGAATGTTTAGAGTACAAAAATACAAAAGACGCTCTTGCAAGACATGTAGATGCCGAAGACAAACAATTAATCCTAAGGTCGCAAATCACGACCTTAGGAAATGTACCAAACAGAGGACTCACATTTATTAATGAGTCAGGACTTTATGCATTAATCTTTGGAAGTAAGCTTGATAAGGCAAAAGAATTCAAGCATTGGGTAACATCAGAAGTTCTTCCGCAGATTCGTAAGACGGGCGGATATATTCCAATTGAAAAAGATGATGATGATTTAACTATTATGGCGAAAGCATTGAATATTATGCAAAACACTTTGGAGCAAAAGGATGAACTATTAGCCCAGAAAGAAGAAGTTATCAGTAAACAGAAGCCACTTGTTGATTTTGCCAATACGGTCAGTGCCACACCAACAATGGTTGATATGAAAACAATGGCAAAGCTTCTTGAGAAAGAAAATCAAGATATTCATATGGGCAGAAACAAATTATTTGCGTGGTTAAGAAAAGAAGGCTATCTCATGTTAGATAATACCCCATATGAAAGATATGTTAAGCAGGGCATTTTCAAATTAACAGAAAGTGAAGTTGAAACTAAGAATGGAAACAAGTTGGTCACCAAAACATATGTGACTGGCAAAGGGCAATTATACTTGGCAAAGAAATTAGCACAATACTTTGCCTCACAGAGTGCATCAGCTTAGAGAGGAGACAAAGAATGGATGAAAATAAAACGGGCGTTTGGATACGCTGTATGAATGGCAAAGAAGTTAAATATAATCATAATCAGATTTCATCATTTAATGTAGGAGAGATTGTCGAAGTAGATAACGATGATGTGTATGTAAAGTTTAAAATTGAGACAGTTGAATTAAAGTTTGGTTCAGCGATAATAGCTACCTACACGATAAAACCTCAAGGTATAATTACTAAAACATTACATCCTTATCAATATAAGGCGTTTGATGATGCGGAGTCAATTGTAATGGATGTTTATAAAAATGATGTAGTAAATATTATTGTGCCATATTGGCACGAAAAACTGCGATATAGATTACAAAGTATAAATTCGACAGAAGCTGCTATTAGAATCACAAGACAAGAAACAATGAACGAGGATCTTGAGATTCATACAGGTACGATTTTAGCTGACGAAATAAAAATTGGAACATTAGCCCCACCACCACTTTCAGAAAGAAGAGTGTCTGCTCTGCCACACTATCAGCAAAAACCAATTACTGCAACGTCAGAAGCAGAAAAGAATTGGTGGAAAGAATGTTGTGGAGGATCCGAAACTGAACGTGGATTACGAGCAGATGCACCAACACTTGATGATTGGAATGGTGAAATGAGTGCAACTTTAACATTTGCGTCAGAAAAATTGGATGAAATCATGAGTGAACTTACAGGAAACGAAGAGGAGAAAGATGTGAATACGAAGAATTTAAAAGAAATGATCAAAAAACCAATCTATGTTGACAAAGAAATTACAGTGAAGGAACCAGTGTTAGACAATAACGGTAAACAGATTGAAAAAGATGGTAAACCAGTGTTTAAAATTAAGCATTATCATGGAATGGTTAAAATTTTATGGAATTGCGGAGCAGAAACTGTCGCATATGTAGAAGGAAATGATGTGTATGACAGAGAAAATGGCTTTAAAACCTGTGTATTAAAATACCTTTGCGGCAACGCAGGTGCTCATGATGCAGTTGACTTCTGGACAAACAAATATGTGAAATATCCAAGTAGCTGCATTGAGGTGACAGAAAATTTATGCAAATTAGAAAAAATTCTTGAGAATGACAAGCAGAGAGAAGAAGAAAGAAAAGGTTTGCCTCATGCAAAATTCTTTGTCGTAAAGAAAGAAGAATTAATGTTTGATCCACTTAAAGAATCATATGAGGACGAGAATGGTCAAAAGATTAAGGAATTTAAGAAACTTGCTAAGAAGTATTTCCCAGAACTCAAGGGCAAAGAAATTTATATCAATGACAATAAGAGTTATGAAATCTTCGTAGCAATTAAATAATACATGAAAAGGAGATAAATTATGTGTACGCCAATGAATGAAAACTGGAGCAATTTTTTAAACAAATTGTCAGAGCGTTTAAATAAAATGCTCGACTATGTAGAGAAAAACAATTCTACATTGTATGAAACTGATATTGATAAAGATGTGCTGTGGGAAGTATATCTGAGTAGTTTTCCTGAAGGAACAAACAAAATGTATCGCAAACGACGAGAATATGACTGTGGTCATTGCCGAAACTTTATTAAAACAATCGGTGGAGCTGTGGCAATTGTTGACGGCAAGATTCATACGATCTGGGAGATTGACACTGAGGATGCCGTATTTCAGCCAGTAGTTGATGCTCTGAGAACATATGTAGAATCTAAACCAATCAAAGATATTTGGAGACATTTTACAAATACAGTTGGTACAAAAACCACAAATGAGTATACAGAAGATAAGCAGATTATCAAATGGACTCATATGTATACACCGATTCCAGAGAGATTACTAGAAAGAAAATCCGATATTCCTACAGCAAAAGCAAAAGTTAGAGATCGAAAGAATGTGTTTAAAAGATCACTCGATGAGATTACAGAAGAAGCTGTTGATACCGTATTAGAACTGATCGCTTCAAATACTCTTTACAGAGGACAGGAATGGGAAAGAGTCTTAAAAGACTTTAGAAAATATCAGCGAGAATATAATGCTTTGTCTGATGAAGAAAAAGATACATACACATGGGCAAAAGCAATGACTATCGGAGATGTAATTGGTCGTATTAGAAACCATAGTATTGGTACATTGCTTGTAAATATCAGTGAGGATATGGACTTAGATAATGCGGTTAAGGCTTATGAAAATGTTGTAGCTCCTGCGAATTACAAACGACCAAAGGCAATTTTTACAAAGAAAATGCTTGAGGATGCAAAGAAAACTGTGACTGATTTAGGATATATGGATTCATTACAGCGTAGATTTGCGGAACTTGATGATATTACAGTCAACAATATCCTGTTTTGTAATCGTGATGCAGCCCCACGTATTCAGGGCGGTTTAGATATTTTCGATGAGATGAGTAAGGAAGTTGCTGTAAATCCTAAGAAGTTCTCTAAAGTCGAAGAAATCAGTGCAGAGAAATTCGTATCAGATGTACTTCCAACGGCAAAAGAATTAGAAGTTCTGTTTGAAAATCGTCACAAGAAGAATATGGTTTCACTGATCGCACCTGTAAATAAAGATGCTAAGAACATGATGAAGTGGAGTAATCCTTTCAGCTGGGCATATTCAGGAAATATGACAGACAGTGAAATGAAAGAAAGAGTTAAGAACGCAGGTGGTGCAGTTGATGGAGTTTTAAGATTCTCAATTCAGTGGAATGCAAATACAGATTGGAATCAGGATGATTTTGATGCACATTGCAGAACTCCACGTCATCATATCTATTATGCTTCAATGCATGATTATGCAACTGGTGGAAGCCTTGATGTTGATGTAACTCATCCACATAGAGGAGAGCCTGCCGTAGAAAATATTACATGGGCAGATAAATCCAAAATGGTTGACGGAGAATATGAATTTTTCGTAAGAAATTTTGCTCATAGAAATGGAGTTTCTGGATTTACAGCAGAGATTGAATTTGATGGACAGATTTATGAATTTGAATATGATAAGCCTTTACGTCAGAACGAAGATGTTCCAGTGGCTACAGTTACATTAAAAGATGGAGTATTCACAATCAAAGAGAAACTTCCATCAACAACATCTTCAAGAGAAATCTGGGGAATCAATACAAATCAGTTTGTGCCAGTAACAGTAATGTGTTATTCACCTAACTATTGGGACGAGCAGACAGGTATTGGACATAAACATTATCTGTTTATGTTAAATGGATGTGTAAATGAAGATACTCCAAATGGATTCTTCAATGAGTTTTTGAAGCAGGAATTAGTACAGCACAAAAGAGTATTCGAGGCTTTAGGAAGTAAGATGCATGTCGCAGATGATCCAAACCAGCTATCAGGAATTGGTTTCAGTTCTACAAAACGAGATGATGTGATCGTTAAAGTCAAGGGTGCAACAGAAAGAGTTCTTAAAATTAAATTTTAACATAAAAAGGAGATTAAATTATGACAACAGAAAAGTTATTCGAAATGGCAACAAGAAGCAAATTGAGATTCCCATCAACAAAGGGAGAATTATCCGTAGAAGATTTATGGGATTTATCTGATAAAGATTTAGACGTGGTTTATAAAAATCTGAAAGATCAGGAAGTTAAATCTTCAGAAGAAAGTCTGTTGGATGATGCAAATGTTGATCCAAAGTTAACAGCTGCGATTGGTATTGTGAAGTATATCTTTATAACAAAACGTAATGAGAGACTTGCTGAGAAGGAACGTATTAATAAGAAACTGACACAGAGAAAATATATTGATGCTCTTTCCAAGAAACAGGATGAGGCTATTGAGAAGATGTCAGAAGCAGAATTACGTGCGATGATTGATTCTTTAGAAGATTAAGATGATATACCTGCTCGTCATATTTGACGGGTGGGTGCCTAAAGAAAGGAGACTGGAATGATTTATAAATTAGAATTAGGCGACTGGTCGGAAGATGGGCATAAAATATCAGAAAGTTTTTTATTTGATTGTAACTATGATATTCATAAAATTCGACAAGCGTATAAAGACAGCTGTAAAAAGCTAGGAGTAGGTTTTAATTGTAATGAAGATTATACGGGGCTAGGTCTTGGTTGTAGAAGTGAGAGACTGATTTGGACAGAGTATCAAGAATCAGAAATTAGCGAAACAGCATTTGAAATTTTAAATAATTCTGGGTGTTTTAAAGAGGTTGATTTCTATAAAGAAGATGGCGTGTATTATATCGAAGAAAGGAAAGACTGTGCAAAACTTATTATGAATTTTATCGCATTGTCTATGCCTAAAGATTTTCGATATAAGCTTGTCAAAGAGCGAAAAGTTGAATCGATTAATAGTTGGAATCATGAACTGAGACAGCACTTTGGGTATGGATTATTTGATTAATAAAACAGTAATTTAAAGGAAGGAGAGAAAATGAGACAGATTACAGACACACATACAGGAGAAATTATCTCCGATACAGATTTAACATTGGAATACTTATTTGTTGGTGATTATGGCAAGGAAAACAACATTAAGGCAGATTTTCTTGGGTATGATAAACGAATTGAAAAAGTTGAACATAAACCAGTTGATATTAGAGAAAAATTAGTTGTGACTGTTTCGTCACAGAAAGGTTGCCCGATGCATTGCAATTTCTGTGATTGCCCTAAACTTGGATTTAAAGGAAACGCATCGTTGCCAGAGTTAATGATGGAGATCACTTCTGGAATTGCTTTATCAGGAATCAGACATGGAGAACGATTAAATGTACATTATGCAAGAATGGGAGAGCCTACATTTAATCAAAATGTAATTGCTTCGGCTAAACAGATTGCACATATGTTAGCAGATCCAGACAGTGATATACATTTCAACACATATCATCCAGTAATTTCTACAATGATGCCAAAGGCAAATAATAATTTAAAAGAATTTTTACATAAATGGGTTAAAACTGGATTCGAATATGGTGGAGAAGATGGCTTTGGTCTTCAGTTCTCTATCAATACTCTTAATGAAGAACAAAGAAATGAAATGTTTCGAGGATGTTCATTATCTTTAACAGAGATCGGAGGCATTATTGATTGGTTGCCAATGCCAAAGAAACGTAAGTATACATTGAATTTTGCTGTTACATCCAAAAGTAATTTAGACGTAGATTTGATGAACAAGTATTTCGATAAGGAAAAATGCATTGTCAAGATTACTCCTATCCATGAAACAGTTGAAGCAGTTAACGAAGGATATGAGATCGTAACAGATTTTGACGTATATGAAAAATTTGAACAACCACTTGTAAAAGACGGTTGGGATGTAATTGTATTTGTTCCGTCGAAAGAAGAAGACACAGACAGAATTACATGTGGAAATTCATTAATTGCATTAGGAAATTAAATTGAAGAGGATGATTAAATATGGAAGTTAAAGCAAAATGGACAGGTCGTGGTTTTGCACTCTGTATTGGGGAATGGAAGCTTTATGTTGATGGCAAAGATGTTACCGATAAGATTCCAGAAGACTTACGCACAGAACCTATGAATACATATAAGAAATATGAGAGATGGTATTTCAAAGGTTGGGTTGAAGAATGGGAGTCATATTATGACGGACTGAAACAAGATGAATGGATTGAGTCTAATAAGTATTGGTTAGATGAAATTACAACAGATATTGATGTTCAGCGTCAGATTTTCAAGGCAATCAACGAAGAGGATTTTCGCCCTAATTCTTGTGGCGGATGTATTTAGCAACTAGGTTATGACATCTATATATGGTGTTGTAATAAATAAATTTTATAAACAAAGGAGATATTTATGATTGAAGTAATTGGAACAGTGGTACCAGTGGTTATTGCGGTAGGTGGCGTAGGAGCTATTATCGGTAGCGGTTATGTCAAAGCAAGTCCAGATAAAGCTTATATTATTTCTGGACTTAGAAAGACACCTAAGACATTAATTGGTAAGGCAGGGTTAAAAATCCCATTCTTTGAAAAAGCAGATCATCTTAATCTTGAGTTAATTCCAATTGATGTTAAGACATCAAGCTCTGTGCCTACAGCAGATTATATCAATATCAATGTAGATGCAGCGGTCAATGTAAAGGTTAGCAGTAATCCAGAAAGATTAAAACTTGCAGCAGAAAACTTCTTAAATAAGCCAGTAGGCGATATTGGACAGGTCGCAAGAGAAGTCCTTGAAGGTAATATGCGAGAGATCGTTGGAAAGATGAGCCTCGAAGAAATGGTTTCTGATCGTCAGAAATTTGCACAGCTTGTTACAGAAAATGCGAAGCCAGACCTTGCTGCAATGGGATTAGATATCATCAGTTTTAATGTGCAGAATTTTATGGATGATAATGATGTTATTGAAAATCTTGGTGTAGATAATGTTGTTAAAATTCAGAAGAAGGCTGCAATTTCCAGAGCTGAAAGCGAAAGAGATATTGAAAAAGCAAAAGCAATGGCTGAAAAAGAAGCGAATGATGCAAGGGTTGAGTCAGAAACAGCGATCGCAGAAAAGAATAACAATCTGGAAATTAAAAAATCTGAACTTGAGAAGATTTCAAAAGCAAAGAAGGCTGAGGCAGATGCAGCATACAAGATTCAGGAAGAAAAATCACGTAAAGAAATTGAAGTTGTAACTGCGGATGCTAATATTATGCGTCAGGAAAAGGAAATTGAACTGAAGCGTAAAGACGTTGAGGTAACAGAGCAGACATTAGATGCGCAAATTAAGAAACAAGCAGAAGCTGAAAAATATGCTTCTCAGCAGAGAGCAGATGCAGACTTATACAAGAGACAGAAAGAATCTGAAGCTAATAAATATGCTAAAGAAAAAGAAGCTGAATCTACAAAATATGCTATGGAACAGGAAGCTGAAGGTATTCGTGCAAAGGGTGTAGCAGAAGCCGAGGCAATCAAAGCTAAAGGTATTGCTGAAGCAGAAGCAATCGAAAAGAAAGCAGAAGCTATGAAACAGATGGGTAAAGCTTCTATTGTAGAAATGATGTGCCAGATGTTCCCAGAAGCAGTTAAAAATGCAGCCGCACCATTAGGAAATGTAGGAAGTATCACTATGTATGGAGAAGGAAACACAACAAAATTAACAAAAGATATTATGAATGTTGTGAATCAGGTATCAGATGGTGTTAAAGGATCTACAGGTGTTGATCTTGCAAAGATGCTAAAAGATTTTGTTTCTGAAGATAAAGAAGTAGAATCTACAGATAATGAAAATCTTGGAACACCAGAGCCAGCAGATTACCGTGAGTTCTAATAGGAGAAATTATTATGACAATTATTATTATTTGTGTAATTGTAGCGATTATCGCATATTTACAATTTACTAAAAATGGAAAGCAGATTAAAAATGTGGCATCTGGAACAGTTACAGAAAAAATCAAAGAAAATGCAATGACTCCAGAGGGAGCAAGAGCCAGATATAATACTGCAATTAAAGATAAGCAGGATTTCTACCAGAAAACAATGGGTACATACACAATGGTAGCTGGTCGATTGGCAACAATGGAAGATAACCTCAAAGAAACAAAAGAAGAAATTTCTAAAACCGAGGCAATGATCAACCAGTATATTGATAACAATGATGATAAAAAAGCAATGTATTATGCTCAAAAATTAGCCACGCTCAAGGCACAGAAATCAGTGTACGAAAAGAAAATCCCAGAGTTGCAAGCAACAAAAGATAAACAAGAAGAAATTAAAAACCAAGCATATGATCAGCTCATTAAGTTAAAAGGTGAAAAAGATACTGTGGTTCTCCAGATGGAAGCAGATCAGCAGATTGCAGAATTGCAGAAAAATTTAGACCAATACAATAGTTTAAATGCTGCTCAGGAAGGTTTGGAAGAGGTTCGAGAAGGAGCAAAGAAACTTAGCGAACAATCCAAAGGCGTTGCTATTGCGTATGAATCTAGTGCAGAAACATTGGATTATCATATGGAGCAAGAAGAGCGACAGCAAGAAGCTAAAGCCATATTAGATCAGATGAAAAATGCTCGCAAATAACGAATAAATTCATCTACAAAAATTAATTTCACAAACATAAAACTGGCATTTTATGACTCTATAAAACACAATATATAGTGATTATCCAATTATTGAACCACTATATATAGTTGTATAAAGTGCCAGTCATGGAAACATAGCTCAGTTGGTAGAGCAGGCAATACATAAACATTCATTTTTCTACCTCCATATAAGTATTTTTATTTATTTACATTTAATTTTCATCACATATAAATTGCCGACACAGGTTCGATTCCTGTTGTTTCCACTAAAAAAGACCTCAACCTAAATGGTTAAAGTCTTTTTGGTTAATCGTTTGGTATGACCTCGATAACATCTTCAACTTTGCAATCAAGATATAAGCAAATTTTGTCAATGTTTTCGAGACTGATATACTGATTCTTTGCCATCTTGGCAATTGTACCAGACCCCATATTTAAAGCGGTTCGTAAATCAGATTTTGTCATACCCTTTTTCGCTAAAGTTACGAAAAGCGGTTTATAACTTATCATATGATATACCTCCACATCTATATTGTAACATATTATATACAGGATGTAAAATAAAATATTCAAGAAGTTGAAGATTTTGTATTGACACTATGTGCAAGAAGTGGTATATTATATTCAACAAATGAAAGGTAAACTTCAAGAAAATGAAATATGAAGGAGTGAGAAAATGTCAAATAAAATTTACAGATATTATCAACCAAACGATAAAGATACAAAAGACAATCATTCAGATTGCGTGATCAGAGCATTAACAAAAGTGCTTGATAAAGAATGGTTAACAACATTTGATGATTTGTTACCATACGCAAGGGATATGCAGTGTATGCCATCAGAGCGAAAATGTTACGAAGAATATTTATTCGATAATGGGTTTGCTTATCAAGGTATTAGCAACCGAAAAGGATCTAAACGACCAACAGTTGAAAGTTTTGCAAAAGATCATAAACAAGGCAATTACTTGGTAAATGTTGCGAATCATGTAGTTGCAATTTCAGACGGTTGTTATTACGACACATGGGATTCTGGAGATTGTTGCTTGTATGGATATTACTATAAGGAAGAAGGAGAGAAATAAATGAGAAAGAAAATTTTGGCAACGGTTCTAGGAACAACGATTTGCTTAGGATCAATGACAGGATGTACCGCAGGATTCAAAAGAGGAGTTGTTGATATGAAAAGCAATTGGAATGGTGGTATGAATAGAGTCATTACAGTATACACGGCAGACGGTAAGAAGATTGCTGAATATAAAGGAAAAATTGATATTGATACAAATGATGGTGGATATGTCAAGTTTGACTACAAAGGTAAGAGATATATTTATTATAACTGTTTTGTAGAGAGTATCGCAGATATTGATTAGAGAGGAGAGAAACAAATGAATTTAGAAGAAACTATCAAATGCGCAAATGATATGACAACAAAGAAATACACAGAAGCCATGTTGTGTCATGCGAATCCAGACGATGAAGAACTTGATGGATTGATTGACTGTGCCTTAAATCATGAGCAACTTGCGAAGTGGCTGGGAGAATTGAAAGAGTTAAAAGAATATAAAGAAAAGTATAGATGGCATGACTTAAGAAAGAATCCTGATGATCTGCCAGAAGATATTAAGTACGTTTGGGTTTTTATAAAAGGTGAATGCACTCATAGGTCATGGCACGATTCTCATGGATGGAGAAGGCGTAACAGTAACATTTTATACTATAACGACGAAAGTGTTTTGGCGTGGAGAGAGATTGAAGAGTTTAAAAGTGAGGGGAAATAAATGAGTACAACAAAAACAATTGATATTTCAGTGCTGCCAGAGGCAGAACAGGATCTAATAAAAGCATTATTTGATAAATGTTGTGAAAGAGCGAAACCAAAAGAAAAAACTAATTCAGGGTCTAAAGTTTGGAAACCAAAATACGGTGAAAGATATCATTACATTGATGGTAGCGGATCTATTTATAGTGCAATATGGTTTAATAGCATTGTCGATAACGGTAGATGGGTATTAGGCAACGTATTTAAAACACAAGAAGAAGCAGTATTTGCAAGAAAGAAAAGAAAAGTAGAAGTTGAACTTGAGCGGTATGCAAAGGAACACAATGGCACAGAATTTGCCAATCGTTGTTATTGTATTCGATGTGAAGAAGACGGAAAAAGACTTCTTTGCGATACATGGGCTACAACAAAAATACAGGGTACAGTTATGTTTACATCAAAAGATGTTTTAGTTGATGCAATTGAAGCAATCGGAAGAGACAGAATCATTAAATACATCTTTGGAGCATAAAGTGAGGTGAAAGAAAATGGGTATAGCAAAGACAATTGATATTTCAAAATTATCTGAAGCACAACAGAATTTATTCAAATCATTATTTGAGCAATTTTGTGAAAGATCAGAAAAAGAAGAAAAAGCTAATTCATGTGGTTTAAAGAATGGGGATACGTATTATTTCATCACTGATGATGGGCATATCTGTATGGCAAAATGGCAAGGTAGAGCATCAGATTTTAGAAGATTAGCTTTAGGTAATGTATTTAAGACTGAAAAGGATACAGAGTTTGCTATTGAAAAGCAGAAGGTTAGGGTTGAATTGCAAATATATGCTGATGAACATAATGATCCTGATCAAGAAGAATGGGATGGAGCGAATTTTCATTATTATATTGGATATGATGTGACTGAGGATGATTTGGCAAAAATCCCTGCCGTACAACTTAGACGCCTAAATGAGGTATATTTTTCTTCTAAAGAAATCGCTGAGGATGCCGCCAACAAGGTTGGAGCAAAACGCATCATAAAATATCTATTTGATGTTGATTGTGAGGTGGATGAATAGTATGAAAGTTTTATATAAAGGTAAGCCATACAAAGTGTATGGGGTAAGCCCTAGCCCATACACACAAGGTTATTACTATGAAAAGGGTGCAGATTTCTTAATCTATATAAAAAATAGTTGGGTATGGGTATCTTCTGATTATTGTATACCATATAAGAAGAAAAAACATAAGAAGAAAGGGCGTAAACAATATTAGATATGCACTTAGAGATGTTTCGCTATTTGCACTTAGTGACGATACAACTGATGAAGAAAAAATAATATTTACAATTCAAGGGAGCAAGGCTGATATGAATTACAATCTAACATTCCCTGTCGTAGTTCTGAAAGATGAAAATGACTCAGTTCCATATATGGCATATATCCCATATTTTGATGTGATGACGCAGGGATATGATGAAGAAGAATTGCAGATGATGATCAAAGATTTGTTGAATCTCTGCTTAGAAGATAAGGAATCTTACACAATTCCAGGTTGGGCATATCATTATTTCAATGAAGACGATGTCAAAGAACGAGGCAGAAAATATTTTAAAGAACTTGATGACGGAGACGATACATATTTTCAAAAGAATTTTTACACAGTATGGTGGTTCGATTTCAGGCGATAGTAGTAGATAGAAAAGGAGAAAGATAAAATGGACGTTTTGTTTTACATAATTTGGGTATTGGCGTTTATTGTAATCGTAGCAATTGGTGTTGGAGTACCATACATGACTTATTACAATTACAAAAGGATTAAGGCAATGGATAAGAAACTTACGGGTATGTGCACAGGTCTTGGCATTATGTTAAGACCAGAAGAGGATGATGAATAATGAGAGAGCTAAAAAACTATGAAGTTCTGATTAGTGGCGTTGTCACAGTTAGCGTTGTTGGTAGGACACAACCAGAAAAACGATATATTTTAGAGACTGTTTTAGATCATTTGCCAGAAATACGTGCTTCTTTTGGTGGTTGTATGAAAACCCATATCATTGAAAAAAATGGCATAACAGATCGTTCGTATCAAAATGAATTTGGACAGAATATCGATAAAAGCTATTCTACGCAAGATTCTTATATGATAGTTATTGAAGGAAAATATCGAGATGCACTGTATACCATTAATGAAGTCTACAGAGGTTTTCAAAAATGGATATGTAGATTGGCAAAAAGATTGTATGTTGAAGACACCTTAGTTAAGTTGACCCAATGCTGTGATAAATGGATTAAAAAAGAAAAAATTATCACAAATGCAAATAATCAATATCAGAATATGTTTGAAGAATATTCATGGGTTGATTCAAGAAGTATGAATTGGACTGAATACTTATTATGGGATCGCACAGAGTTTCCACATATGCCAAATGGCGTGAAAGAATATTATCAACACGGAAATGAATCTCATGAATGTACACATCATTGGCACAAGCTAATAGAAGAATCTCATCCACATGCTGTAACTCCGTACATCAAAAAAAGGTTTATCGATGTTTAAAATGTCGGAATATGAAACAAATTAAGATATCTTTGAAAGATGGGAGAATAATTAAATGAGAAGATTAATTTGGTATATCAGGTCTTGTTTCTGCAAACATGATTGGGAACAGATATTTGATTCAGATATATATTGGAGCAATAAATCAACTAAGCCTTATAAGTGTGAAAAAGTTTATCGCTGCAAGAAATGTGGTTGTGAGAAAAGATATGTAATAGAGTAAAATCTGAGTTTTATGTAAAGAGAGGATGATGAGAAATGAGTTGGTGGACATATGTAAAGGGATTTGTTGAAGTTAGACCATTTGGAAGAACACAAGCAGAGGAAAGATACATACTTGAAACTGCATTGAATCATTTGCCTAGAGTAACAGGGTCTGAAAGCGATATGAATATACATATAGTTCAAAAAGCAGGATATGATATGAGCGATTCATGTAATGAATTTGAACAACGAACTCATTTGGGAAATGGTAGAAGAGGAAATTTTGAAACACAGGGAACATATTATTTGTTAGTCGAAGGCAGTTTGCGAGACAGAGAATTTCAAGAAACATATAGAGAATTACAAAAATGGCTATGTCGGCTTGCTAAAAGAGTTAGTGTCCAAGATGTAATGATTGAGGTCAAAGCATGGAACAGAAATAAACTTATTAGAAATGATAAAGGAATTTATACTCAAATGCTCGAAGATGTTAGTTGGATAAACAAGAATAGCATTAATTGGTGCGAATATCTAATGTGGAAACCTTATGGAACACATAGAATGGTTGGTTATCCTGAGAAGCTTGTAGAAAAATATTATCCAGAGATATACAAGAAAGAAAAGGAGTATGAGGAATGATAAATATAGTTGCGATTATATTGGGAACGATTGTTGGTAACATTATTGGTAACGAAATATTTGATAGTTTGTATCGAAAAGATAAACGTGTTAGTGATTTTCACAAGGATAATGATGTATCACTGCATACTCGGACAGAAAATGATATGAAGCAATTAGATATGATGTTTGATGATCAGGTTATTAGGATATTAAGAGATATTCAAAACCATTGGTTACCTGAAAGACCAATAATATACGGAGATGATCGTATGTATACAGAGTCACAATACCAGGCAGAAAAGATGCATCAGGCTATTGACGATGCCGTTACTGTGTTATTAGAAAAAATGTAAAGTGAGGTAATTAATATGGGAGCTAATATTGAGTTTGCCATTGGCTATGCGATCGGGTTTTGTATCGTTGGAGTGATTGTATTCCTGAGATATGAAAAGAAGTTAGATCGGATGAGGCGGGCAAATGTAAATCTGATCTTAGACAAGATGTCGTTTATGTCAGATGCAAGCGACAAAGAAAATGGTACATACAATAAGGAAGAAACTCGTTCAGATGTTAAGGATGCAGTGAAGTATGCAATGAAGAAAAGTCATCCAGACAATGGTGGTAGTGCGGATGATTTTCGAAAATTCAGAGAGTTATATGAAGAAATGGAAGGTAAGACTCATGAGTAAACAAGAATCATTGAAGTTTTTGCAAGGTTTGATTGACGAAGTAGAAAATTGGACAAAAGAAGATATTGAGCGAGGTCGGAAATTGATGGAGAAAATGAAAAAAGAAGAACCAAAAGAAGTTGAAAATAGTGATGGATATTGGGAATTTATAATGCCAGATGGTAAGGAAGTGAAGTAGATATGACTAAGAAACAAAATAAAAATTTTAAAATATTTGGTGTGTTTTGGAATATAAAAATATTCTGCTCAAATAGTTTTTGAGTACGCCAAAAGTGATGTTTGTTATAGCACTCACTAAAATCTATGTTATTTTGTCGGATTTATGTTATTTGGGGGTTTGGCAACTATAAAAAATAACAGAACTAAAGGAATTTAAACAAAAAATGAAAACAAGACAAGAACGTAAACAGGAAATAAAACGATTCTTTGATCGGCTGAGTCCCAGTGAATTGGACAGGCTGTTAGAAAGAAATGGAATTAATGATAAAGAGTCTGATGAGGCTCTTGCATATAGAATTATTAAAGAAGAAATTGAGAAAGGAGAGATATAATGAACAACTTCTTATATATTGAATCACGGGAAGAAGAGAATACATCCCTCGATTCTAAACGTGTTTTATTGAATGAAGAAAATTACAAACATATTATTTCATCATTAGATCATTATCCACCGACGGCAGACGAAGTTAAGAAAGCAATTTGTATTTTGACTGGACGATTGATCTACAGAAGCGTTTGGAATATGGAATCTGATATTGATAGTTTAAATATGAGTTTATCACCGCCAAAAGAAATGACGGTTGCAGAAATTGAAAAGGAACTTGGTTATAAAGTTAAGATTGTAAAGGAGAAATAATGCCAATGGCAAAAAAGAAACAAGGAATGTCGTTTGAAATGATGATGCAAAATATGGAAATTAATCCAAGGCAATTGTATCGTCGTAGTTCGTGGAAGAAGACACGAACAACTTATGATTATGTGTTTATGATGTGCGAAGAAGAATTAAATGAGATTATTCCATTTGATAAAAAATATAAAATGAAACCACTCTTATGTAGAGACCAAAATGGAGTTATAACATTGGGATGGTTGCCTACACAAGAGGATATTTTCGCAAATGATTGGGTTGAGCAAGGATGGGATTTTAACAGTAAAAGGAAGAGGTGAATAATTAATTGAATTTTATAAAAGCAATGATCGCAATAAAAAAAGACAAAACTACTATAAGAAGAGGCATTTGGGGAAAGGAAAAGTATTTGAAAATTTATTCGTCAGAATTAACTAATGTTTATTTTGAGTGTAATGATATGGGTGAATATAAGCCAGATTCAATTATTTTTTTATTTGATAAAGAAAACGCAGAAGTTTGGATACCTCTTGCGGAAGATGTATATGCAGATGACTGGGAAATATATGTTGAATCGGTTAAAAAGCCAAATCAATCAAAAGCAAAGGTGAAGGAGAAAGAAGAATGAAAGTGTTTTTAGGCGGAACATGCTCTGGATGGAAGTGGAGAGACCAGCTACAGAAGATGTTGGATTGTGATTATTATAATCCAATCGTAAAAAATTGGAGTGAAGAAGACCGACTGCGGGAAGTCAAGGAAAGAGAAGAATCTGACTATGTTCTGTATGGCATTACGAATGGTATTAAAGGAGTATACAGTATTGCAGAAGTAGTTGATGATTCTCATAAGCGACCAGATAAAGTGATCTTTCTTAATCTCTATCAGGAACAAAAGAATAAAGAATCTAAGCAGATGAGCCACAGTTTAAAAGCAGTCGAAAATTTATTGAAAGAAAATCGTATTAAAGTATATTCTGGCGTACATGCTATGCAGGATGTTGCAGATTTTCTTAACTTAATGAATAAACGAAAGGGGTAAAGAAGAATGAAATGTTTTTATCATGTTGATCAGGACGGCATCGTATCTGGTTTCTATGTCAGAAAAGCTTGCGAACAGCGAGGTTTAGAGTTTAAACCAGAAGACTTCCGAAAAATTAATTACGGCATGAAATTCCCGTTTTATGACATTGGGCAGGATGAATTTGTATTCATTGTAGACTACAGTATTGAACCAGAAGAAATGTGGCAACTGCTAAGTATCACAAAGAATGTGTTTTGGATCGATCATCACCAATCTACGATTGAAGCGTATAAAGATTTTAAGTGCAATGTAAAAGGAATTCGAATCACTGGAGAAGGTATTTCAGGAGCGAATTTGACATGGTTGTACTTTAAATATATATGTGACGAAGATTGGGAGCAAATTGAGAGGACGGATGAGAAATATGTGACCTCTTTATTACGAGAATTCTCTAAAAATACTCCTCAGTTGGCAAAATATACAGCTCTGTGGGATACATTCTCGTGGAGTAAAAAATCAGAAGAATATGTTAAGGCGTTCCATTATGCATTTGAGTCATATGATTTTGATGTCATGAACTATTTATTAGATAAGTTAAATGGAGATATGGGATTATGTGAAGCTGAGAGATTGACTGATTATATGATTGAAGATGGTTTAGGAATTAAGGATTATCTGTCTTCTACTGCAAAACAGTATCTTAGAGCATATGGATTTGAAACCACATTTGAGGGATATAAAGTCTATGCGATCAACCGAGCTTTAATCAATTCTGACTTCTTTGAATCTATAGACGCTTCAAAATATGATATGTTTATTGGTTTCTCATTCGATGGTAGTATATGGGAATATCAGTTACGATCAGCAGAACAGGATAAAGTAAATGTATATGAACTTGCTGTGAAATATGGTGGTGGCGGTCATCCGAATGCAGCTGGATTTAGAAGTGATAAATATGTGCTAGGAGTGTGATGTATGGATAATTGCAAAGTGAATTTTGTACATAAACAGCAGTATAAAGTGTACAATCATTTTGAAAATCTCGAAAAGCAAATTGGATATGTTGAATTAAATAAGCTATATTATATCGCCCAGAATTACCACATGCCTGTTAATTTGTTGGAAGCTATGTTAAATCAAAATATCGATACTATTGATTTATGTTTAAATAAAATTACACACCAATATAGAATCAAAGAAGTTGTTCCAGGAATAAATTTTGGCAATGAAATTATTTATAACATATTTGTCGAAGATGTTAATAGAGAAAATGCTTTATATGTGTCGAATGAATATTTAGAAATTACATCAAAAGAATGTGATGAATATCTGAGAAGAGTAAGAAATGAGTGTATTGCTAAATATAGTCATACTTTGGATGGGATGGCATGTCTGGATACTTATATTAAAAGAAAGTTGATTTGTACACATATTCAATTTGTACAACATATGGAGAAATTCATTAAAGAACAGGAGGCTAAGAAATGTGAAGAAACTAAATGATGAACAGCGAAAGCTGATTGAAGATAATTATTCTTTAATTTGGCATTTGCACGAAGAATATTTTACAAAGTTTACAGATTTTGATACATATATGGATCTTGGTCGTATGGCGATTTGCAAAGCGGCATTAAAATGGGACGAGTCTAAAGGAGCTTTTGGTACTTTCTTTCGGTGGGTATTGCAAACAGAAATAAATCAGTATTATACAAAATGGTATAGACCAACAGAAAAAATGAATAGAAATGCCGAATCGTTAGATACGCCATTGGCAGGATACGAACCAGAAGATGATATTACAATCGGAACAACACTGATGAGTAAAGATAATGTAGAGGATGAGGTGCTTACAAAGGTACATTTTCAAAATGAGTTTGATAAATTGGCACCGAGAAATAAAAAGATTATCACGTTAAAGCAAAAAGGTTTAACACAAAGACAAATTGCAAGTCAGCTTGGAATCACTCACCAGTGGGTTAGTCAAAATATTGTACAGTTTAAGAAAGCATTATGTGGATAAAAGAGGTGAGATCATGACAATTGAAGAAGTAAAGGATTACATAAACTCGTCTACAGAGTATGACTTTTTGCGAGATTATCCGCACAAAATCGCTTTTCTAACGTTAGGTGGAAGTTATGCCTACGGAACAAATACAGAGGATTCTGACATTGATTTACGTGGTGTTTTCCTTAGTGATAAAAGAGAGATTTTGTTGAACAATAATCAAAACAATCTTGAGAAGACCGATGATCGTAAAGACGTTGATGCTGTGCTATATTCGCATATTAAGATGATCAACATGCTTGCTAAGGGTAATCCTACGTTTTTAGAGCTGTTATATTTTGCGCCAGACCGTTATTTGTATGTATCCGATATTGGTATGGAGTTGATCAAAAATAGAGATATGTTCTTATCTAAGAGAGTTTATCATGCATATAAAGGATATATTTGTGATTGTCTGACTCGAACGAGTTTTAAGTATTATAAAAATAAAGATTCAGAGAAAGAAAAGCAAAAGGCAGAACGATACGCTAATAAATCAATGATGCATGCAGTTCGATTATTGTTACAGGGCATTGAATTATTACATAACGGAACAATGTTAGGATCTATGGACGACATAGGAAAAGATCTTGTAAAGATCAAAGAAGGATACAATAGTACGCATAAAACATATAGATTTGGCAAACACAATGAGCATACAGAATATTTCCCAAATCAATCATACGATGTTTTTATTGAAGGATTACTTTATCAATTTGATTATGATTATATGAATACTGATTTACCAGACGAACCAGATTGGGGTCGTATCAATAATTTCTTGATGACAACAAATGAACGAATTGTGAGAGGAATGGTGTAAAAATGTATGTAAAGATTGGAGACGAAATTGCTTTTCATCCTGGCGAATGCTTAGAAGAATTTGTTGAATCTTGCAGGATAACTCCTTATCAGCTTGCGAGTAAAATCGGCATGGATGTTGATTATGTGCAAGGGCTGATTAACGGATCACAAAGTGTTACAAAAGAATTTGCAAAAGCAATGGCAGATCATTATGGGTTCGCTGACGATGGGCGGTTATGGTTAAATTTACAAGAGACATTTAATAAGAAGGTAGATGATAGAAATGTTTGAATTAATAAAACAACCACGTTCTGATAACGATAAACATACTAAATATGATGTTGTGCTTGATAAAGATTATACTGTAGAAGAATTTATTGATGCGATTGCAGATGGAAGAAATGGAACGCATGGTCAAATCACAATAAAAAATGATAAAGAAGCCATTGAATCATTTGTCTATAATATCGAGAGTATTGATTATAGACATTGTAAACTTCAAAATGCTGAAGAAAAAATTAAACAAGTATGGGCAGATGGTAGCTGGTTAAAAATCAATTATACTATCTTACTTGAAAACAAACAGGAAACACAAAAAGGTGCGCTCAGATTTATTGTTAAGAAGCCAAATGGGGAAGAATCAGTGGTGGTTATTTTTAAGAACAAATCCGATGGCACATATTCATTTGTTAATTTGACAAAAGAGCATATTTGTTCATGTAAATTTAAAACAATTGAGGAAGCCATTCAGGATATGAATGATCGCTTAAGAAAAGGATTGATTGAGTCCTATATTGTGAAAGGAGAAAGAAATAGTGAGTGACGTATTTCAGATTTATTTAGCAGGCGGTATGCAGGATCTGTCGTTTGAAGAACAGGATGCGTGGAGAAAAGAAATTTGTAGGTGTATCAATAGTTGCTGCGAGAAATCATTGGTTGATGTAAAACCAGTTAGTATTATCAATCCAGTAGATTATTACAATTTCGAAAATAACAAACATGAGACAGAAAAAGAAGTTATGCGATTTGATACTCGTCTTGTTAAGAATAGTGATTTGATTATTGTGTATGCAAATGATCCAAAGAGTATTGGCACATCTATGGAAATTGCTATTGCTCATGAAAACAATATTCCAGTATTGATCTTAAATGATGGTAATGAAAAACTTCATTCTTGGTGGATTGAGATGTCTGATAGGGTGTTTAGTGAGTATATTGGTCTGTGTCAATATGTTGTAGATTTTTATTTAGAGATGAAACATTATTGTTGTGTACATAATGTGACAATAAAATAGGAATTTGATGTTAAAAATAACCACAATATATAGTATGTCTATAAATATTATATACTATATATTGTGGTAGAAAAGGAGTTGAAACACTATTACAGCAGAAAAACAAGGCAAGTTTATTATTTTCCATCTGGATGATGATAAAACTTGCAAATATGATTTATCAAATGGTGATTGCTATGGCAAGAGCGGCAAGAAAGTGAAAGCTTTGAACAATATTCTGTCTGGACATTCAGCTGATGAATTGGATAAATTGTTTGTGTCCGATCCACATTATGCAGAGTTTCTAAAATATGTAAATTGGCGAAGAAATTGTGAAATGGGAAGAACTACATGGGGCTTCATTGATTATAATTTAGGAACTTTGTTTGAATATGCAAGTAAGTATTCTATGTGCGAGCAGTTCTTTGCTATAGGTTTTACACACAAACAAGTCACAGAAGATTTTAAATATTCAATTAATGAAGTACCAAAATGGTTGAGAAATTATTGTCTTGGTGTGAAGAATAGACGATTGTTAAGTAATGATTTTGTTGATTTTTATAAGATGTATCCAGATTATGTACAAACGATTTTACAGACAGAGTATATGACATTAACTAAAGAATATTTAATAAATTTCTTTGAGGATAATCATAGATATCGTTTTACGAAAATTTTGGAGGCTTTAAATCAGGATTATGGCTATAATCTTGCAGATGTGTTTGTTTATATAGATAGAATAATTACATTTGAAGCTGTTACCAATAGTATAAATTGGTTACTCAGAGAATTGCGTGATTATGCCCGTATGATGGACGCAATCAGTCATAAATTTGATAGATATCCAAGACATTTCAAAACAACAATGGATATTGTCAAAAGAAATTACAAAAGATTACAAAAAGAATTTTCGGAAGAAGTCTTTAAGAGCCGTATTAATAAAGAATACGAATTTACATATAAAGGACTGAGATTCTTTTATCCAGACTCCACTCAAGACATTAAAGACGAAGCGGTGCAGCAAAATAATTGTGTGGCAAGTTACATAGATCGAGTCATTGATGGCGAATGCCATATCATGTTTTTGAGAAACGCAAAAGAACCAAACAAATCCTTAGTGACGATTGAAATACAAAATGGACGAATCGTACAAGCACTGCAAAGATTCAATGATCCTCTAACTGCCGATCAACAAGAAGCGGTCGATGCATGGAATGAACATTTTAGTAAGAAAGGTAAGGTGGCAGCATGATTAATATTAATGAATTGACTATAGATCATAAGATTAAATTAAAGAAGCCAATGGGATGCTTTGATAATCTTGGAGAGGTATGCGAGATTGTTAAGATTGATACAGATGAAAATGTTATCAATTTTAGATTTGATGTAGATGGAGTGCATCTTGGTGTGATGTCTGGAGATGAATTAGAAAAATATTTTGATGTTATTGAACCTGCTGTTGTACCAGATGATTATGAGTGGCATCCGTATGGGTTTATTGACGGATATCAGGTTGAATATCAGGCGCTTAAGAATGGTGGTATTTTGATGGAGACTGCATACGATAGAGATGATGGAACAATTTCTGTGGAGTATTGTCATCCTGAAAATCCTTATCGGCAAATTAAAAATGGGCAAAGAGGTAAGTTTTATGAAGATGATTTAAAAATGGCATTTTTCAAATTAAAGAAAATGTATTATGGCACATTATACGAAGGTATGCAAAAAGAAGTCATGTTAGATTTTGTTAAAAATAAAGACAAATTAGAGCCAGTTGAAGCAGATGAATGGTAGGATGCGATGATAGATAATGTCAAACTAGCAATTAGAATATTTTCAATTACTATGTGCGTATTGGTATATGTAATTGTTTGGGTTTGGTTCATAGTTACTGGTTGTGATGATTCATATAATTGGGATTTAACTGAATATAGGATATTTTTCTTATGGGTTATGCTCCATGTATCATGCTTAATTGGAGTAATTTTGTGGGCTTGGTGTTAGAAAGAGGTGATAAAGATGGGCAATGTCAAAGTTGGAGACGAAGTGTATTTTGCTTGGTACGATGAACCATATACTGTTAAGTCTGGAATTATTACCGAGATTAAATGTCTTGGCGATCTAACATATATAATGATACAAGATAGTATAACGCATGGTTTATATATGGTTCTTTTAGAAGAGATATATCGCACTGAATCAGAAATAAAAGCGGTTCTAAAACGAGAGTTTTATGCCAAGGTAAATGAAGTCAAAAAAGATATTCATACCTTAGAAGAGTTACTAAAATTCATGTACAATAATGATCTTACAATTGATGAAGATGATGGATATTGTGTTTGTGAAGAACGTGTTGCGGTAAGAGAACTGGCGAAAGAAATTTGTGGGATTGAGTTAGGAGAGTAATGTAGATGGAGAAGAAACTTTTGTGCGCATATTGTCGAAAGCTAGTTGATTATGAACTTGAAACAAGGTTTACAATTGTTCCAATGATAGGTGAAAGAATTTCGTTTGCAGAGACATATGGTATTTGTAAGATTTGTGGAAGGGAAATTTTTATTCCAGAGGTACATGATCATAACATGGAAGCTATGGACAGAGTATATCGGATTACAAAAGAGCGAAAGGGGAATTTAGCAATGAATCAAACCTATCAAAATTGTGGTATATACTGCAAGGCACAGAATTATGATACTAATAAGTGGATTACTGGGACATACATCGGTAAAGGATGGTTATTATTCCCAAGATGTGAACCAGCAGACCATAGTGGTATGTATGGGTGTCAAGTAAAAGAAGATACCATTTGTCAATCAACTGGCAGAGAAAATGAATTTGAATATGATGTTGTACAATTGGTTGATGATGACGAAGACGTATATTTGATTATTTATAATGATGAAGATTTGGCGTGGCAGATGTTATCTGTTTATGGTTCTGATATGATTGATTTAGGAGAAATTAAACCAGATCAATATGTGAAACTTGGCAATATCAAAGAAGATGATTATTGGAGAAAGGAATGGGAAAGACAGAGTGAAAAAAGAAAATAATAAAGTATTTACATACGGGCAGTTAGAAGAATTAAGAAATAGTTTAGCACTTTCAATAGGCGAGGTTGAATCATCAAATAAGCAAGATCATATACTTCGAAAATATTATAATATATGTAGTTTTCTTGATACGTTTCAACTGACGAAACCGCTAGTTGATGAACTAAAACGTCATCCGATTGCAGCGAGATATTTTGTTTTGTCGTTATGGAACGAATTGGTGGATTCGTGTCTTAATGCGTGCGATACATTGACTGTGAATGATATAGAGAATCGAGATTCCGAAAAGCTACTATCTACTAAAACCAATGCGGCACAGTACATCCATGTATTAAATGATATGATTTCCATAAATGATTATACAACAATTCAAGATGAGGCGTTGCAGTTTGCAATTGATACAATTAAGGAGAAATATAATGGAGAAAGAAAAGAAAAGTAAATTACATACGCCAAAAGAAATTTTAAATGCACTGCATGTGATTCAGGATACGTGCGAATACCATCTTGATGGAGCAGACGAAGATTGTAAAGCCTGTCCTTTATGCACGATGATGGGCGAAGCCCCGACTTGTACACCTAGAGACCTTGACCCTTGTAATTGGGAAATTGATGATGATCCAGATACTATATGGCGAGCATTCAAGAAGTAGGAGGTGATATTGTGAGCGAGAAAAATTATAAAGAGTATACACCTGATGAGATATATGATGCTTTAAGCGTAGTTCAAAATATCTGTAAGGCAAACAGAGTTCATGATATGGGAAGTAGAAGTGTCGATTATGAGAATTGCTTAAATTGTGATTTTTATAATGTAGTTAGAGGTTGCAGGGTAAGAGTTTCATTACCGAAATATTGGAAGCTAAATGCTCCACCCAGAGAATGGGAACCATTTGTTCATGATTAACACATAAACACAAGTAAATAAAGGAGAAAATGTCGTTGAAATTAAATGACGAACAGAGAAAATTGGTAGAACAAAATCATAATTTGATTTACTCTGCTATGACAAAATGCGGTATCCGCAGACAAAATTTTGATGACTATTATGGATTCGCTGCTATTGGGTTGTGTAAGGCAGCAATTGATTATGATGAAACACGGTCTAAATCATTTTCGACATATGCGTATTTATGTATACAAAATGAAATAACGGTATATAACAAATACAGATTTCGGCAGAGAAGAAAGGGCGATATGAATACTATTTCATATAATCATATGTTAGATGATTGGGATGAAGACAAAAATGAAAATTCATTTCTTTTAAAGGATGAAGAAAATTTTGAAAAAAATATTATTTTCAAGTTGAATTTTCAAGATAAATGTTACACACTAAATAATAAGGACAGAATGATTGTTGATTTAAAATCAAAAGGTTATACATATCAAGAAATCGCAAAAATGTTTGGCACATCATTTCAAGCGATACAACAAAAGATTAAAAGAATGCGATCAACAACATTTTCCAGATTATAAAAGTTGAATAACGCAAACAACTTTTATTATTTTTTTTGACGCATTTGTTATAAACGTGCTAGAACGATTATAGCAATATAAGACGATCAGATAAAATTATTTTTTGTTCCTGTTGACTTTGGCAGAGTTGACAGTGGATATAAATTGATGACTTATTTACAAACTAAAAACTAACTAAACAAATTTAATAACAGAAAGAGGTAAATTCATTTGGCAGAAAACACAAAATCTAAAAGACTTTTCAACTTACCAGAAACTAAAGGTACATTTCAGTTAGAAGGATTAATCACTGATTGTGCGAAAGACGACTTTTATAAGGAAGGTAAAACGCAGAAAGGCAAAGATAAACGAACATTATCTTTCGGAGTTAAAGTAGAACCTGACGTAAAAGTTGGATGTAAAATTCAGGCATTTGAAAAACCTACAGTATGTTTTATCAAACGAGAGAAAGACGGTACATACAAAACTAAAAAAATTCCTTGGGCGGATCGTTTTAAATCGGCTGAAGAATTAGGACTTGGCGAAGGTTGGGCAATTATTGGTTCAAGAGCAGGTCTTGAAAAAGAGACCAATGATAAAGGACAGGTCGTTAACAAAAAACTGGTATTAGATCCATTTGATTTAACAAAATATGCTTCAGAACACATGGCAGACAACCAGAGTGTATTCATCAAAGGAGATATTGAATATGGAAGTTTTACTGGGGAAGACGGTACTAAACGTCAGTGGTCAAGAATGTCTCCAACACAGATTAGTTTAACAAGTAAAGAAATTGATCTTGATGATGAAGAACGTAAAGTAAGATCTGATTTCAAACAGACAATGGTATTCACAAATATCGAACAGGAAAAAGAAAATGATGTGCCAACAGGACGTTTTATCGTTTATGGAAAGATTATTGGTTATTCATCTGTTGATGATGCTGAATTCTATATGACAAATAAGAAATTAGCAAAAACTTTTAAGAAAAATGTGAAGCCATATTCATCTATTGAAGTTTGGGGACATATTAAGACAGAAATTCAGACAGAAGAAGTTGAAGTAGAAGATGATGGATGGGGAGAAGCAGATCCTACAAAGAGAGTCGTAAATTCTGCAAGAAAAGAACTTATTATCACTGGCGCAAGCAAAGACAGTATTGATTCAGAAACATACACCAGAGAAGCAATTGATGCAGCGATTGAAGCTATTAAAAAGGCAGAAGCAGCAAGAAGTGATTTCGGTGAGTCTGATGATAAACAGACAAGTAGTTCTTTTACAGATGATGAATGGGGATCTGGTTTTGATGATTCTTCAGATGATACTGAAGGCGATGTTTGGTAAGAGCAATTCTAAATCATTTCACAAATAAATAACAAAAACAATATATACATAAAGGAGTTTTACATTTGGCAAAAGCAAGAAAAGCAGCAAAAACACAGAGTAAATTGATGACTATTATTTATGGAGAACCTTTTACTGGTAAAAGTACACTGGCAATGCAGTTAGCGTATTTTAAACGCCCAGATGGGAAACCTTTCAGAGTCTTATATTTAGATTCTGAATCAGGAAGTATTGATGATTATTTACCAGAATTAGAGGAAAATGGTGTAAATCTCGAAAACATTTACATTGTTTACACTCAGAGCTTAGGAGAAGTAAGACATTATATTGATACAGTTAAAACAAACGGTGACTTCTACGAGCTTGATGACGATGGAGAAGAAACTGATGATGTAGTTTTAGATGCAGATGGTCTTCCATTTAGAGCTGATGCAATTGTTGTAGATGGATCAACAATCTTAAATCTGACTACAAAACAGGGATTGATTGAGTTCTCTAAGAAAAGAAATCGTGTAAAAGCGGATGCTGCAAATATGACAGGTGAAGCCAGACTTGTCAAAATTGAAGGTGCAGGTATGGAATTAAAAGATTACCAGACTGTAAACTTCAAAGGTCAGGATTTAATTCTTGATTTATTAGCTTCTGGAGCACATTGTGTTGTAACAGCAAGAGAAAAAGATGAAACAGAATCTAAGATGATTGATGGTAAAAGAGAAACTGTTACAACAGGTCGTAAAATTATTGACGGATTTAAAGGTATGGATTATAACGCCAAAACAGTAATTCGTACATTCGTTGATAGTGAAACTGATATGGTTTGTGCTCAGATATTGAAAGATAGAACACATACATATAAAAAGAACGAGATTGTAGAAGATCCACAGATGTTAGCTTGGCAGAAAGTTATTGATAATTCTGTTGGGAACAAAGAGTTTACACTTGGTAATGCTCTTACAAAAGCAGTAGATGTTGAACAGAAAATCTATAAGAGAGAAATTCTTGGAGAGGCAGGTAAGCCAGTTTCCGAAGAGGAAGCAGAAAAAGAAGAATCTGGTATGTTATCCAGTGGCTCATCTAGCAAAAAAGATTCTGTTCAGGATGTAAAAAAACGAATTTCTGACAGAATCAAAAAATTAGCCCCTCCAAAAAGACAGGAAATGAAAGATAAGCTCGCCAAAGAAGGATTACCTACCGCCTTTAGTCGTCTTAATGATCTTGATCAGTTAAAGAAGATTGAAGAAATCTTAGTGAAAAAAATCAAAGAAGATCAGGAAGGATAAGGTGAAATTACAAAAGGGTTTATATGGTAGCCATTTTGGCTACCTAATCCTTTGATATTGGACGAGGAGTAACTGTAGTATGGCAGATGTTTTAACAGTAAAATGTGCTTATTGTAAAGAAGTAATTGAACTTGATTTAGATAAAGTACAAGAGATTGTTAAATATGACAATAGTTATTATCACAAAGAATGTTTCCGAAAAATGTGTGAAGCAAAATTATTATCCAAAAATACTAAACATGATAAATGGTTATCTGCATTATCTAAGATTGACGAATATAATCAGAAAGCACGAGTGTTACTTGAACCAAGATTGTTAGAAGACAAAGTATATCGGTTTATTCTTGATAATTATAACTACATTGGTTCTGTACCAGCCTATGTTTTTACAAAATTGAAAAGTATTTATAAAGGTACATATCGTGGTCTGGCGAAACCAATTCCACCAAGTGATCTTTTAGATATGTGGAAGCGTCAAATGAAATATCTTAAGAAAAATCGAACATTTTTGATACAAAAAGGAACGATGGATGAAGATAATCCAACACACCAGGTTAATTATGATTTAGCAGTTTTAGTAGGAAAGTATGATAGTTATTTACGATGGAAAGAGAAACAGAAATTAAATGAAGTAGACAAAAAGAATAATGAAAAATTTGCAAAATCTTTTGTTGAAACAAATAATATCACAACTCAGAAAACTGTAGTAACAGCCACACAAGACGATAACATGGACGACATTTTAAGTGATATTTTTGGTGAGGGACTTGATTGACAGAAGAAGCAGTAGAACGTAAAAGTGTAACTAACATTCAGAGTGAAATGATGTTTATCGGTGCTTTGTATAAACAGCCAGATTTATATGTTTCTTATGGTGGATATATGAGAAGTCAGTATGATTTCAGTGACGAGGCATGTAAATTTTTCTATGATATGTTTGAGATTATGTATAAAACATTTACTCAGACGATTGAGGAGGATAAGGTAAATATGTTCATGAGTCAATCAGATGAAAGACTTAGGACATACAAAAGATACAAAGGGTGGAAGACGATTTCATCATGGATGCAGGTTGCAGATTGTGATGATTTTAAAAAATATTATAATCTCGTTAAGAAATATTCTCTTGTAAGAGAGTATGACAGAAATGGATATCCTGTTCAACGAATTTTAAACCATAGGTTATTTGAAAAATGGGAAGCAAAAGATATTTATAGAGTGATTCGATCTCAGGCAGACAAAATTAACACTGTTATTAGCGCAGGCGAAGATTCTGTCTTATTGAATAGTGGTGTTGAATCACAGGTTGAATCATTTTTATTAAAACCAGATTTGGGGATTCCGTTACCTTGGGCGATTCTCAATAAGATGTTCAGAGGATGTCGCCTTGGAAAAGTAATTTTTAATGGATTCTTAAGTAATGAAGGAAAATCAAGAAATATGATGTTGTTGATTGCATATATCGTATTGGTAATGGACGAGAAATTTTTATTGCTCAGTAATGAGATGGATGAAAAAGATTTACGAAATTGCTTAGTCGTTACAGTGATCAACAACAAATGCTTCAAAGAGCTTCATGGTATTGATATTGAAAAACCAGAAGAAGAAATAGTTCGTGGTATTTACAGAGATAACAATGGCAATGTGATTGAAAGAAAAACAAATGAAAATGGAGACTTTATTGAAACAGAAGATGAGTACAAACATAGAGTGGCTACTACGTCAGATGAGTTTCAGAAAGTTATGCAAGTTGCAAAATGGGTTGATCAGAAACGTCAAGGGAAATTATATTTCAAAGATGTTGGCTCTGACTACTCAGATTCGGCATTAGAGTTTGAATTTAGAAAACATCGTATGTTATATGATGTGAAATATTGTGGTTATGACACGTTAAAAGGTTATCGTATTGATGATTGGCAAACGGTGAAACAGACAGCCACAAAAATTAAAGAGCTTATGAAAGAAATCCATATGTTTTGTTTCTCTGTATTCCAGTTAACTGATGATACAGTGTATACAGATATATTCCAGTTAAGTAGTAATAATATTGCCAATGCAAAACAGATTAAGCACGTTGCTGACATCTTAATGCTTGGTAAAAGATTACATCCTGACGAATATTACAAATATCAGTATATATCAATTAGTGATTGGGGAGAGCCACAGGCGCACGATCTAAAAAAGGACAAGACATATTTCTGTATTAAGGTTGAGAAAAACCGAGGCGGTAACAAGAATGTTATTCCAATTTTTGAAATCAATTTGGATTTAAATACTTGGGACGAAATAGGATATGTCATAAAACGAGAGAAAAACGGAGCGTAGGTTATGGACGTAGCACAGCTAAAAGAATATATATACGACAACAATTATGTAGAAAATATTCTGAAAGATATAGGCTGTCATCATATTAAATATCATTCGTCTGGATATTGGAGCTGTGCAAATAAAGATGGGGATAATGGATCCGCAGTTATTACATATAACAACGAAAACCTAAATTGCACAAATTATACAAGAAAAATGACAGCAAAAGAAAGACAGACAGATTTAATTGACTTGGTATGCTTTACAAAAAGTCTGTCTTTCCCAGACGGTTTAAAATATCTAGCCAATTTGATCGGCATAGATTATTATCATGATTTTAATGAGCAACTGCCAGAAAGTTTGCAGATCACTCAATTGATTCATGATATGAAAGAAAATATAGAAACCGAAGAAGATAAACCAGTCAAACCAATTTCAAAACGAATTCTTTCTTATTATAAGGATTATGTAAACGATTTATTTTACGATGACCATATTAGTTATTTAACGCAGAAGGAATTTAATATTGGCTATGACGAAGATACAAACAGAATTACAATACCTATTTTTTCTGAAATTGGTGATTTGGTAGGTGTTAAAGGACGATTGTTCAAGAAAAAGTTAGATAAACATGATTTGAAATATTTATATATTGAGCCATGCGCTAGACAAAGAATCTTATACGGATTGAATAAAACTCTACCTTATATAGAAAGGGTTGGAAGAGTATATGTTGCAGAAGCAGAAAAAGCTGTCATGCAGCTATGGTCATATGGATATCAAAATGTTGTGGCAACTGGCGGCAAGCAAGTTTCAAGACAGCAAATTGACATGTTAACAAGACTCGGAGTTGAAGTAGTATTTATTTTTGACAAAGATGTTGAGTTAGAAGAGATTCAAAAGCTTGGCGATCGTTTTATTGATGGAGTTCCGATTTCATACATTATGGATAACTCAGAAGAAGGAATCCTTGATGAAAAAGAATCACCTACTGATGATCCTAAAAAATGGGAACTATTGTTAAATAACTATTTGTATACACTTAAATAAGAACAGGCAGGTTATACATATAAAATACAAATTATATGAAGGTGGCACAAATGATACCTCTAATGTTGTGCCAGAAATTTTAAAAAATAGAGGGATTGATGATTATGAAACGTATTTGAACCTCGATGATAGCGTAATTCAAGATTATGCCGATTTAGAGGGTATCAAAAACGCAGTAAATACAACGATTTTTGCACTTGAAAATGGACATAAAATCGGTATTTTAATTGACGAGGATGTAGACGGATTTTGTTCTGCTTCAATGGCATATATGTACTTAAATCGTATTAATAATGAACTTTATGATAGTAAGAGTAGCATTTGTTACTTATTGCATAAAAAAGCAAAAGCTCACGGATTAAGTGAAGATATTACTATACCTGAAGACGTAAAACTTTTAATAATTCCAGATGCAGGCACCAACGATGTAACACAGTGTACTGAACTTGTAAATCGTGGAGTACAGATTGTAATTCTTGATCACCATGAAAAAGAAGAATCTGAAATTAAAATGCCAGAGGAAGTTATAATTGTAAATAACCAGTGCAGTCCACACTATAAGAACAAAGACTTATGTGGGGCAGGCGTTGTTTATAGATTTTTGCAAGCAATGGATGACGAATTATGGATCAATTATGCTGATGATTATTTAGATTTATGTGCATTAGCGAATATCGGTGATGTCATGGATATGAGATCATTTGAGACACGTCGATTAGTGGATAAAGGGATTCAGAATATTCAGAATAAATGCTTTAAAGCACTAATTCAGGCACAAGATTATTCAATGCACAGTATTGTTAATATCCATAATGTTCAGTGGTATATCGTTCCAATTATCAATGGTATGGTACGATTTGGTTCCGTGAAAGATAAAGAATTAGTTTTTAGAGCATTTATTGAAGACTATGAGGTATTTGACTATAAGAAAAGAGCAACAAAAAACAATCCTGCGGAAGTAATCAAAGAGAACATTTACGATCGTGCTGCTCGATTATGCAAAAATGCCAAAGGCAAACAGGATCGTCAAAAGAAAAAGATGGTTCCAATTATTATGAAAGAGGCTGAAAAAGATAAAGATAGCAAGATTACTATTCTTGATGTTACAGAAACATTAGATAGCAGTTTGACAGGATTGGTTGCTATCAAGATCGCTGAAGATATGAACAGACCATGCTTATTATTACGAAAGCATACTAACCCAGAAACAGGATTAGTGGAAATGAGTGGTAGTGCAAGGAATGTAGATCATAGCCCAATTGATAGTTTGAAAGATGTAATATCCGAGACAAATTCATTTTTATGGGCAAAAGGTCACGCCAATGCATTTGGATGTTCGACAGATAATATCTCTGAAGCAATCACAGAATTAAACGACAAACTGAAAGATGTTAAATATGATGCAACTTATAGAGTTGATTTCATTGTAGATGCTTGCAGATTAGATTTTGAACTACTACAGGAAATGTCTAAATTGGATGATATTCGTGGGCAGGGCATTGATGATCCGATGATTGCTGTCGAGAATATCACATTAAATAAGGAAGAAATTAATGTTGTTGGTAAGAAAATGGATACAATACAATTCAAGATTAATGATATTCCATGTGTGATGTTTAGATGTAATGAAAAAAATAAGATTTATGATTGGATTATGAACGATTTTTCTGACGAAGGCACAGTTACATTTGAATTAGTAGGAACTGCACAGACTAATATCTTTAACGGAATTAGACAATATCAAATTGCGGTTGATGATATTAATGTTCTGAGCATCACAACAGATGAAGAATTAGACGAAGATATTTGGGATTGAGGTGAAAGTTAGTGAGCAGTTCATTACATACACATTCGCATTATTCATTGTTAGATGGATATGCATTACCTGAAGAAAACTTACAAAGAGCAGAAGAGATAGGATTAAAAGCCCTGGCTATCACAGAGCATGGAAATGAGTATAGTTGGTGTTATTATGACAAACTTCATGAGAAATATCCAAGTGTTAAATTGATTTTTGGAGTTGAATTTTATGAATGCTTTGATATGACAGAGCAGAATAAGGATAGCAAATATTTCCATTTAATTGTATTGGCAAAGAATGAGAATGGTAGAAAAGCAATTAATCAATTGGTAACTGATTCAAATTTTCATGGATTTTACTACAAGCCACGAATTGATCTGAATGCGTTGAAACCATATGCTAAGAATCTGGTTGTGAGTAGTGCTTGTTTAGCATCTAAACTTGCCAGAGAGCCAGATTATCAGAAATGTGTTGAATATGTTCGTGAATACAAAGAGATTTTTCCACATTTTTATTTAGAAATGCAATCACATTCACATCAGGATCAAATAGTATATAATCAGAAAATCTTACAGCTTTCAGTAGATACTAACACACCATATATTATCACAACTGATAGTCACGCTGCTAGAAAAGAAGATCTGTATTATCAGAACTGGCATGTAAAGCTTGCTCACGATACTGAAACCGCAGCAGAAATTTATGAAGGATGTTATTTACAATCTGACGATGAAATTCATGCAATTATGGATAACCAAATTGGAGAAGACGCAGTAACTAAAGGGCTTGAAGAAACTGATAGGATTGCAGATTTAATTGATGAAATTCACATGCCATTTCAGGCACCTCAGTTACCATCTTTCCCATTACCAGAAGGATTTGAAGATAATTATTCTTATTTAAAGTATCTGATTGATACAGGGTGGGTAAAACGAGGATTCGATAAATTACCAGAAGAAGAACAGAAACTCAGAAAAGAAAGAATTGATTATGAATTAGATATTATTCATTCAATGGGATTCGATGGGTATTTCTTAATTGTATGGGATTTTATCAATTTTGCAAGAGAAAATGGCATTCCAATTGGTGCTGGTCGAGGTAGTTGTGCAGGTAGTTTAGTGTGTTACACGATTACAATTACAGACTTAGATCCTATCAAATATGGACTAATTTTTGAAAGATTTTTGAATCCAGAGCGAATTTCAATGCCAGATACAGATACAGATGTTGGTACACGAGATGAGATTATCCAATATTTGATCGATAAGTATGGCGACAACAGAGTATGCCAGATTATCAATTTCAGTTTTATTACTCCAATTGTAGCGATCAAAGATGTTGGTAAGGTCTTAGGGTTCAATTATCACGAGATGGACAAATTAAGTAAAAAATTCGTATATGACACAATTGAAGAATCTTTGTGGAATAACAGAGATTTAGCAGAGAACCCAAGATATGAAGAACTTTTTGATGTTGCATCACATCTTGCAGGCAGAGTAAAAACAGTATCTTCTCATGCAGGTGGTGTAGGAATTGTAGATACAGATATTAGCGATTATATGGCAATGAAGCTTGGAACTGACGGAGAGCACGTTATTCAAGTAGATAAACGTATCGTTGAAGAGATTGGGATTATTAAATTTGATATTTTGGGTGTTGCAACACTAAACACTGTAAAAGAAGCTGAAATTGACGCAGGGTTAACTGAGTTTGATGTAAATATTAACAATCCAAAGTTTGAAATGGACGAAGGATCATATGAATTATTGCGTAGTGCAATGACGAATGGTGTTTTCCAAGTCGAAAGTGCTGGTATGAAGGACTTGCTGGTTAGGTTACAAGTCTCAAACATGGAAGAGTTGGCAGCTGTATTAGCACTCTATAGACCAGATGCAATGGATGTCTTAGAAGAATTCATTGAGTACAAACATCACCCAGAGAAAATCACATATATCCATCCAGATATGGAACCAATCTTAAAAGAAACGTATGGATGTATGATTTATCAGGAGCAATTACTTGATATTGTTCGTAAATTTGGTGGTCGAAGTTATGGAGGAGCCGACTTATTCCGTAAGGCGATTGGTAAAAAGAATATTGAACTTGTGAAGTCTGAATCTAAAAAGCTTTATTACGAGATTATTGAGAATGGATACCCAGAAGAAATTGCAAAACAGATTAGCGAGACGTTATCCCAAAAAGGGGGATACTTATTCAATAAAAGTCATGCGTACTCCTACGCTGTATTATGCTTGCAAACAGCGTTTTTAAAGAAACATTATGCGTTGTGTTTTTTTAAGGCATTATTGAATCGCAATAAAGATAAGGCAGGAATGGTAAATAAATATATTCTTGATGCCAAGGCGTTTAAGATTCAAGTGTTACCACCAAACTTAAATAAATCAATGATGAATTTCAGTATTGACGATGTGTATATATTGTTTGGATTATCGGCTATCAGTGGTATTGGAGAAAAAATTGCAAAGGTAATTCTTGAAGACCGTGATGAAAATGGTAAATTCATAGGGTTTGAAAACTTTTGTGAACGTATTAATCCAAGTAAAGCGCAGGTTATTCAGTTGATTAAGGCAGGTGCAATTCCGACAAAGAATAAACGTAAAACTTTAATTCAGTATTTGAAATCTATGTATCAGCCAACAACATTCAAGCCAGTTGCAAAAGCACCGAGTTACAAACAGTTACTTATTAAATGGGATATTGACGCTGAAGATTACCGTATAGGTGAGAAGAAATATGATTATGACAAAGATGCAATATTAAAAGCTTACAACGATAAAAAGTATGAATTGTATAAAGATAAGGAAAAAGAACGATTTCAGAAATTTATCACACAGAATCAAAAATATCTTGAGAATGAAGATTTTTGGGAATTTGAAGCATTGCAAATCTTTATCAACGATAACCCATTTGATCAGGCATACAAGTATATGTCAAAACAATTTCAAGATGTTGAAAATGGAGATGATTGCACTGTGGTTGCAGTGATCGCTAAAGTTGATAAAAAGAAAGACAAAAATAAAAAGACATTTGCGTATGTGAATTTATATTCTAGTTTTGGATTGACTGAGGCAATCGTCTGGCATTCGCAATTAAAAGAATATGAAGATATGATTGCCAAAGGAAATCAGATTGCGATGTTATGCAGAAAAGATTCAGACGAGAAGGTTATCGCAAAGAAAATTAAACCATATAAACAATGGCTAGAAGATATTAAGAAAGTGAAGGGGGTTGTCGCCTAAAGTGGTGGATAGTACAAAAGAATATGAGTTTGAGATTGTCCCATTATATCAGATTTATTATAATGAAGAATCTTTATTTGGGATTTACACATTCTGTACAGCAGAAGATTTACCAGAATGTAAACCATATAATAATAATGATTTTGATGACTTATCCGATAAAAAAATGAACAAATGTGGCAAATTGGTTGGTAATATGCAGGAGTTGTATTTAGGAACGAAATATAAGGTTAAAGCCAATATGACATATTCGAAGAAATACAATGAATATCAATATAAACCACTTTCTATAGTTGCTGAAGTTCCTAAAACTTTTGAAGCACAAAAGGTATTTTTAAAAACACAGACGAACGCAGCGATCGCAGATCAGTTAATTGCGAAATATCCTAATGTTGTTGAAGATGTAATGAATGGTCAGTTAGAGATGATTGACCATTCAGAAATCAAAGGACTAGGAGATAAAACTTGGAAGAAACTTAGAGATAAAATTATTAAAAATTATGTGATTTCTGATATTGTTGTAATGTTACAACCATATGGAGTTACATTACCAACGATTGAAAGATTGTTGAAATCTGAACCTAATCCAAGTGTTTTAAAAAAACAGATTGAACAAAATCCATATATACTCACTAGAGTAAAGGGCATGGGGTTTAAACGAGTTGATGATATTGCGCTCAAATTAAAACCAGAATTGCGATGCTCAAATCAACGGTTAAATGCATTTATTTCTTACGACTTGCATCAAGTTGGTGATAATGATGGACATACATATGTATATATCAAAAATTTAAGAAGCGATATTAGTAATGCAGCGTCTGAATGCCTACCTATATTTGACGAATGGCTTGATGAAGAATCAGATAAAAAAATACCAAATTATTTATATACATCTGGAGATAAAATTGGTCTGAAATCGTATTATACAATTGAAATGGATATTTACGAACTGATTAAAGATATGGAGAAATATTCATTTGGGAATACAACAGATTACAAACCAATAACAGATAGTGAGATTAGTCAGACGATTTCTGAAGTTGAAGATGAAGAAGGGTTTATGTTTTCAGAAGAGCAAATTACAGGAGTTAACAAAGCATTAAATTGTCAAGTTGTGTTTATTTCTGGAGAAGCTGGGACTGGTAAAACAACAATTCTGAAACCAATTATAAAATGCTACCAAAAAAGAAATAATAGCATTGTTGCGTGTGCATTATCTGCAAAAGCAGCCCAGCGAATTAAAGAAGCAACAGGTTTGGACTCACGGACTATTCATAGATTACTTGTGGCAGAAGGTATTGATAGTTTTTGCTACAACCAAGATAACCCATTACCTGCTGATGTTGTGATCATGGATGAAAGTAGTATGACAAATGCGAGCCTTTTCTATAATTTTTTATTGGCAATTCGACCAGGAACACGATTAATTTTTTGTGGTGATTATATGCAGTTGCCACCGATTGGATTTGGTAATATTTTCTCTGATCTGTTAAAAAAGAAAGGTTTGAATAGCGTTCAGCTCACCAAGCCGATGAGGCAAGCAGAAAAATCTGGTATTTTAACGGATGCAAGAAAGATTCGTAGAGGAATTAACCCATTGGATAGTCCACAATTAAAAATTGTTCATGGTGAACTAAATGATATGTTTTATTTGTTCAGGAAGAATAGAGAATCGTTATTTAACATGGCAGTAAAGCAGTATATTAAATCTGTTAAAGAGGAAGGGCTTGATAATGTTGTGATTATTTCCCCACGAAGAAGCAATTGCACGAACAGTACAGATGAATTGAATAAAGCAGTGCAGAAAGAATTATTTGCTAGTAGTAATAAACCATTTGTTGAATTCAAAGATCGTAAATACTATTTGGGAGATAAGGTATTACAGACCTCAAATGATTATGAGCGAGATGTATTCAATGGTGATATTGGATACATTACAGCGATTGATAAAGAAAAAGAAATATGTTTGGTATCTATGAATGCAAATATCGAAGAGAAAATGATTGAATATTCTTTCGCTCAACTTGGGCAATTGCAATTAGCATATGCATTAACCACGCATAAACTTCAAGGATCGGCTGCACAAACTGTGATCGGTATTATTGACAATACGCATTACAAATTGCTTGATAACTGTATGTTATATACGATGTTGACACGAGCTAAGAAAAGATTTGCACTCCTTGCAGAGCCAGAAGCGTTTAAGAGATGTATTATGACAAATCATAATAAGAGGCGCACTTGGTTAAGCCTAAAAAATTAACTTTATTCTTTGCACCTATTGACAGGGTGCAAGAAGTATGATAAGATACCAATATGCTAAGGAAAGGAAATGTGAAAATGAGAAAAAGATTTTTAATGAAAGTTGTCTCGTTTAGTTTTTTAGCAATGTGTTCGGGCTTTATGACTCACACGGTTAAAGCAGAGGAGCGACCCTCGGTAGAGGCTTCAACCTTATCAACAGAGACAACTGTTGCAGAAAATAAGCAAGGCAATGTGATTTCAGACAATCCAATCAGCCAAAGCGTTGCATTAAAAGATGTTCATGAGCATTATCAGAAATGTAAGAAAGCTGATGAAGAGCAAGCAAGACAGATTCGATTAGAAAAACTTCGAAAGAAACGATTGCGAATTAAACGACAGCGGCTGAAGCGAAAGCGAGAACTTGAAAAGAGTTCACTTGGAACATTTTTGATCACGGCATATTGTCCATGTTATGAATGTTCTGAAGGATATGGATCTAAGATTGCTTGGAATCATGCAGGGCATAAATTTGCTCGACCATATCATACGATTGCGGTTGATAAAAACATTATCCCTTATGGAACAAGAGTTAAGATTGAGGGATACGGTGACACAATCTTTGTGGCAGAAGATTGCGGAGGCAAAGTAAAAGGAATGCATGTAGACGTGTTCAAATCAACACATTCCGAAACAATAAATGTGCAACAGCACAGAAAAATATATGTAGTGAAGTAATTGGCAGTTACTGAAAGACATAGAAAACACAAATTAAAATAATTAACTAAACAATATAAACAAGAAAAGGAAAATCCAAAAATTATGAAAACTGAATATGTGAAAGAAATGAATGTCTTGATCGACAGAATCAATGATGCTTCATATGCGTACTACGCAGAGGATAATCCGCTCATTTCAGATAAAGAATTTGACGATTTATGCGCTGCTTTAGAACGACTTGAGAGAGATTCTGGCGTTGTTTTGAATAATTCGCCCATCCACCACGTTCAAGGATTTATAATTGATTCTCTGGCTAAAGTAAAGCATACACGCCCAATGTTATCAGCTCAGAAGACGAAGGATGTCAATGAGGTCAAAAAATTTCTTGCGGATAAAATTGGTGTTTTATCGTGGAAGGAAGACGGTTTGACGGTGGTACTAAGGTATGAAAAAGGACGCTTAAAACAAGCAATTACAAGGGGAAATGGCGAAATTGGAGAAGATGTTACTCATACGGCACGTATGATTTTCAATTTACCTCTTGAAATTCCTGACAAGCGTAGTATTGAGGTACGTGGCGAATCAGTTATCAGTTATGAAAACTTCCAGAAAATCAATGAAGAGTTGCATGGTAAATACAAGAGCGCAAGAAATCTGGCAGCAGGCACAATTAGACAGTTAGATGTGAATGTAGCAAAGAAAAGAAAACTTGCTTACAAGGCATTTGAGTTAGTCAAAATTGATGGCGTATCTGATGAAGAAATGCCAAGCATTGCTGATAGTTTTAAATATCTTGCAGAGCAGGGATTTGACGTTGTAGAACATCAGATTATTGATCGAAATAATGTTGAAGAATATATTGAGAAATTTGATCCAGAAGAATATGAATATCCTGTTGATGGTCTGATTTTCACTTATAACGACTATCAGTATGGTAAATCTCTTGGGGCAACGAGTAAATTTCCCTTAAATATGCTTGCGATGAAATGGTCTGATGACCTCTACGAAACAATAATCAGAGATATTGAATGGAATACATCTCGTACAGGGTTGATTAATCCAGTTGCAGTATTCGATCCAGTTGATCTTGATGGCGCAGAAACTACAAGAGCTACATTACATAACGTAAGTTACATTGAGGGATTAGAACTTGGTGTAGGTGATACGATTCAGGTTTATCGTAGTAATATGGTAATACCAAAAGTACACGATAATCTGACAAGAAGTAATACATTCAAGATTCCAGATACTTGTCCAACCTGCGGTGGCGAAGCAAAAATCATCAACGAGAATGACAGTAAGGTTCTGAAATGTATGAATCCTGACTGCAAGGCAAAGCTATTAAGCAAGTTTGTGAACTTTGTTTCCAGAGATGCAATGAATATTCAAGGTTTATCTGAGGCAACACTGAAAAGATTTATTGATCTTGGATGGCTGAAAGATTATACAGATATTTATAATTTAGCAGAGCATAAATCTGAGATGAAGAACCTTGATAGATTTGGTGCAAAAAGTGTTTCTTCATTATTAAATAGCATCGAGGAAAGTCGTAAATGTAAACTGGTTAATTTCGTAACAGCACTTGGTATTGAGCTTGTCGGGAAGTCAACGGCAAAGGATATTTGCAAGCTTATTGATAAGATTTCTCTATCGAATAATGAAAATCCATATAATGTGTTTATCAAAAGAATCAAAAAGAGAAAATATTTTGGACATATTGATGGTATTGGTATCAATACTTCATTGTCAATGGATGATTATTTCAAAGAAAATCTTGAAATGGTTGAGAAATTAGCCGAAGAACTTGAATTTGAAATGCCAGAAAGCAAGAAAGAATCAACGGTTGATCTCACGGGAATGACTTTTGTTGTGACTGGTAAGGTAAATAAATTTGCCAATCGTAATGCTATCAAGGATGAAATTGAGTCCAGAGGTGGCAAAGTCGCAGGATCAGTGTCGAAGAATACGAATTATCTTGTGAATAATGATGTGAATTCCACAAGCAGTAAGAACAAGAAAGCACAGCAATTGGGTATTCCGATCATTGACGAAGATGGATTAATCAAGATTCTGAAGGGAGATACGAGTGAATAAACTAACCATTTACGAATGCTTTGTTAGACTGGGAATCCCAGAAAGCAAAATTGAAAGGTTTGTTGTAAAAGACAATTATGTAGAATATCGCATCTGGGAACCGTGTTCAATTTGCTATAACGGAGAAACATACAAATATGGTAGACGTTGTAAAGTAAAATATCTCACTACACCAGATGAGTTAGATTTAGTTTTTGACGAAAGATACTTCATCAAAGATCAAGATGCAGAGTTTTGGACAGAAGATTATGAATTTTACAAACAACAGACAGGTGTAGAACCTTCAGAAATTGATTGGTCAAAACAAAAAGAGATTAAACGACCTAAGTTTTAAAAGGATAAAATTGAATATATGAAATTAAACATTAAAAAACGAATGGCGGTTATTGCTGCAATTGGATGTCTCAGTATTGGTGGTATTGTGACAGGATGCACTGAAGCCGATAAGGTATCAACTAACGTATCCAAAGAAGCAGACAATTTTAATGTCTTAAGACGATTTGCTGTAATTAATACACGAACAGATAAAGTTGAGTTTGAAATTGTTGGAGCATTTTCTTTAGAAGATGAAGGTAGTAAGAAAGTAAAACTTATTGTCGAAACAGCAGATGGCTCATATAAGAAACATATTGTCCACATGAATCGAGATAGCATGTATGTAATCGAAGATTTAGGTGGGGCTAAAGTTAACAAATATAAATATGAAGTTAACTATATTCCAGAATCAATTGTTCCATTTAAAGTTACAGAGAGTAAATAAGGTGCCGTGGTATGGTAGGTAAACTTATTGACGTTACAAATTTCAATCCGCAAGAGGCGGTTGAGTTTATAAGAATGAGATGTACAAATTGTGATATTTACTATTTTTGCAACGGAGCAGATGCCAAAATATGCAATGACAAAGTAGATTATCTTTTAGAAAAATTCAGAAGAAATAGTAAAGGAGAGAACGAAATGATTGTTACAGGAATGGATCACTTTCAGAGTGTATGTAAACGAAAATTAGTTGATTGGTATAACAAACATTGCGAAGAAAATCATTTGGCAATGAAAATTGATCTCAGTAATGTTTTTATCGTCTGGAGTTGTAAGACTTTACAGAACTATAAATGCTTAGCATCTACGACAGTAAGCGGTGATGGTATCTATGCAGAGTATACATACAATGGCGATAAGCAGGAGCTGTACGAAGATGTGTATAAGAAATTAACAAATACATGTCATACGGAAGAATAAAGGAGAGCTGAATGGACAAAGCACAGAAACATTGGGAGCGAATACAGCAGAAAAAGAAAAGGGAAGCTGAACAAATTTCGGCTGCAATAGTCAAAAGAGATGCATGGATTATGGATGCGGCAGAATGTTTGGTGCGACAGTTTAGAAGATAGGAGAATTTATTATGGATTTTGGAACAGCAATTGATGCAATGAAAGATAAAAGAAAAGTAGCAAGAAAAGGTTGGAATGGGAAAGGTATGTTTTTATATTATGTTCCAGCAGGAGCTTATGCGCCATGCACAGATATTGCTAAAAGCATTGTAAACAAAGACGGATTAGTCGAATATGGTGCTTATATTGCAATGAAAACAGCACAGGGTAACGTTGTTCCTTGGCTTGCAAGTCAGACAGATATGTTAGCTGAAGACTGGATGATCGTAGAGTAGATAAAATTAATCTTTGATGAAAGGAATAACAGATGAAGAAATTATTAACTTCACTATTTGTTGAAGACAAATATCATGCAGGAACAATCTTAGGAACAATCTTAGGATTAATGGTCGTAATTGCTGTCAACTTTGCAATTGTAAATCTGTTTATTTGGTTGTTACATTTTGTTGCGGTAAATCCGCTAATTGTTCCAACGAAAACAAAATGGATTATCGCACTAATTCTTACAATTTTAGAAAACATCTTTAACAGGTAGGTGATTAAATGGCTTTAATTGGAGCGATTCTAGGAGATATTTGCGGTTCTCAATATGAGTTCCGCAGACCTCACGATTTAGATTGGAAGAACTGTGAATTGTTTACAGATAAATGTAAATTTACAGATGATACAGTTCTCAGTATTGCAACAGGAATGTGGCTGTTGGATGATGACGATGAACACAAACATATCAAAGAGCCTTGGGAGTTCTACTTAGAATATGGCAAGAAATATCCTGGTACGGGATATGGCGCAATGTTCGAAGACTGGTTACACGATGATGGTAGTCGTGTTAATGAAAGCTTTGGTAATGGATGTGCCATGAGAATTTCGCCTATCACAATGTATTTTAATGGGTTTGCTGATCGTCCAGACGTATTGAGTTATTACATAGATTTAGCACAATGGACATGTGAGAAAACGCATCGCCACTCAGAATCTTACAAAGGTGCATCGATTGTAACAGGCTGTTCTTTTATGGCGCTATGGGGTAAATCAAAAGAAGAAATTTATCAATATGCATTAAAAAGTTATCCATCCAGTCAATATACATATGGTGTTGATCGACCACTCGATGATTATAGAAAGAATTATGTTTGGTCTGCGACAGTTCAAGATAGTGTTCCTGTGGCAATCAGATGTTTCTTAGAGAGCGAAGATTATGAATCATTCTTAAGAAATGTATTGTCTTTGCCATGTGACACAGATACGATTGCTGCTATTGGCGGTGGTATCGCAGAAGATTTCTATAAGAAAACACTTGATAATTCGAATGAGCTTTTAGAAAGATATTTGCCAAAAGAATTATTAGATGATGTTAGCAAAATTTACAATGAAATGCCATAAGGTAGGTGATTGAATATCATAAAGAAAATCTTAAAATTTTTCTTGGCGATGATCGTACTGACCATTATCTGGTTTCTTGCAACATTCATATCTGTTGGTGTATTTGCATTTGCGTTTTGGATAATAACAAATATTGTAATACCAATTGGAGTAGTAGTAATTGTAACAATTGTATTAATGGCGATCGCCTTCTATGTGGTGACATCGTTCATGGATTGATAGATTAAAAGGAGAATATATTATGAGAATTAAAAAATTATTAATCGCTGGAGCATTAATGTTAACAGCAGTAGGATGCGTTTCAGCATATACTATTTATGCAGATACACTAAATAATAACACTGATAAACAGGTTTCTGCAACAACAGAAGGTAAGTCAACTACAGAAACTACAAAGAACACAACAGAGCAGAAAAATAATAAGAAAAATGCCGTCAAAGAAGATTCTAAAGATACAACAAATGATGTATCGGCAACAACAGAAGAAGAAAAAAATACTGAAAATTCTACCGCAGACGATACAGACGATGCAGATTATACAGAACCAGAATACCCAGATGACGCAGATGAAACCTGTGATCATGTGTGGGCAGAAAAAACAATTGCATATGATGAAGAGAATGGATATCATTGGACAACTTATTGCGAAAAATGTGGAACTGTTAAAACAGAGCCAGCCACAGAAGAGGATTATGAAAGACTCGACCCTGCAACAAAAGTAAAAGAAGAAGATATTGAATATGTAGATGATGATTCTGCTGAGGTCGTAGAGGAATCGTCAGAAACAGCAACTGAAAACTAAAATATAGCCTAAGGAGAAAATGAGTATATGACAAAATTAGATCAGTTAAATTTATTAAAGGATAGAAAAGCCGTCTTAATCGCTAGAGGCAAAGATAACGGCAAAATCGTAACAAAAATCAATAGAAGAATCAAGAAATTAGAAAAGGACTTATAGAGATGGTAGGAGATAAAAGTAATGTTTTAATCGCTCTGGTTGGACGATCTGGAGCAGGCAAAAGTGTCTCAGCAAAGTATCTGGAAGACATTTACGGTCTGAAATATCTACGATCATATACAACCAGAGAGAAGAGAGCAGACAAACTTGATGATCATACATATGTAAATCTAGCCCAGTATTCCAGAATTACAGGCAAGGTTGCAGAGAATCATTATACTGGCAATTGGTATTGTGCTACAGAAAGTCAGTGTGATGATGCAGATGTATATGTAGTTGATGTTCCAGGATTAAAACAGTTAAAAGAAAATTATCATAAGAAACATATCTTGGCATTATGTATTGATACTCCAAATTCTACACGTATTCAGAGAATGAAAGATCGTGGCGATACAAGTGATGCAATTGATGAAAGAATGAAAAAAGACGAATCTGCTTTTGAAGAAGCTTATGATTTATGTGATGCAGTTATTAATAATGAAGGAAGTTTGTCTATGACTTGTTTGAATATTATGGCTGAATTAGAGAGATTCAAAAGACAGATTAGAGACACGGAAGGAGCGACAACAAAGGAAGTTGATCAGAACAATTAATCAGCTTAGGAATTTAGTTTCTAAACTACACATAGAAAAAGAGGTACTTGTTAAGGATGTAGAAACAGGTAAGACAATGATGATTGAGAGCGTATCAACCGAAAAGATTGATGGCGATGGTAATGATGCACGATATACGTTGAACTGCAAGAAAGCAGGAGACGGGTGCGTTACATATAGATGATGATATTATTACATAATTTATTGGAGGTCTTTTATTGAAAGTAATTAAAAGAGATTGTACTGTTGTAGATTTCGACAAGACCAAAATTTACACAGCGATTATGAAAGCAATGAAAAATGGATCTGGTTTAATCAAAGAGGATGTGGCTAGACAGGTCGCAGAAGAGATTGAGAACGATTGTAAACAATTATCTGAAGAGATTGATATTTCTGCAATTGAAGCAATGGTATTCAAAAAACTTGTTGAGAAAGGGCAGGAATTAACTGCTAAAGCTTATGAAGGTTATCGTAGTGTTCGTGAGTTCCAGAGAGAGAATTATGACTCTATTGACAGCGAAGTTCTTGGGCTTATTGAGGATGCCAACGAAGAAATTAAAGATGAAAATGCAAATAAAAACTCTGTATTAAATCCAACAAAAAGAGATTATATTGCTGGTATCGTTAGCGAAGATGCAACAGAACGCTATTTACTTCCACCAGAAATTGTTCAAGCACATAAGGAAGGTATCATTCATTTTCATGACAGAGATTATTTTTTACAGAAAATGCATAATTGTGGATTATTAAATATTGAAGACATGCTTCAGAATGGCACAGTAATTAGCGAAGTATTAATTGAAAAGCCACATTCATTTTCAACTGCTTGCAATATTACGACTCAAGGCATTGCACAAGTGGCTAGTTCTCAGTATGGCGGACAGAGTATTTCTTTAGCACATTTAGCACCATTTGTAGATGTGAGTAGAAAGAAAATTAGATCTGAAGTTGAATTAGAATGGGCGCATATTGATATTCCATATAAAGAACAGCATATTGAAAAAATTGTAGCCAATAGATTGTATGAAGAAGTCAAAAAAGGTATACAAATTATACAGTATCAGCTGATCACGCTTATGACGACCAACGGACAATCCCCATTTATTTCCATTTTTATGTATCTGAATGAAGCTAAAACACCGCAAGAGAAAAAAGATTTGGCTTTATTGATTGAAGAGATGATTAGACAAAGAGATGAAGGAGTTAAAAATGAAGATGGTGTATTTGTTGCACCAGCATTTCCAAAATTAATTTATGTCCTGGAAGATGATAATTGTGACGAATCTACAGAATATTGGTATCTGACAAAATTAGCAGCAAAATGTTCTGCGAAAAGATTGGTTCCAGATTATATCTCTGAAAAGGTTATGAAAGAGTTAAAAGGCGACGTCTATACTTGTATGGGATGCAGATCGTTCTTAACACCTGATCGTTTTACAGACAAAGGAATTGGCAATATCGCACACGCAAAAAATTATGATCCAAAGCAGCATAAATATTATGGCAGATTTAACCAAGGGGTCGTTACATTATCTCTTCCAGATATCGCATTATCTTCCAAAAAGAACATGGATGAATTTTGGGCATTATTTGATGAACGAACAGAATTATGTCATAAAGCACTCAAAGAAAGACATAAACGTCTTCTTGGAACAAAGTCGGATGTCGCACCTGTTCTTTGGCAATATGGGGCGTATAGTAGATTAAAAAAACATGAGGTAATTGATCCGTTATTATTTGATGGATACTCAACTATTTCATTAGGATATGCAGGATTATATGAATGTGTCAAATATATGACTGGGCATTCTCATTCAGATGGTGGAATTGGTGAAAAATTTGGATTAGAAATCATGAAGCGAATGAATGATAAATGTGAGAAGTGGAAGAATGAAGAAAATATTGATTACAGTATTTATGGTACACCTTTAGAGTCTACAACGTATAAGTTTGCTAAATGTTTAAAGAAACGATTCGGTAATGATGTGTTTGAAAAAATTGACGGCAAGGACAGAAATTACATTACAAACAGCTATCATATTCCTGTATTTGAAGAAATTGACGCCTTTGACAAACTTCGTATTGAAGCAAAATTCCAAAAACTTAGTCCAGGAGGAGCAATAAGTTATATTGAAACTCCTAATATGGAACATAATGTGAGTGCTTTATTGGAAGTAATTAAATATATGTACGATCATATTATGTATGCAGAAATCAATACAAAGAGCTGTTATTGTGAAAAATGTGGATACTCTGGCGATATTCCATTAGTTGACGAAGATGGGATTTTGAAATGGAGATGTCCTCAGTGCGGAAATGAAGATGGTTCTACTATGGATATTGCATTCAGATGCTGTGGTTACATTGGGACTTCTAAGAATGGAGGCAATCAGGGAAGATATGGGGATATCCATGATCGAGTTTACCACTTAGATGATAAGGAGCTGAATAGATGAGATACGCTTCAATAAGAAAAATGGACATTAGCAACGGAGAAGGGCTTGGCGTAGCCCTCTTCGTTCAAGGATGCCACTTCCATTGTAAGAATTGTTTTAATAAAGAAACGTGGGATTTTAATGGCGGCAATAAATTAACTTTTAAAGAAATTGAGGAACTATTGCATCAGTTATCAAAGCCCCAATATACAAGGTTAAGTATTCTTGGCGGTGAGCCTTTAGCAAAAGAAAATAGAGATGGTGTTTCTGCAATATGCAAATTTGTCAAAGAGTTTATGCCAGACAAAAAAATCTGGTTATATACAGGGAATAAAGCAGAAGATATTGGTTTGGACTTAGCTGAATATTCTCGCAGAAGTAGAACAAACCATCTTATGTACGATTGCAGACTTGAGATTCTTCCTTACATAGATGTCCTCGTAGACGGACAGTATGTAGACGAATTGAAAGACATGTCTTATCCGTGGGCAGGATCAACAAATCAGAAAGTGGTTGATGTACAAAAATCATTAGAAAGAAATGTGGTGGTCTTATGGAAAGGCACTTCGGATAATCTGTCCATGACAGAAGAACACAATGAAAATGAGTGAAATAAAACACTTTTGTCAAAATTATTAAAATAAACATAAGAAAATCGTTGAAATATAAGGGATTTTTCACATTAAATATAGCAATAAAATTCCACTTTTATCCCATCATAGAAAGGAGTGTACTAATTATGCCAAAATCAAAAGATTGTCCACAGGATACGGACTTTCTACAATATGTTCCTACGAAATTTCAACAGAATCACCAGACAATGTTGAAGAAAAGAAATCGTAGGAAGAAATACCAACAAAGGTTGACGAGATTTAAGAATGTTGGTGGGTATCCTGAACCTGTGCAATACGTGGACAAGTATTGTTGTGGATTTTATGAAATACCACGCAAGAAACCTTATTATAAAAGGTTATATATCAGCTCTTGGAATGATTATAGATTTCATAAGAAGCTGTCTAACAAGAAAGTTCGCAGAGCATTGGATGTACCAAACAGAGGTGGTTATAAGAAAGTACACGATCTATGGTGGGAGACGTTTTAGAAAGGAGAAGGTATGACAAAAGAAACATTAGATGATATAAGAGAAGTTATTGGTACACTAAGCGTTTGCATGAGCTATAAAAGCATTAATAACATAACATCAATTCCAACTTATGATTTATTACATCAAGTTAATATTTTAAAAAAAATTGTGCAGGAAAATATCAATCATGTAGTTGATGGTAGCCGATGTGTAGTTGTAGAAGAGGCAAATTCTGAAAAGTTCAAAAATTGTGTAGACAATTATCTAAACGATGGTTACGAAATTTCAGCATCTTCATGCAATAGTAGAACTTGGAAACCAATTCTTGTAAAAGAAGATAAAGAACAGGAGAGTAAGTAGATATGAGCAATATTCCATTAGTGTGTGACCATTGCGGTAAGGTGTTTTTCGATTATCACGGTAGCAATTGGTGTGACTGTGGAGCTAAATGGTGTAGTGAAACCTGTGCAGAATTAGATGGATATGAGAAAGAAAATTTTGGATCTAGCTGTAATTTTTGTCGAGGAGAAGATTTTGAAGATTACGAATTGCTTAACTTTGTAATTTCAGCGCTTGGCGTCAACAGAGAAGATCTTGTCGCTTTTTACAAAGAGTCTAGGGATCAACTTAAAAAGTGAAATCTTTGCAAATTTAACGGACGTATTAATTTTAGTTCTTATACTCAAACAGTGGACACGGTTATTGCTGGTGTCACATTAGGACATATGCCAAAGATAGGAGTCATTAATGAATAACAGAGATTTACCAAAGAAAGATGAAATCTACAAACACTTTAAAGGACATTTCTATAAAGTGATTGACCTTGCGACTCATACAGAAACAAATGAGAAACTGGTAATTTATCAGGCAATGTATGGAGATTTTAACATTTATGCCAGACCAGTAGAAATGTTTCTGAGTGAAGTTGATCACGAGAAATACCCTGATGTAGAACAGAAATACAGATTTAAGAGAGTAGGTGACAAGCCATGCAGAATCATTAGACCAGACGATATGGTAGTTGACACCGAAGAACTTGGCATTCTAACATGCCATTATAAATAATAATGTAACATTTCTAGTTACATTTCTGATGACTATTCGAGGAGAAATATCTATAGATTAGACATGTCTTATTTCTTCCATATGATGACTTTAAAATTTTGTTTTTATTTTCTGTCATTTAAACCTTATATTTACAAGGCAGCGCACTGCGTTTTACCTAGGATTACTTAATAAAACCTTTCTTATGTATTTGTTTTGTATTGTTTTACCTACAAAAATTGAAACGTAGATAAAAACAAAACTTTCAATCCGCTGAATGTAAGTAGTAAGTTTGCAATATGCGGATTACCTATTCGAGTAGATACATATAAAACATGTAGTTTTGGATGTAAATATTGTTTTTCTAATTATAGGAAGATAATGGAATTTGATAAAAATTTACAAATTGGTAATGTTAAATCCGTTGAGCGTCGATTAGATAAAATTTTCGTTCATAATAAAGTGGATAAAACAAATTTTTTAGATTTTTTAATATCTCAACGATATGATTGGCATTGTGGTGGTATGAGCGATCCATTCCAGCCAGCAGAAGAGAAATTTCATATTACAAAACAGTTGATTGATATTACTAAACCATACAATATTCATATTTTATTTAGTACAAAATCTTCAACACTGTATGGTTGTGAAGTTGAGTCAGATTTACATACCTTCCAAATGTCTGTAACAAATGTAACTAACGACAAATCAATAGAGCCAAATGTTCCAGATATCTTAGAAAGATATAAATTATATCGAAATTTAAAAGACAATGGATTTAAAGTTGGCATTAGAATCCAACCATTCATTCCAGGAATTTCATCTACAGATATTATTGATATGTTTCATGACGCAGATCATTTTACTATCGAAGGTTTAAAAATTGTTCCACAAAATAAGGAACATAAAGAATACCTATTAAAACTTACTGGATTGGATAAGTCTAATTTTACGCAAATGGGATTGTTAAATTTAAAACCAAACATTCGATTAAACTTATATCAGCCATTGATTGAAAAATTGCAACATTATCATATCTCATATAGTATTGCAGATAATGATTTGCATTATTTGGGAACCTCAAAATGTTGTTGCGGAGATACATTAACAAACAAAACAACTGATTTCAATAATACTGCAATGATATATAAATATGGTATTGATTATACGAAAGAAAATATTAATTCAGAACTTATTAAATCTAATGTTTGTGACTGTAAGTGCTGTCAATTGTTTACGTCAAATAGGCAAGAAGGATGTAAAACAGTACAAGAATTTTATGATAAAAGATTTGATAGAAAGTCAAGTCCATTTAGCCCCAAATTTTTATACAAAGAAGTATGAAATCTGATGGGCAATGGGTGGACAGAGCCAGTAATTGAATGGATTTTGAGTGGAATTAGAAAGGACATAAATGATAATAAATAGAGTTTGGTCAATGCCAAATAAACACACATTTCTGATTAAACCAATTAAAGAATTGGTTGATAAATATATACATGGATATAGTATAGATCCGTTTGCTAATGAATGTAAAATTGCAAATGTTACGAATGATATTGATAATTCATACGACACGTCTTTTCACATGGATGCGATTGATTTCCTCAAAATATTTGCTGATGAATCAGTAGATACAGTATTGTATGATCCTCCATATAGTCCAAGACAGGTAAGTGAAAGTTATAAAAAATTAGGAATGTCTGTAAATATGAAAACAACTCAAGCTTCTTATTGGGCAAAACAAAAGGCAGAAATTAGTAGAATTGTAACACCAAATGGAATTGTTATTAGCTGCGGCTGGAATAGTGGTGGTATTGGTAAGAAATATGGATTTGAAATTCAAGAAATTTTACTTGTTCCGCATGGTGGAGCACATAATGACACAATAGTTGTAGTCGAGAAGAAAATCTAATCTAAAGATATTTGCGAGGAGAAATATGAGCGAAAAGAATAGATATTTAGACAATTTATATTCACAGTGTCAAAGTTGTGCTAATAGGTATACTTCTTTTGAGTGTGCTTTATGCGAAGACTTTGACATGTACAAAGAGGAATATAAAGAAGACAAAGAAGTAAAAGAACCAAATACAATTACGATCATTAAATATGACGACTGGCAATCTATTGAAGTCAATGGGACTAAAATAGAAAACCATAAATTAGATGTTGATGATTTTACAGATGTTTTAAAGGAATTAGGGTTCAAAGTCAACGTAGTATGGGAGGATTCAGATGTTTAAAATACAAGAAATTGGCAGGTCTCCAACACCTAAGAAACCAATCACTGTATATGCAGTTCGTGAAGACAAAGATAGTGACAGTTATTGTGATTTTGAGACAGTTGAATTCCTCATATACAAAGACGATAACTGGGTTTGGGTAAGTGGTTTATGTTATGAACCATATGGATTAAATGGATCGTGTGAAATATAAAAGGAGAGTTAATTGTTTCAGAAATTAAAAGAGAAAATTAGAAAATGGTTGTTAGAAATTCTACAACCTGATATTGATGCCTTAAAAAATGAAATTAATGAAAGTAACACTACATTAAGATTTGCCACAAACAACTGCAATGAGGCGGCTCGTCAGTGTCAAATTTCAACAAAGCAGAATAAAGAAATGAAGAAGATGTACAACCAGATTACAGATGTAGCAGTTGACATTGGATTTCATGATTCAGAGCGTTCGTGGGCAGTTGTATGTATTGCTGGGAGACCTGAATATGTAAAATTTATTCCTTTAAGCGGTGCAGATGCTAGAACTGTTATGAATTTTTTAAGACAGTTTCAGTATTCACATCCCATTGTTGATAGTCCACTAAGATTCAAAGATGGGCTTCAGAGATATTTTATATAGAAGGAGATTGCAAACTATGATAACAAATAAACCAACAACACTGATTATTAAAGACAGAGCAACGGGCAAAACAACACAGTTGCTTTACACAAGTGCTACAACACAGTATCCGATCATTGTACAGAATCATTCACAGGTCAATCTATTATTAGACAAAGCAAACGATCTTGCCTTAATTATTCCAGTGCCTATGACTGTAGAAGAATTTAGAAACAGAATGGGAAGAACATGTGATTGCGTTCTTGTTGATGAAGGATATGACTTAATTGGCGAAGCCCTTGATGCTTATATGGGAACGCATGTGATGGCAGTAACTTTGACTGATAGAGTAAAAGAGTTAGCAGATAAGAAAGTGGTGAGATTGTAATGGAAGAACCAAATTATATAACAGTTGGACAGCTTAAAAAAGAGTTAGAAAAATATTCAGATGATACGCCAGTTGTTGGCATAGATAATGAATTTATTACTACGACAGAACATGACACTATTGCACTTGAGGATGGTGTAGGATTATACGAATTTGGAGTTGTGAGAATTTGCTAATTGATGACTTTAATTAAATAATAAACCAGAAAGGAAAATGAGAGTGTAGCTACTGTAAACCATATGGGCTTTCTGGTAAAGAAAAATAGTATATCAAGGAAGTAAAAATAGAATTGCAAAATATATTGTACCGATTATTCAGAAATATATTGATGATAACAATATTGAAACATACATAGAGCCATTTGTTGGCGGAGCCAATATTATTGATAAGATTCAATGTAAAAACAAAATTGGCGCAGACATTAATGATGAATTGATTGCATTATTGAAATACGTTCAAAAAAATCCAACGATTCCAATTGCTCCAAAAATTTGTTCAAAAGAACATTATATGGATGTTAGAGAAAACCGCAAAGCAGGAGGAGGCAAATATTCTAAAGAGTACACTGCCCTGATTGGATATTGCGCAAGTTTCGGGGGTAAATATTACAATGGTGGATTTGGACAAGTTAGAACTGGGAAAAGAAATATTTATTATGAGAGAGTGATTAATTTACGAAAACAAGCGATTTCATTAAAGAATATTTCTTTTATGTCATGCGACTATAACTATTTCAAGGATGTAAAAAATTGTTTATTATATCTTGATCCGCCATATAAAGGCACAAGTAATTACGCTAAAAGTTGTATGAATTATGATCATTTTTATAAATTTTGTCATGATATTGCACAAAATAACTTTGTTATTATTAGCGAATACGATATGCCAAGTGAAGAATTTAAATGCATTTGGCAAAAAGAACGCACAGTGTGTCAAGATGCTAATCGTACAAACGGGCAAAAGGCAACTGAAAAACTATTCATTCCAAATTTATGATTAGTTACATAAAAGAAATATTTTATCGCAAAATCGACCGTCAAAAAACCCTTATTTTACAAGGGTTTTGGTCGATGCGATTTTAGGAAATTTTAGAACAATGAAGAAAATTAAGGAAAGGTAGTTGTATCTATGGATATAGTTGCTTTTATTGAAGAATATTTTGGTATTCAATTACTTACATATCAAAAATTACAACTGAGAATGTTGATGATGGAGTATGCCAAATACGAAGGAAAGGCGAGACCAATGATTGAAATTTTAGAAAAAGGAACACGCAAACAATGTACCTGTGAAAATTGTGGTGCGGAGTTGAGTTATGAGAAAAATGATATTAAAGATAAGCCAAAGCGAACGATTGATTTCAGAACTCTCAAACCAGTATATCCACCAAACTATATCATTTGTCCACAATGCAAGCATCCAATAGCAATTGAGGTAGAGAAAGATGATTAAGATTTTGAAAGATGGAACTAAACGTAAAGTTAAATGCAATGGATGTGGCGCTGTGTTGAGATTTGATGAATCAGATATTAAATCTGAACTTGTCGGATACAGTTATTGTAGTGGGTATGTGGAATTCATTCACTGTCCACAGTGTGGTCATAAAATTATATTGTAAAGTAAAACAACAGAAAGGTGGTGAAAAGCAGTGCATCCTAACCGATTTTTTGATGAATATGGTATCAAAACGAACTTGATATCGTCAAACAATTTGAGCCAAGAATGTATAACGGTATCTGTAATATATTTAAAGATTCTTATGAGTATACAAAACAATATAGAAAATTTGTAAAGGAGAGAAAACTTGACGTTAGATAAAGAAGATATTTATGACATTGCCAAGGCGGTCGTAAAAGTAATTGAAGATAAAGACATGATGAAGTCGGAAGAAAATGATTGTACCTCAGAAAAAGTAGAGCTTCAAACATTAAATGTTGGTGATGCCTTTAAGGTAGCAGGGTATGAATGGATCGTGTTAAATCAATTTAAATATGCTCAAACTTGTTTTTGCATTATGAAAGATTTTTTGGGTGATACAAAGCCATTCGACACATATTGTAACAGATGGGAATCTAGTCGTCTTCGTCACGATTTAAAATATATCGGATGTGAAATTGAAGATAATTGTCATCATGATGTGTTGCAGTATATGGAACGTGATTTAATGGCACTTGATGGAACAATGGCGAATGAAATAAGTATTGATAAAGTTTCTTTACTAACTTTAGACGAATATAGACTATACAGAGAGTATTTAGAATATCCAAAAACAAATAATAAATTAGCCGAGTGGGCATTATTAACGCCAACAACGAATTGTGAAACTGACGGCATTTGTGGCGTTCGTATTGACGGATCAATTGTTCCATCATGCACTTGTAGCGGATATTTTAATATTCGCCCAGTATGCACATTTATATCAGACGTGGTAGTAGAGAAGGTAGGATCATGAATGCAAATGATAAGTTAAAGAAATGGATCAATCATAATTATTTGACAAAAGGAGATAGAAGAATGATTACAGATAAAACAAAATGGAATGACGAAAATTATTATAGCGAAAATTTCAAAGAAATCATGTACGACAAAATTACAGCAGGAATTGATTTAACGGAAAGCGAGCTTAAAGGATTGGCATGTGAATTTCCATTTTATGAAATTGAAAAAGATAGAGATAGTTTTACCGTGGATACGCAGTCGATTGTTAAACTCCGTGACAAGTATTTTGCTATTAATTGGCAGCAAGGTTTAGAAGATTTTGAGGATAGTAAATTTGGCGCCCAGCCATATGAAGTGAATAAAGTAAATCGAATGACTACTGAATGGGTTCCAGTAAAACAGGATTCATAAAATAAATGTTTTGTGTACAAAAAAAATACCACCTCAATTAAGAAGTGGTATCTCGTATACAAAATTACACCGTTTTCAAACTAAGTTGATTTATGTGCAAATTTATTATAGCACAGAAAGGAGGAATATGGAAGAGATTATTAAATCGGAATACGAAGATGTTTACAGAGTTACAGATGGTGTAACTCTTCATGTGAAGAAATATGGGAAAGTGCGAGATGAAGAGACTGGTAGATATCGATGCGTTAAATTGGAAGATTTAGAAAAGCTTAAAAGTTATATTAAAGGCAAGAATTATCGGAACTGCCGTTTAAAAAGCGCAAGTGAAGACGTGTATATTGATAATGGTTTTTGGTCTGGTGATTATACATTAGTCCCAAAAGGATCTGTATTTGATAATTATTTTATCGTTAAACCAGTTAGCCCAAATCTTTATCGATATGAAATCAAAGCTACAGGGAATTCATTTAGTGGAAATGTTATTCAAATAAATAAAATGGTCAAAGATATTATGGAAGTAGTGAATCACGAAGTGTATGAAGATATTTTTACACAGTTAAATAAAATTGGAGTGTGTAATGTGGAGGGTGCTAATGAAGAGAACAGAAGTGAAAGAAGTTGAAGAATATTATTGTGACTTCTGCGGCTGCGAATGTACCGATGAACATTATGATGTTGCCTTGCCATTCGTAGAAACAAATGGGTATTTTAGTAGATTCTGCTCTAATAAACCAAATTCTATAGAAATCAAACAGTTATGTTTGTGTGGTGCATGTACTAAAAGAAATGCTCAGGTCAATACGTTCCTTTCAAATGCAGGTCATAACAAAGTTAGTATGAAGCAAACCGTAGACAAGCCATATGAAGGATCATACATTAGTAGGATTGGAGCATTAAGGTATCAAACAATTTGTTTTAGCGAACATCACAAAATGACACTTGAATACAAGAAATAAAATTTGACTTTGAAATAAGAAAAGGAGAGATAAGAAACTTGGCAAAAGAAAGAGCATTAGCACATATTGAAGAAATTGCATGGATTAAACCAATTGATGGTGCAGATAATATCGAACTAATTGGCGTTCTTGGTTGGGTATTAATCGCAAAAATTGATGAATTTAAAGTTGGGGACAAAGCTGTATTTGTTGAAATTGACAGCAAATGCCCAGCAGATGATGAGAGATTTGCTTTTCTAGAGAAGAAGCATTATAAGGTCAAAACAATGAAACTCGGAAAATTTAAATGTTTTAGTCAAGGGTTAGCATTACCACTTACATTATTCCCAGAATTATCTGACAGAAAACTTGGTGATGATGTTACAAAGGAATTAAGAATTACATATTCTTCCGAAGAAGATCGTAAGAGAAAATCGAATAAAGTAGATCCAAACGCTAAATATAAAGCTATGGCTGCAAGACATAAAGAATTTTTCTCAAAACCAATCATCAGAAAAATCATGAGATACGACATTGGTAGGAAACTTTTATTCTTGTTCTTTGGTAAGAAAAAAGATAATCCTAAACAGTTCCCATCATGGATTGTGAAGACAGATGAAAACCGAATTGAAAATTGCCCATTCTATCTTGAGTCTAATGAGGAGTGGGTTCAGACAGAAAAAATTGATGGAACATCTTGCACATATGCCGTTGATCGGATGAAACGTGGCAAAAACAAATTCGAGTTTGTTGTATGTAGTAGAAATGTCCGACAGGCTGACAGAGATCAGGAATGTTATCATGACTCCAATATCTACTGGGAACTTGCCGACAAATATAATATTGAAAAGATTTTAATTGATTATGCCATTGCAAATAACTATGACCGTGTTGTTTTACAGGGTGAAGGTACAGGTAGTGTACAGGGAAATCCTTACAAACTTAAAAAGAATCGTTTGTTCGTATTCAATTTAGTAGTCGAAGGAGTTCGTAAAGGCACACGGGAAATGGCAAAATTCTGTGATGATAACAACTTAGAACATGTGCCAATTATCAACGAACACTACAAAACGCCTGACACGATGGAAGAGATTAAACTTCAGGCTGATGGATTCAGTATTATCAATCCAAAAGTTAAAAGAGAAGGATTTGTATACAGAAGTCTTGACGGACAGCAAAGTTTCAAAAATGTCAGCAGAGAGTATCTGCTAAAACACCAGTAAAATAAAGGGTTTTTGACGATTGAATTTTTACATAAAACTCGAATTTTATAACATGAAAGGAGAATCATGAGCGAAAGAAAACCAAGACTTACACTATTATGTGGTTTATCCGCATCAGGCAAATCACAATACATAAACACTGTTTCACAAGACAGTGGCAATGAAGTTATCACTATATCAACAGATGGTATTAGAGAAAATATATGTGGAAGAGTAGAAGATCAGTCCAAAAATAAAGAAGTATTTCAGACATTTCATAGTCTAATCGTTAAATATCTTAAAAATGGTATTGACGTTGTAGCTGAAGCAACGAATATTACTATGAAGTCAAGACGATCTATTCTCAACGTAATTAAAGGTATTGATTGCGAAAAGGTTTGTGTGGTCATCGTAAAACCAATTGGTGAATGTAAAAAGGACAACATTGACAGAGAACATCCAGTTCCAGGACATGTAATTGACAAACAAGCAAGAAAATTCCAGATTCCATTCCTTGAAGAAGGATGGGATGAAATTAAATTTGTTGATCATATTCACAATAAAGACAAGTATAACTATAGACTTGAAAATACATGGATTCCAGAAATATATAACGACTTTGACCAGAAGAATCCGTATCATATGGAATCTCTTGGTAAACATATGACGGATGCTTACGATTTTTCAAAAAAGATTCATAACGATTATTCAGTGTCAGTGGCTACAAAATATCATGATATGGGTAAATTATATACTCAGACATTCGATGAAGATGGTGTGGCACACTATTACGGACACGAAAATATTGGGGCATATATGATGTTAGTTTATGAGGTTACAAATCAGCATTCTTTATTTGTGAATCATAATATAGGAGACATTGCTTTCTATATAAATTACCACATGTTACCGTTCCAGTGGAAGCCAATCTCCGAATGTGACAATAAATGGATTAAAATCATGGGACATAAAAAATATGAGAATTTATGGTCTCTGCATATCGCTGACTTGGTTGCTTCAAAGAGAGAGAAAGGTTTATCTGAAGCTTTAAAAGCTAAGAGAGGTTTTGATAATGAATTTGATCTATAACCCACCTCATCCAGACGCTCAGTTGAATAATCCTTGTTACTACGATTCTGAGCAGTTTGAGTTAGAGGAAGAGTTTGAACTACAAAATTATCCAGATGACAAGGAGGATACAGATGATTAAATTACACTTATGGCAGTTTATGCTTTGCAATTTTGGAACTGTTGCCATTGGCGCATTTCTTGGTGCTATGGTAGCAGGCGGATTCATTATCCGCAAACTTGACATTGCTAGGCTTCAGGAATTGATTGATGACAATGAGGCAAAGATTGAATTTCTCGAACAGGAACGAGAAGAAATTGATGATGAAATCGATGAATTAGACGATAAGTCTGATGAAGATAATGATGACATTATTACAGGCGAGGAGGATGAGGAATAATGGAAGAACTTTCCAAAGCGGTTATTGAGTTACAGCTCTCATATGGCTTGAGTTTGCGAACAATTCAGAAGATGGTGCGTGATGTATACAAAAATACAAATGATGCACCGCCAACAGGTATTACACCTAAGACAACTAAATCAAAATCAACTAAATAAGGAGTGAATTACTACGGCTAATTTCTTACAGCGTAAAGAATATTTTGGGAAGTATCGTGTTGTAGCAGCATATAACATGGATACTAATGATTTCCCTAGAACTGATGCAGGATTAATAGATCCTAGCTTTGATGATTTGTACATAAAATGCTCATTTGGTAATCAGATATATTACTACGGAAAAGGTAAGCATAGAGGTGAATATACCCTTGTAGCTTACATCCCCTCATTAATAAGAGGGCGTAATGTTATAAAGGCAATTCGAGAGATAGACAAAGATATTCCCTATTATATAGAAGAAACTGATAAAGAAGTGCTGTTTAGATTTGATGTGAAACATCTGGATACTGTTGCCGAGTTGCTGAAGGCACAGAAGAGTAGAATCCGTGACGATGGAACTTACAAATATATCTCACCTTTTTCACCAAAAAACTTGCCAAAAACACCTTATAAAATTCCAGATGATGAATTGAGTACCTACAAGAAATTAACTGCAAATTTGAAGCGTGAGGAGATGTATAAGGTAGGGCGGATTGCAACTAGATTCTTAAAAGAAAAGATATGCTCACGCAAGTTTACATTCCAAGACTTGAAAGCAGAACAGAAAAAGATGGGGTTGAAAGGCAAGAACTATATTCATGCCAAAGGATTATGGGACGAATATTGCCGATACACAGAAAACGAACTACGCAAGGAGAATTTATTATGAGTACAAATAATGTAATGATGACCGAAAACGATAAAAGAAACGTAGAAAACACAGACTTACAGAAGCAGATTAAAGAAGAAAAACATAAGCTTAATTTCATTAAAGATGTGGACAAGCTGCTCAAGAAATATAAATTGCCAAAAGATTATCTGTATCTGGCGGCTAAAAAATCAAGTCTTAACACAGATCGCAAGTTATACATGATTGAAGTTGAAACATTTAATGACGGTGTGTATGACGGCAATGTGACCTTAATCGTACATGGCACTGAAGATGAAGTGAAAAAACAGCAGAAGTTATTGGTTGAAAAATTAAAAGAACAGTACAAAGACGAAACAGAAATGACTTTTGAGGGTTCTTACTACAACGAAGTTGGATTGCCTCTGATGCTTTGTAAACGATAGTTTACATACCATAATGACGAAATATTAAATTTTGTGAAAGTTGCACAAAGAAAATGGAAAGGAAATACATATATGGGATTATTAACAGAAAGCGGATTAATGAAAGTTGCAGAGTTTGAGAAAGTATCGTTTGACCAGTTCGTACAGGACTGGGAAAAACAGATGGTTAGATACCCAGAAGAATCAATCTATGGTAGCTTAAAATTACCTTATCGTAAAACAATTGACTCCGCAGGGCATGACTTTATTAGTCCAGCAGATATTACAATTCGTCCAGGAGATGCACGAGTTATCCCAACAGGAATTAGATGCAAAATTGAAAAAGGATGGGTATTATTAGTATTCATTCGCAGTAGTTTGGGCATCAAAGCACAGGCTAGAATTGGTAACGGTACAGGAGTAATTGATGGTGACTACTATCACGCAGACAATGAAGGGCATATCTTTATCAAGGTTGAGAATCATGGCAATGAACCACTGAAACTCAAGAAAGGTGATGCGTTTGCGCAGGGAGTTTTCCTACCTTATGGTGTAGCCGATAAAGAAGCTGTAACAACTAAAAGAACTGGCGGAATTGGAAGTACAGGTAAATAAATGACAAAAGAATTAATCAGTGCTGCGGATATGAAAGCGTATTCGCAGCATGGAGAAACAAAACAACTTAATGAGGTTTTTGAGGACCTATATGATGATTTAGTGAAAGAAATTTGGAGAACCGCAGAAATTAATGGCAGATTAGAATGTAGACTTTCAACTGCGATAATGACGTGCGATGAGTGCAAATCAAGTGATAGATGTATTACAGAGTTACTACCACTGATCAATAGAGGGTATGCATATATCATAACGAGAAGATATACCACTTCTATCTCTTATTTTTATAATATCTATGTTAGTTGGTCAGGACATGCACCAAATATTAGTGGATATCCATCTCCAACGCAAGGTAAAGAAAAAGTAGTTTATTCATCTTATATTCAGTAAATTTTTGGAGGATTTATATATGATTAAGATTGAACACCCAGTATTCCCAAGTCCAGAGCAGTGGATGTTTGCTATTGAAGGAGCTAGAAACGCATACGATAGTTGGCACTTAAGTGATAGCTACATTGGACATACCACAGAATATGATAAAGAAAGAAATGTAGAAATCTGGCATCCATGTTTTTGTATGGGCGAAAAAGATTTAGGTTTATTTAAAAGACTTGCAAGAGCAGGTAAGGATCATAGAAAGGCTTTACGATCACTGCCAGTTGGATTACGAATTACATCTCATCACACATGGTGGGCGCAAGCAGATACATATAAAGTTGGAACAACAAGATGTAGTTGCTCTAAAATGCACACAATTCACAAAAAAGAATTTGACTTAGATAGTTTTTCTCATGAAGGTATTGATGTCATAATTGATAAATTTTCATTATCTGCTCACGAAGAATTTGAAAATGGATTTGACACTTTAGGCGTTGAAAATACGCTTGGGTATAAAGTTAAACGACACACAGAAAATACTATTCAGTTACTAAATGAACTTAAAGATGAGTACAATGCAACAAAGGATAAAAATATTTGGAATGCAATTCTTGAAATGCTACCTATGGGATATAATATCACAGCAAATCTTTCTCTTACTTATGAAGTGCTTTTAAATATGTATTTTTCACGAAAGACACATCCAGTAAAGGATTGGAGAATCTTCTGCCAGTGGATGTTAGACAATGTGCCATATTTCAAAGAACTTGTAGAACATATTGAAGGGCAGAATAAAAAAGTAGATTAAATCCTTATTTAATGATTGGAGATTATCGCATATGAAGAAAAAAGAAAAACCACAGATTCCAATTTGGGAGCGAGCCAACTTAACTATTGATGAGGCTTCTGTTTATTTTCACATAGGAGCTGCAAAATTACGGGAATTAGCAGATAATCCAACTGTAAATTTCGTGCTTGAAATTGGAACAAGACGTTTAATTAAACGTAAACAATTCGAACAATATCTTGAAAACAAAAGATATCTGTAAACCTTAAATTGTAAGGAGTTTTAGTATGTGTTATAATCAATATATAGTATTAAAACTCCTTTATTAAAGGAGAAACT